CTGAAGGCCTTTGGTTTTTCAGGTGCCGAAGGAACTTTTGGTGCAGTTGCTGGAGAAGCCACACTTGGTGGGTCTCTTATTGGTCCCTCACCGAAATATGGTTGGGATAGCAAAGGGTTTTCCGCTGGTGTGTCTGGTCAGCTTGCAGGTGGATACGTTGTTGGTGGAGCCGGTGCTCTTCTGTTCGGTGCCTCGTCAGCCGAGGGTGACGTTTACATGATCGGCAACAACTACTCCGAATCTTATCGTGCCATTGATTGGTTGGGTGGTGGATACAAGGTCGAAACCATGGGAACTAACGTAGGTGCAAATACTACGGTTTTGACATACGGCCGTGATCGTGATTGTGGGCTGTCCCTTGGGTACGTAGACGGTGGGTATATTGCCGCCGGTGGTGCTGCAAGTATGACAGTTCAGGCCGTTGAAGGCGGGTTTGGTGTTGCCAAAACAGTCGGCGTATATTCTGGTGCTGGTAAATTGAATTGTAATTTCCAGGGAAGCGCCGATGGGTATACCCAGACTCAAATTCTGACGTTGAAGGGTGGCTCAGGTGCCATCGTTTCTTCATCTGCTGGAATGGCAGTGACCGCAACGAATAACGTTCCGAACTAATCTTTAATCGTTACCTGGTCGTTTAACATGTGCCCCAATCTCAACGTCGAGGTTGGGGCATCTCACAACATTCATTAATTAAAAGAAAGGATTTACAAATGAAGAAGTTTCTTACGATTGCAACAGTAGTGTGTTTTCTGGTTACCGCTGGGATGGCCAGTGCTCAACAGACAACCAACAATGCAAGTGGTGCCGCGGCGATTGGTTTTGGCAATACCGCTCAGGGTCAAGGTCAAGGTCAGACTCAGGCCATCAATGGTCCTCTTTCCGTGGACAACCGTGTCAATGAAGCCGCCGATCTGAACAATGGTCGTGGTTTCCCCATTCCGGGCGACGTGCAGTATGGTCCGGTCATCAACTACTTTGGTCAACCGCTTCCCTCCGAAGGTTTTCAGCCGGTTGAGCAGCTTCTTATGTACAGCTGCTGGTTCACCGAGGGTTCCCTTGAGTCCATGCTGAAGGGTGTGGAGTCCGCGGACGCCGAGTTCAAAGTTGCCAACAAGAACATCGCCGATGCGAAAACTGCTGAAGATGGTGCAACCCGTTGGATCAAAATCATCATCAGCCGTGACAAGCAAGAAGGCAAACTGAAGGGTTTCATTACCGCGAAATCCGAAAACATAGACACCACCATGACCGAAGTCATGGCCAAAGCCGCTCTTACCGCTCTGAAGAATGGCTGCAACGTGATTCACTTCACCGCTCAGGGTGCCGTGCGTGACGTTATGACCAGCGGTTGGGGAATTGGGTTCAATACGACTCAGGCCCAGGTTTACACCGGTGATCTGTCCAAGGGGAACATCTCCTCTGGTGGGTTTGGTTACTCGAGTGCCAAAGCCGGTACCCGTGATCTTCCTTGGTTGCAGGGTTTCGGTCTGATCGACGCCAATCTGGTTTATCCGACGTTGGATGAAGCTCCCGTTACGGCCCCGGCTCCTGCCCCGGCCCAAACTGGGAATCACAAACCGAAGTCGTAATTAGACGTCCGTCGAGTTAGTTAGAACAAAATAAAAAGGGGTGAGGGTGGAGAGTCGCTTAGCTGTCTCTGCGACTCTCACCCCTTTTATTTTTTTGCTTATATTATTGAAAGGATGAATCATATGAAACAGCTTGAACAATTAAGAATTTTAGTCGTTGGTGATATAATGCTTGACAAATATGTTGTTGGTGATGTACAACGCATATCTCCAGAAGCCCCAGTTCCAATCGTACATGTTACAGAAGAATATAGAACATTAGGTGGTTGTGGAAATGTTGCAAGAAACATTTCTGAATTAGGGTGTAAGGTTGATTGCTTAGCTTCAATTGGTATTGATATTGATGGTGAAATAATAGCTGATGAATTGAAACAACTTGGTATTCGTTCATGCTTATTCTATGGTTCAAAACAAACAACTGTTAAAGAGCGTATAATTGCTGATCAAAGAAAAGTTCAAATGTTAAGAATTGATCGTGAACAAGTTACAGAGATTGATCCGAAATTACCAATTGAAATATTTACAAGAATGTGCAGAGACGTTTATGACATGGTAGTTATTTCTGATTATGCAAAGGGAATGGTTACTCATGGTCTAATGGAATTTTTAAAATTTGAACAAAATGCGGATATCATTGTAGACCCAAAACCAAAGAATGGTGGGATCTATAATGGAGTATTTATGATTACCCCAAATGAAAAAGAGTGGGAACAGATGATGTTTTCATCTGCATATACTTTAAACAATGTCAAATATATTCTTGAAACAAAGGGTAATAAGGGAATGAATCTGATTGATAATGAGTTTGAATTAATTGAGTCAATCCCTGCTGAACCTGTAGATGTTTATAATGTTTCAGGAGCTGGAGATACGGTCGTAGCTGTAATGGCAGTTTGCCTCTCAATGGAGTTAAGTGCTTTACAAGCAGCTAAAGTTGCAAATAAATGTGCCGGATATGTTGTAACAAAAACCGGGACGTCCACTGTTCCTCAGAACATATTCATGAGGAACCTCAATTGTATCTTAGGAGGAAAATAAGATGCGTGATTATCTAAATAATGAAAATGATTACTTAAGTATTTTAAAAGAAGCTGCTGGAGTTAAAATTCCTGTTAAACATCCTGGAGTTTTAGAAGTCCCAGAAGGAAAAGATGTTGAAGATCTACCTTATTCACATTTTGCAGCATTAGCAAAGAAAAAAGGATATGGTGAAATTGCAAAAGCTCTTACCAATTTGATTGTATGGAATAAGGAAAAGAATCCATCTCTTTCAAAATGGGCAGACAAAATGCAAAATAAACTTCATGATGAATTTAGTGAAGAAGCAACGAATGAATCTGAATTAATGGAAAAATGGTCCAAAGATGTTGATGTTAAATCAACAGGAGAAAATGCTGGAAAAACAGAAGAAGAACTTAAAAAAGAAATTGAAGCACTTAAAGGAAAACCAGGCAATAAAGAAAAAATGGGAAAACTTTTATTTGCACTAAGAGCCAAACAAGGATGGAAGAAAAAAACAGGATTATAAAAAATGCCCTGTGGATGTAAAAAGAAAATAAATCCAAAGGTTAAAAAAATAATGCAAAGACGATTGTTTGAAATAGAACAACTAAAGATTGCAAGAAGTATGAAGGGGAAGATTCCTTCGTCGCTAAAAGATAAACAACTTTTAGATTACCACAAAAAAACTCATATGTTATATGCAGGGAATGTCAAGAGAAATCCAGTAAACAAACAGTTTGTAAACTCAATTGTTGATTTACATAATACTTTTGTTGATGAAATGAATAAAAGGGGAATGAAACATCAAACTCCACTCAAAAAAGTCTAACCAGTTATAACACTTCAATCTATATATATTAATTTATGAATAGATGAGAAGTGTTCGTTATTTATTGTGTCCCCACAAAAACTAAATCAAGTAGGAGGTGTATTTTTTGCTGCGAATTGAACAGAATGGCCCGAAGGAATGGACAGTAATTGATGAAAAACACGAACCAATAAAACTCATGCTCTTATCTTCTTCTGTCACCAATAAATATTTTATTGTGACAAAATTTATAGAGGGCGTTGCTGAATGTTGCGGAGAAGAGTTCAGCGACTGGTTTGTGCAATTGCTAATTGATTGTCAAGATGAGGATCGAAAGCCTCAGACAATCATTGATAACATTCCACAGATCAAAAAATATGCAGATGCATATTTACAATCAAGACAGATTGATTTTTCACAATTTGTCGATGTTACCAAGGTCAAGAAAAATTCAATTCTTTTTATGCCCGATGAAATTGAAAAGATTATTCGATTGTCATGTTATTTGAAAATTTATTCAGTAATATCAAATAACGATCAATTGAAGTTAGGGCAAACATTACATCGTGAAGTATATAACAAGTTAGCATCAGAAATTGTTGAAACAGATGTTATCAGAAAAATTTACGATGTTATTAAGACCAAGACATTCAGATATAATCTCACAGATAGATTTATGTGGGAATATATTAAAAATGTTCAAGGTAAAGATATTGGAGTTCATGTAATTGAAATTTTTAATTTTATTATGAATCACATTTTAATCCTTTGTGAAGAAGACAAGAATCCGATTACCTATTTTGTGGGGGTAATAGATGAATCGGTAAAGTGGTTCCTTAGATCAGTTTATAAGGGATCAATTGTTTATGATGATAGTATTTCAACAGAGGACATTCAAGGGATCAATACTGACAATTTAAAAACGTACAGTTATAATGATACTCTTGGAAGATTAAAAGGTATTGCATACGAAAAAGTTTATGAGATGTTGCAGCGTATAAGCACAATAACAATGGAAAACAGTAATAGTAATGCAGGGGATGAAAATATAATTTCATTTCATGAAAGAGCATCGGAAATTGAGTATGTTTCGCCCCTATGTGAAACTTTGGTGTTTCCAATATTGGCTAGTATGACGCAAATACCTTATCATCATTTTCGGACACTATCACCTGAGCATGCAGCAGTTATTTCAGTCTACATGCAAAATCTATTCAGAAAAGTATTCGGTACAGATTACAAAGATTTATTCGCATTGCTGAATTTCTATCCGTTAAAAAGTCCATCGTTATCGACAACATATAAAATCAAATCAATACATGAGTATATAGCAATTCAAGATGAGCATCAGAATTTTTATGGTTTCAATGGAAAGATACTCCCTCATGCATTGTTGTGTCATTATGTTGGAAGAATTTCACGAGTTGATTTCTGTGATATTCTGACAGGTAAGAAACTTGGTGGTATTCCATTATCAAAAATTGAGCAAAGTATGGTTCAATTCTATACATTGTATTTCGCTGGGAAAGTTGAGAAGCAAATCTCTGAGATGACCAAGTTGATGAACGCTGATTTTTAAATAAATTGGGGGATGAAACACTCCCCCAATTTATTTTTTCTAACTATATATTTTTTAGAACAAATTACAAAGAGGTATGTACACCCACGATACGGAGGGTTTATTAAAATGAGTACAAAATTGAAGAAAGATATTCACCACTTATCAGAACTAATTAGAAAAGCAAACGAGTTAATTAATCCAGAAGATAGTCTTTCATATTTACAAAACAAAGATTTAAGAGATAGACTATATGGAGAGAAACCAAAATGTTTCTTACAGCTACTTCCAATTGGTCGAGATACAGCTCCATACTTAATTCCATTATGTAACAGAGCTGGGATAGAAGATCCAAAAGTTATTGCTGTTGCAATTAAAATGGTTCAAAAACTTATGGCGCAAAAAGCAGATATGTTTGATTCTAATGATATTCAAAAAATTTTAAATCAATTGAATCACAGACATAGTGTTTTATCTAAAGAAGTTCCAAAACCCATGTCAGCAGGAGCAAGAAAAGCTAAAGTAACAAGAATGTTTAAAAATATCAAACAACACCTAGATATGTATAAAGGCAACTAATAATGATACAATTTTTAGACACCAAGAATTTTAAAAAGGGTTTGAAACCCGTAACTTCAACGCAGATGCTTTCAAAACCAGGAGAGTGGCATCCAGAAGGAGTATTCTCCGAAATCATCTTTGGACCGGAGGAGTCTCCGGAAAGAAAGAAAACTTTTTCATATATTAATTTGAATGCTCAAGTAATTCATCCATCTGCATATTTGCTTTTGATTCAATTAGATAGAAAAATTGAAAAGTATTTATCAACTGAAAGCTCTTTTAGCGTCACTGATGCGGGATCACTACAAGAAGATCCAAATGGAGTTACAGGAATCTCTGAATTTATGCAGGCTATTCCAAAAATAAAATTCAGAGGTGGAACAGACACAAGAGAAAAATTCATTAAAAAGATTGAGCAGGCATCCAAAGAAGGAAATTTATTTATTGATATGATCCCAGTCATTCCACCAGAGCAAAGAACTGCATATCAAGATGCCAAAGGAATGTGGATTGTAAATCCTTTGAATGAATATTATTGGGCATTGTTGAGACGTTCATATCAGATTAAAAGTACTGGAAAGGGACCATTATTTGATCTTTTAAATTATCAGTTACAAAAAGCTGTTATAGAGCATGATAATTTTATTCGCAAGCTAATTCAAAAGAAAAGCGGTATTATACGTTCAAGTTTGCTAGCAAAACGTGCTGATTTTACTGGCCGTGCTGTTATTACTCCAGGTCCATCATTAAAAGTAAATGAAGTTGGGGTTCCACTAAGATTAGCCGTTAGTTTATTTGAACCGTTTATTATTTATAGATTGTTTCATTCTGGGAAAGTTGATCAAAAGAAACTAGAAGATTCTGTAAAATCATATACAGGATTTGAATTATCCATTGATAGTATAAAACTAATATTCAAGGGAATTAAAAACGATGATAACATCCCTAAAGATTTATATAATATAATATGGGATGCCGCAGAAGTTGCAATGATGGGAAGATACGTTTTATTGAAACGTGACCCAGCACTTAGACCAGAATCAGTTCGTGGGTTTAAACCAATTTTAGTTTCAGGAAACTCTATTCAGTTGTGTACATTACAGGTTGGTGGGTTCAATGCTGACTTTGATGGTGATACAATGGCCATTTATCATCCAATTACAAATGAAGCACAAGAGGATGTTAAAAATAAAATGATGAAGGGAGAAGCCGGAGATAGTGATTCAGCAATAACATTTGAATTATCAAAAGAGATGGCAGCTGGTTTATACACATTAACAAAAGATGTAAAGAAGGCACAATCTCCAATACAAGTATTTGATAAAGATTTAGAATCCGCAACTGACCCATATATTCCAGTAAAATATCGTGGTCATGTTACAACAATGGGAAAGGCAATATTTAATAGTGCCTTTCCGACTTCATTCCCATTTATAGAGCAAGTTGTGACAAAGAAATTTGCAAACAGTTTAATTCCAGTAATTCTAAGAAAATATGGTCAGGAACAAGCGGTTAATACATTTTCTGCATTAAAAACTATTGCTTTTAAATTTGCAACAATAATGGCACCTACACTATCACTTGATGATATTCAATTACCAGATTCAATCCTTGCATTAAAAAAGAAATTGAAAAATGCATCAACCGAGGAAACTGCAGCATTATTAAAACAAGCACAAAAATTATTAGTTGAGCATTTAAAAAATACAGGGTTGTATGATTTGGTTGAATCAGGGGCCGGAAAAGGATGGACGCAACCAATGCAAATTTTGGTTGCAAAAGGATTGATCGCTGATCCACAAGGAAAAGTTATACCTCCAATTGAAGGATCATTTGCTGATGGATTGACTAACACCGAATATTTTGAAGCGTCCTCAGGTGCAAGAAAGGGTATTAGTGACCGTGTTTTGAATACAGCTGATACAGGATATTTTTCAAGACAATTAGCATATGTTTTAAATAGTGTTGAAATTGATCATAATTTAAAAGATTGTAAAACAAATCGTGTGTTAAGATTCAGAATGAATAAAGAAATGCAAGGAAGATTCAACGGACGATATGTTTTAAAAGGAAATAAGATTGAAAAATTTGATCCAGCAGGAACAAAAATAGGTGATGTTGTAAATTTAAGATCACCGATGTTATGTGAATCTCAAAAGATTTGTCATACCTGTTACGGAGATTTATTATTAAGACATAGAACTCCATATGCTGGTGTTCTTGCGGCACAGCTTGTAGGTGAAGCTGGAACTCAAACAATCATGAAAACCTTTCATACGGGTGGAGCAGTAAAGATTCAAGAACGTAATATTAAATATGATATTGTCCAAAATGATCCATTAACAACACAAGACATTGTATCTAGATGTTTGGGTCAAAATAGTACTGAATTATTTGCTAAAAAAGATATGGTAATGTCAATATCACTTGATGATTATCCACTACCAGATGATTTAGTTTGGGGTGATGATGAAACAGAAATCTATGTTAAATCGTTAGTATGTAAAGTTGAATTTGATGATGCTATATTTAATATTATATTGGACTACCCAGCAATACTAAAAGCTTATGATTTTTCCTATGAAGGAAAAGATACTTTAAAATTAGTATTTACCAAAGACAGTACAATTCTAGAAGTTCCAATGCAAACAGATGATACAAAAGCACAAATCAATTATGTAAAAAGATTATTGGGAGGTCGTGAAATATACAAAGATGCAGACCATTTATTCTTAAAACTATTTGCAATATATGGGCCTCTAAGAGACATTGATTCTGTTCACCTTGAAATACTATTATCCCAAGCTTTAAGAGATAGAACTAATCAAAGCCTTCCAGCAAGACTTGGTAAAAAATGGGATCCTGTAATGATAAACATCAAGAAAATTGTATTCAAATCAAGTTTCATTCAAGGGTTGGCATTTGAAAATATTAATGAAGCCATTAAGACCGGTCTCGTTACTGAAGATGTTGGTGAAGAAAGCATTCTTGAAAGAGTGTTGACAGGCAATTTAGTGGAGATTAAAAAGCGATAAATTGACGGAGAATTATAATGATTCAATTTAAAAGTTGGAGACAATATACTCATGTTGTCAATGGGGTAAGGTTCCCCATTAATACAAAAGAACCATTTCTATTGATATACTTTCCCGAAAACACAAATCTTATAGAAGAATATAGTAAGATGAATATAATGAAAGTAGATTTTAGAGTTGTTTCTGTTCCAATGACAACAATTCCAAGAACCAGATTAACACCTGATCTTGTGAGATTATATCGTTCATTGAATTTAATTCCATATTCAATAAGACAAAAAGTTCCAGCCGGAAAGAATGCTATACTTGATTTATCACAATATGTCAACGCTATTGATGTAATGTATAAGCCAACTAATTATCGTCAAAGAGCCGGATTTCTTTTGAAAAATGCTTTAATGACAGCAGCGAACCAGTTTCCTGGAAACTATCAGAAAATTCTTTTATATGCAGTTGATCTCAATAAAGATGTAAATTCATTTGTTAATAGAAAAATATTTCCTTTTATTAGAGATATGAAAGATGGAAATTTTCCATTTGATGCTATGATGTTAAATACAATGTCACATGGAAACCCAGCATATAGACTATTGGTTAAAGATAAAGAATTTAAATTTCAGAGAATAGTTAACTATATGCGTACATTAAAAGGAGTTCCTACAGAAGAAGAACAAGAAGAAGAAAGCAACAAAGCCGCCAATGTTGTCGTAAAAGCTCTTGATAAACATCTTGAACCTGAAAATAAAGGGAAAATTAAAGCGGCTATTCAATCATTTTTATCAACGGATCCAGATCAAGCAGAGAAAATAGTTTCTGGTGACGCAACAGTGGATGATATTAAAGATGTTGCAACTGCATCAATCTTTTATAAAACAAGTGGGGATTTGGAAAGATCAAAATTACTATCTAAAAATATTTCATCAAAAAATAAATTAAAAGCATTACAAGCTGTTGATAAAAGTTTGGCAGGTGATTTACTGCAACCAGAAAAGGCAGTTGCTCTTTCAACTGATGAAACTATTTCAGTATATGATCCTACTGCAATGACAGATGGAAAATCTCCAGGTCATATATTTAAAAAGAGACAGGTGGATTTTCAAACAAATTTGAAAAAAGATCTGACGAACTCATTTAAGGTATTGGAAACAAAAGATATTCCTCTAAGAATAGAGAATTTTACTATTGCACCTAAACCAGGAAGACCAGGTGAAATTATGAAGTCCGATCTAAATATTGCAACGATTGTTTTAAAAGATGATTTTGGAAATACGCACAATGTAAAAATTGAACTTCCAAGAATTGATCCTGATACTGGAGTGTTCCGACTAAACGGAAAACAAAAATGCCTTACAAATCAAATTGTACAGGATCCAATAACATTCCCAAAGCCTGGTCATTCAAGATTTGAAAGTTCATATTCAGTATTTAGAATTTATGTAAAAGATTTAAGACGTGTAAAATATCTTGAATCATTTATGTCATATAAAATGCCTCTATTCTTTTTATTAGCATTTAGTTTTGGTTTTAGAGAAACCTGTAAACAATATAAAATAACATATGATATTGTTTCTAGTAAGCCTGATAACGTTGAATTTTTTGGTAAAATTAAAAACGATCAATATGTGATATTTACAAATGTTGACACAGATCTTAAAAAACAATTATGTAAAGGTTTTATGCATGGGAAACCTGAGCAATATAAAATTGAAAAAGAATTTCCAACGACCGAGTATTTTGAGGATCTAATAATTCAATTAACTGGTCGAATCAATGCTCCATTTTTGATCAGTCAAAACCTACAAAATATTGTTGATCCTGTTGTTAAACAAGTATTAAAAACAAAACAGTTACCCACTACATTAGATTTGATTATGCAGTATATGACGGAAAAAGTTGTACAAGGATTTGTGATTGAAAGAAATGATCTATCTAATCAACGTATTAGAAACTCAGAGGTTCTTGTTCACCTTGCACAAAAACAGATTCTCGCAGCATATACTACATATAGAAGTCAAGTATTATCAGGAAATACAGAAGCTCAATTTGAAGTTCCTCAAACAAAAGTATTAAGTGATTTCTTAATGACCGAGTTGGTTGTTGATATGGAATATGCAAATCCAATTGAAGAAATGTCAACAATGACAAGAATTTCCCCAGTCGGTAAAAAGGTTGGTGGTATTCCTGATAAAAGAGCTATACATGCTGTAGCTCGTAATATACACCCAACATATTTTGGAAATATTGACCCATTGGATACACCTGAAGGTGGAAACATTGGAATTGTTCAACAACTAACGATTGATGCTCTTATTTCATCATCTCGTGGATTGTTTGGCACAAAACAATTAGATGATAAAGAAGGGTCTGGAATGCTTTCAACTTCGACATGTATGGTTCCATTTTTAGAAAATACAGATGGTGCTCGTGTTATCATGCTTGCAAATCAAGCTAAACAAATGTTGCCGTTGAAGAATCCACAACCTCCTGTTGTTCAATCTGGTTATGAATCAATATTAACTGATGTATTATCAGAGAACTTCGTAAAACGCGCTCCATGCACAGGAAAGATATTAAGTGTAACAAAGGATGCAATTAAAGTACAATGCGGTCAAAGACGGTCTGATGTGGTTGATATATCGCCTGTACACCTTCGTTCAGGTTCAGGTAAAAATACATTAAGTGTTTTTAATGCTATTGTTAAACCTGGTCAAAATGTTAAAGAAGGTGATGTTATTGCAGAAGGCGCTTGTATGTCACAAGGATCAATCTCATTGGGAAGGCCATTATTAGCAGCTCTAATGCCGTATAAGGGGTTTAATTTTGAAGATGGTGCTGTTATTAATGAAAGAGTAGCAAACAACGATATGTTGACATCTTTACATGGTGTTGAAGAAGAAGTAATGTTAGCAGAAAATGATAGGTTGTTATATATAGCAAAGATTGGAGAACCTATTGAAAAAGGACAACCTTTACTAAGAAAAACATTTGGTGATATTGAAGACATTATTGGGTTTGAGGATGACGAAACAACAGATCTTTTTGCTGGACAATATATTAAAAAGAGTCCGGGAGGGAGAATAGTTGATATTCAAGTATTCTCAAATGTGGAAGATAATAAATTTCCAGAGTTGAAAGAATTGATAAATAGAACAAACAAAAAATATCCTAAACCACCGAAAGATAAATTTATGGTGAAGGGAGTTTCTGTTAAAGGAGTTCTTATCAGATTTAGAATCGAACAGGAATTGAGAGTTGGATTCGGAGATAAACTATGCAATCGCTATGGAAATAAGGGTATTATATCATTAGTTGAAAAAGATGAATTAATGCCGCGACTTCCAAACGGTGAAAGAGTTGATATTGTATTAAACCCATTAGGGTTGTTGGGTAGAATGAATATTGGTCAATTATATGAAATGTATTGTGGTCTTATGGCAAGAGAGTTGGGAAGATTAATTCCAACTCTTACAAAACCAAAAGCAATAGAATTGATCAAAAAAGTTTATGGGCCTCTTGATAAATCTCCAAACAAAAAAGCAACAACAAGATTGATTGCTAACTTAAGCAGATTATCAACAGCTAGATATAATGAACTTGTGGCACAAGTTAAGAAAACAGGTTTTTATCCAATTATTATACCCCCATTTAAAGCTCCAAGTCATAATGATATTAAAACATCATTAAATGTTTTGGGATTAAAAACTGCATATAAATTGACTTTACCAGAGTTTAATACCAAAACAGCCAAAGCTGTTCCTGTTGGGTATATGTATATTGCAAAACTTGAACATATGAGTGATGCAAAAATCTATGGACGATCAACTGGCCCTGTCTCTGGAAAAACAAGCCAACCAACAGCGGGTAAACGAAATGAAGGTGGTCAAAGATTGGGAGAGCTTGATACATATTCATTTATATCCTATAATTGTCCAGCAGTACTTTCTGAATTTATGGGACCTCTATCAGATGATTATGTAACAAAAGAGGAAATTTTAGCAGATATTATTAAAAATGGAAATGCCGGATATCGTGAAGCCAAGGTTTCTCCGGCCAAAGATTTATTAAACTCATATTTTATTTCATTAATGTTAACGAGGGATTAAAATGTACGACTCTGAAGAACTAAAAGTTTTGTGTGGAAATACATTTCCACTACCAGAATATGATTATGAAGATGAAATGATTGAGGGTAATACGACAACTCCAGTGGTTGATGCTGGATTGATGCAATATTATTTTGTGAATATAACAGATTATATGGGCAAACCGGAATTTAAAGAAAATTATAATTCTGTAATCTCTCATATTAAAAGACATACTTTAAAGAACCAACAATATTTAGCATTTGCAATTGTACAAAAACTTCCAGAGAAATATGGATTTGAATTTTCAGTTAAAGTAAATCCGTTTTATAATCAGGAGGATATTAACGAACTTTTTGACTTTATAGAGTTTGTAGAATTTAAGCACGAAAAATTTATAACTGATGTATGGAAATATTTAAACCCAGATTTAAACTCATTCCAACTTCAAAAGTTTTGCGAACAAAATATTCCTAAAATACTTAGGGAGATTGAAGAACAGTTGGACACCCATCATTATTCCGAGTTAATTACTGATTTTTTTAGAACATATGATAAAGAGAAACTTATTGAATGGTTTTGTGAAAAATCAAAAGCTTTATATGTTTCCATATTATTAGCTTTAAGAGAGGAGTAAACGAATGGCTGAAGACGCTACAATTACAATTAAACGTGGAGAAATGAAAATAACTGTTCCTAGAAGTGAGTTAGTTGATGTTTCTGAAACTCATGATGGAGTAGCTTTTAATTTCAAAGGTGGTATTCAAATTTATTATACTAACAATTTTATGCAATCAGGAATTAAAAATGTAATTAAAAATACAGCTGATAGCTACCCTGGCAAAAAGCTTATTTTTGACTTGGATAATCCACGACAACCCGCATTAGTTGACGCAACCTAATTCATTTAAAGTTTTAATATCTATATATATTAATATCTGAATAAAATAAATTATCGGTTGACTCATACATATTAATGTAGTGAGATGAGGGTTCGACTCCCTCAAATTTATTGTAAATTTTAAAGGGACTTGATGTGATTTCTGATACAACATTGCCGTGAAAATGTAACTAAAGTGTCACATCTCCCTCCCTTCTTTTATGCCCAGAAGACTTGTCTGTATTTTCAGAACGATGATTGGTTCATCATTTGCCTTGAAAGCAAACGTATAGGGTTCAAATCCCTCACTTAAATACAACTATCACTTCGGGCTCCAAACAAATAAATTAGAAGACTTGATGTAGATTCAGATAATATCATTGTGGAAATGACGCCATCATCTTCTACATTTGCTACTTCTAATTTTTAATAATTTCCCTCAAAGGACTTTTTGTAATTTCTGAAAATAGCTCATTTGGTAGAGCAATTGCAATTGGCGCAATAGGTAGCAGGTTCAATCCCTGTTTTTCAAACCAAAATATTACATTTCTACCTTTGGGGAAAACCTTCAAAAATTGTCTATGGGAGACTGAATGTGATTTCAGAATGGCGAAAATTCAACGGATCACATTTATCTCTCCCAAAACAATTTAAAGGAAAATCTATTTGATTTTAATTTTTTCAATCTACTAAAAAATTGGATATGAATCTCCCACGTTGGAAACAAAACTTGAACAAGGAGGACTGTGAACAATGGCAAAAAAAGAATTACAACTAGATTCAGGCATCCTTCAATATGTTCCAAAAGGTGCATTTTATGAAGATGCAGATGAACAATTTAACAGGGTTGTTGAGATGTGGGTTGATCTATTCAATTATGATCGGACACTTTTCTGTTTAACAACCTTATTGGCAGGAACCGGATTTTCTAAAGGGGCAATGAGTCATATGCTTCTTGGAAATCCTGTCAATTCCGCCTCCCTGCCGGTCCCTGCTGGGCTTGCTGTGGATTATGAGTCAAAGGTGATATTGTATAACCTTATTAAAGAACGAGTGCCACGCGCCCTTAAAAACCTCCTGATGCTGACTGGAGCAGAAGGATTCAATAAGGTTAACAATGCACGAACAAGAAAGCTTATATTAGATTACATTTTTAATCGTGATAGTAGAGAGTTGGATTCCCTAGCAGTCAATTTCAAGGGGAAATTGAAAACTCTTATTCGTCATGCTCTTGGTAAACAAGATCTCTACAAGATTCTTAATGGAGATTTGAAATTGTTCTCGAAGTGGATTGGTCGATATAATGAAAAATCATATCCAGTCGTTCGTCATATATTCGACAAAGAACCAGTCCGTCATGGTCTATCAGCATATTACCCACTTATTGATAAGTATTGGGCATTGAGAGATGCAGCACAAACGGGTAATGTGGATGAGTTTCGCAAGCTGATGAAAGACATGCCACAGAGAACAGTTATGGGTTTCAGAAACACATATAAGCTGGCCATCGACAAATCAGAAATCTATGACACGGCAAAGACTTCTACAAAAGAAAGCATTCAGTTGGAGTCTGCAGCAAAGAAAAGTGGGTCGAAAAAGTTTACGGTCAATTACAAGGCCCAAGATCTTTATGATTTGTGGAAAGCTTTTTATCACAAATTGTTGACCGGTGATCCTGATAATATGGATGATATTATGGAAGCTATTACACTTAAAGGTGAAAAACAGGATCGTGTTGATATTGGTGAATGTGTTGTAGTTATTGATGCTTCAAGATCAATGGTCGGTAGCGATCAGAGACCGTTACACCCGTTCCTAACGTCCCTTTGTTTAGTTTCGGCATTAGATAATGTTAAAGATGTTTTCTATGTCGGAGGGAAGGTTATGAGCACCCCAAGTAAAAACCAAATCCAAGCATTAATTCCATCAAATGCAACTCCATTGTGGAGAGGATTGGTTGATGCTGTTGCCAGCGGAGTTAAAAACATCATTGTTATTTCAGATGGGTATGAGAATGAAGTAAAAGGTATGTTTGAACATACCTACAATCATTTGAAAAATGCAGGGCACGATTTTAATATTATGCACCTGAACCCTGTATTCTCCGCAGATGCTAAACAGGGAACAGCACGAAGATTGGCACAAGATGTAGAACCGATGCCATTAGCGGATTATAAATTCCTTGAAACGGAAATCATCTTTAAACGGATGGTTGAAAATCGTGATTTGGTTCGGAAGCTGCTTGTGCAGAAATATCAAAAACTAATTGGATAAGGAGGTCATCACAAATGACAATTTTCGATAAATTGAAATTCAGTGGTATTGAGATCGGCAATGTTCAATCGGTCGATCAGATGACCGTTGTTCCTATTCTTGGGGAAAACAGAGGTGAGGTAGCTGGTCCGGAAACTCTCAAGTTTAGAAGAACAACAAGTTATGGAACCATGGTATTTGAAAACTCTGATGCCTCTTTGCCCGGAATTGTTCCAGCAAATATAATGGTAAGAGGCAAGGGAGCACAGGATCATGCCATGGCAGGGTCTGGAGTGGTTGCAAGCCATTCGTCAAAAAGCTTCAACACAGCATGTTGTATTGAAGAAACTCAAGGTGGGTTTTTGCATGGTGCTGAAGAAGAAGATGTTTTGCCAATCGCATTGAGAAAGGCCCTGTTGAAGCCGTCATTGAGACAAGCCAATAGTTACGGTAAGTTGTGGAGTAGTATTAAGAATTGGCTTGAAGGGCTTCCGGTTCAACGATCAGGTTATGGTGGAAATAGAGGGCATCTTCGTTATTTCTATGATACCCCAGAAATCAAAAATGCACTTGAAGACTTTGCAGCAGAGTTTGAACCTGTTGATGGTCAGATCGGTGCAATCATTATGTTCTCTGGTGTTCCTGTTGGTATTGAAATAATGCCAAGTAGTGAGCATTGGGAAGCATATTGGAAGTTGTTGATCCGCGGCTGTTATGGAGCAGAAATGCTTCGGTTGAAAATGCTGGGAAAGTTGAAACCATCTGCATTGATATTACCTGATATTCCAGCCGATGCTACATTAGATCAGGTTAAAAAACAGTTGGAGGATTTTACACAACATCTACGTCAGGAAATTCTTCCGATATTAGAGTCTATTGATGTTAAATCTCAAAACCAAGTGAGCCAAGATGGATCATTGAGAACAACCCTTGTCAATACTACGTCCGGTGGAGGTGGTGATTTGATCGAACAAGGTGGGGTTCCTGTGTATTTGTCATTGGTTCTTTAATGAGCGATAGAAATCGCTTGATCGAATAAACATTACGTCCTGTCACTCTAGTGATTGTTGACATAAGTTTTATTCACTATGGATAAAATATTATGTCAACAGTCCTAGAGGAAAGGAATTTAAAAGGTTTTTTGTTCTCAAAACGACAGATAAGGAGTTATTTAATGAAACAAGTTTCAGTAGAAAAGTTCATTGAAAAATTGGGAGCAGAGGTATACCCAATTACTATTGTGAAGTTTTTATTGAACAAGCGAAGAATACTTTCGTATTTTTCAAAGGCTGCTGATGAAGCTTTCGAGCTAAGAGTTAAATACACGGTTGATCATTCTGATTGTGAAATTTGTAAGGAAAAAGCACCAGAAGGGATCTTGTGTCGGCAGCATACCTCAATCGACAGAGTTTTAAATGCTAAAAGTGTTGCATACGATTTAGATACAAATGTTTATCTTTTTAGAAATGAGATCTATCGTATGGTTGGTAAGCGTTTGGTGATTGTTTATTGCCCACATCCAAAATTGATCACAGGCGAAATAACAGATTCAAAAGTCAGAAAGATTAATCCGATTACAATTGAAGATCCGGAATTAATCGAGCTGCCAGCTTATGAAAAAATTTGTGAATTTATTTCAAGTGATTTGTTAGATCAATATATTCGTTGTTGGTTTAATAATGAGTTTTCGATTGTTACAATACCAGAAGATCGTAACGGTCAAAATTGGTGCTTGGTACCAAATAAATAAAAGACGGAGGAAAAGTAATTATGGTAGAATCGTTTGAAGATTTTCAAGACCTTTCAGGAATGGGGTTTCAAGGCGGCAGCGGAGAAACAACAACTCCGGAAGATGAATTTTTCCACAGTGTATATATCGCTGGGAAAACAAGAAAGAATCATATCAATGTTGAAGAACAAGCAGGTAAGCTTCAAGTTCGTGGTGTGCAATACAATTTAGATGAAGTTCATATGGTTATCACACATACGAAAGACATTCTTGCCAAGATTAAAACCGAAAGAGGAAAAGGTGATACAATTGAATGTTTCTCTTACAAAGAGGGAGCAGCTCCGTGGTACGGAACATCAAATTTGCCAAATGGAGACAAACGTGCCTGTCCTCTAACATCAGCAGAGCGTGCCGCAAATGATTTTTGCAATCCTTGCCGGGCACAGATTTTGGTTGCAGGTATCTTCTGTGATGCAAATGGAAGTCCAATTTTAACAGAGGAAAAGAAACCAATATTTATATTCATTCGTGGCAAGGGAATGAGATATTCAAATGTTTCAGAATATTTGAATGATCGCTATAATGAAGATTTGGATCCTGTATTCACTCCGGTGACAGAGCAGAGCAAACAATTTGAGAAGTCTGTAGTAAATAACAAACGCTTTGTGACCAAGCTTACAAAGGGTTCAGCAACATCATCATATGGAAATGATGTTAATGTATTCGTACTTGAAAAGGGAGTTCAAATTCCAAATGAAGCAGTAATGAAAATATTGAAGCTCACCAAGGACACTCTTGATAAGTTCAATGATAAATTCGATTGGTCAAAAGGTAAGGGTGCAACAACTGGTTACGGAACAAAGAAACCACCGGAGGGCATTCTTGAAATAGGAGAATCAGTTGATGAAGCTCCGAAACAAGAAGCAGCTCCAGCAGAAGAAGCTGCACCAGGAAAGAAGACATTCAGTTTTGATGATATAGATTTCTAAACAATTACACAACCAAACAAAAGGAGTTAAGTAATGTCAGACGACGCAAAGAAAGAAGCTGAATTAAAGTATTTCGAGCGATTGAACATTTCTGTTTTGTCAATCGCTCGAATTAAGACCTTGATTAAAAATGATATTATGGACACGATTGCTGCGTGGACGAGAGGTCGTGAAGTCGACAAACAATGTTATCATGTCATTGGTCCAGCAGGCGTCGGCAAAACACAGATCTGTTATCAAATTGCTGAAGAGCTAACACAAGAAATCTTCGGTGCACATAATGAAAAGAATCCACAGAATAAAAAAGACTTCGGATGCATTATGGTTAAATCTCCTGTTTTAGCCAGGGATGATTTCATCATTCCATTCCCTGTAAAGAAAGAGGGGTCAGAAGATTATTCATTTAAAATGTTGTATTCAGATTTCGTTCCGAAGCATAAAGATACATATGGAATATTTGTAATTGACGAGTTCTCACGTGGTGACCATCAATTGCAGCAATTGTTATGGCAGGTTCAAAATGAGTATGCTGTACATCGTCATCAATTTCCAAAAGGGTGGTTTGTAATCTCAATCGACAACCCAGACGATTCGGAATATTCAATGGACAACCTGGAAGATGCCGCAGGTCTTAGACGGCAGCTGCATGTGTACACGGAAGTTAGTGCAATTGATTTCTTGGATTATGCAATTGAACAAGATTTTCATCCGTTCGTTGTCGAGTTCATTCAGACACATCCGGAGTATCTATATGATTTCCGAGCACAAAAATTGGGGTCGGTATATGCAAACCCAGCAAGTTATGAGAAATTGTCGGATCATTTGTGGAAGATGGAGATTCGCAGAAACACAATTGACTTCGATGAAGTTGAAATCAAAGCATCGGGTTTGTTAAATACACACATGACTCGTATGTTTATTGAGTTTGCAAGAGATAAGAAAGACATTAACCCAAAAGATGTTTTCTTGTCATTCAATAAAGTGAAACCTGCAATTCAAGATCTATTGAAAAACAATGATAATGCAAAGCTTGGTGAATTGATGGTTGGGTTTTGTACATACATGACAACCACAATGCCCGAGTATGACGATAAGAAATTGCAGAATGTGCTTGATTTTCTATTGATGATGCCGATTGATACAGCTGCATTATTCATTTCGCAGATTGATACATTTGATCGGTCTTCTAAAGCCTTCATGTATATGACAAAAATCCATCTGAGCCTTCTGAAGGGGTCAAAGAAATACAAACAAAATTTCTATGATCCGATTGTTGCCGCTGGCGAGGGTACCTTATCATAAGGAGATGCCAATGGAACAGAACTCTGGCGAAAGATTAAAACATTTAATTGCTAGATTCGTATTAAAATATAATTACTGGGGGTATCTGTTTTCGCGGATAAGAAGGAAACCAGCAAAGAATTTCGGTTCGATAATGGGGGTTCAACCAGAGACTGATGGAACAATATCATTAATATATGAACCTGATCTGGTTGAGAGAACAGATGATAAAGAGATCCTCAAAATAATCGAGCATGAAGGTATGCATTTGTTGAATAAGCATATCTCACGTCTATTAAGGATTTTGGCAAATGAAGTTAATGTTTCTCGCCAAAAACTTAAAATTAAAGTATGGAATATTGCAACAGATTGTTCTGTGAATGTTCAAGCTAATATTAGAGAGCCAATTGTTATTGATGGAAAACCCTGGCCTCCACAATTGCCAGCACGATGGGATCTCGAAGAAGGAAAGCTAACAGAAGAATACTTCTTGGAATTGATGAAAGATGCAAAGGTAATCGAGATCAAAATGCCTGGTGGTGCAGGGGATGGAAAAGGTAGTGCCTTTAACGATCATAAACAATGGATGGAAAATGTTAAGGGTGTTTCTGACATTAGTGCTCTCTCAAGAAAAGTAGATCAGCATCTACAAAATATTATTAAGGAATCAGTAAAAAGCTTTAATAAGGATCGAGGAAAAATTCCCGCTCATATAGCTCAGTTGATAGAGGGTGCTCTTGCTCCACCGAAGGCACCCTATTATCAGCTAATACGAAAACTCGTAAGAGGGACAAGATTCAGTAAGTTTAAAAGATCCCCAACAAGAATCAATCGTAAACGGACATATGTTTTTACAATAGGTGACGATTGTATTCCAGAGATATCCCCGTTTCCTGGTAAGATGAGAGACATGACATTTGATATTTGTGTCTTGATTGATACATCTGGAAGCATGAGTGATGATGATGTTCGGGAAGGTCTCTCTGGTGTTAAGAACATAATCGAAAAAGACCGTCACTGCTATACGACCGTATTGGAAGTAGATGCCGCAGTAGAGAAGGAATACGCGGTCAAAAAGATTCGTGACATTCAATTTGATATTAAAGGTCGTGGTGGAACATCTCTAAAACCCGGTCTTGATAGAGCAAAAGAATTGAATTGTGATGTATGCCTTGCATTTACAGATGGGTATACTGAAGATATCAATAGTATTCCAAGAAAGCTTTTACCCAAAAAGCTTATCTGGGTTATTACTCCCAACGGAACAGCTAAATCTGTTAACCAAACGGGTTATGTTGTGAGGATTTAATTATGTCAAAAACAACTAGATTTTTAATTGTATTGTTACTATGGATGCAAATCTGGAGGCTCGCTCAATATGCAGGTCAGATACAAAGTGTGGGAACATTGTTTCTTGCAATCTGTTTAGCGTATCTGATGTGCGTAGTGTTCTTTCCAGCGTTTAAATCAAAACCAATGGAGGATTTGGATGACGAGTAAGTATGGTGCAAAAGATGTAAGAGTATTAGAAGAAGTTGAACATATCAGGTTAAATCCTGGGATGTACATTGGGGAAACAAACAATCCTGTACATTTGATTGAAGAAGCTTTGGATAATGCTCTTGACGAAGCTCTTGCTGGCCATGCTAAAATCATCGCAGTCGTTATTGATACAAAGCTTAATAAGTTCTCGGTCCTTGATGATGGTAGGGGTATTCCTATTGAAGGTGATACCCCTATCACCGTCTCTATGAAATTGTTTTCAGGTGCTAAGTTCCAAGATAAAAAATCGGCATATGAGATCAGCTCCGGTCTTCATGGAGTTGGTCTCGTTGCCATAAATGCATTAAGCACAGATTATACAGTAGAAGTATACCGGGATGAACAGCATGCTAAGTATTTATTTAAAAATACAAAGTTAAAGCAATCTGTTATAGAGAAATATACAGAAAGTCGACCATTCGCTACAAAGGTCGAGTTTACACCTGATCCGAAATTCTTTGAAACATTGGAACCAGATTTGAATAGAATACGGAGAAGGTTAACGACTGCATCAGCAGAAATGCCAAATGATATTAGCTTCGTTTTAATTATAAATGATAAGAAAGAAGTATTCCAATTAAGTAAAGAAGATCATTTCAAATTTAATTGTTTAACAGGAAAAGAAAAAGTTGAAGCTACACTATTGCAATCAGACAAGAAACCTGAAAAATTTCATATGTTATTTGCATATGAGAAAGAAGGACCTGTAGCTCCAAAAGTAATATCATCAGTAAATCTATTACCTGTTGACTCTGGTGGAACACATGTAATTGCAATCTTTGATGTATTGAAAGATTTCTTTATGGCAAAGGGCAAAAAGTATGATCTGAAATTTCAACCGAATGATGCATTGTTGAGATTAAGAGCTTATTTAATGCTGAGCCTAATAGAGCCAAAGTTTTCAGGACAAACAAAAGATAAACTCACAAATCGAAAAACAGATTTCGATAAATTTGTTAGAGATTTTAAACTTCAATTAGAGCAATTCGCTCAACAAAAAGAATCATTGTTAATTGAATACCTGGAAAAGTTTTCAGAGTATAGAAAAACATTAGATGCAAAAAAATTAAAAGTTAATGGTTCAGGTGGCAGAAGGGCATCCACACAATTCACAAAATTACGAGACTGCACGAATCGAAACGGCGAGTTGTTTATCGTTGAAGGAGATTCAGCTGGCGGATCAATAATACAATCAAGAGACCCTAAGTTACATGCTATCCTTCCCCTAAGAGGAAAATCAATACCCAACATTACAACCAAGAAAAATATCTTGGATAATAAAGAAGTGGGTGAATTGATTAGAGCTCTTGGCACAGGGGTGGGGCCAGAATTTGACATTGAGAAATTACGTTATGATAAGATCATCTGTTCAACGGATGCTGATCATGACGGAAATCACATTGCCTGTCTGGTTAGTATGGTAATGGGTATCTTGATTCCAGAAGTGGTACAAGCAGGGAAATATTTTATTGCCCAGACACCTCTATTTGCAATCAATGAAGGGAAAACATTTATCCCATTATGGAGTGATGAGGAGTTAGAAAAGGCACGAGAGAAGGGTCGTAAGATTACACGATTCAAAGGCCTTGGAGAATTATCTCCACATCAACTAAGGATATGTCTATTGGATGAAGGAACAAGAAATTTGATCCCTATTCAATATAGTGAAAACATTGATGCATTGATTGAATTGTTTTCAAGTGCAGAGGAAAAGAGAAAGTTAGTGACGGAAGGATAAAAAGATGAGTATTGTTTTAGCTTTATCAGATTCATACAGTAATATTTTAGCAGCTCACCAAAAAGGAGCATGGGCATTCAGAGAAGAAAATCTTAACTTTAATGAAGGAAGAAACATTAAAGGAGATTTTATAACTATATATTGTACTGAAAAAGAAACTCCTGGTGTTCACGGATTACATGGATTGGGAATAATAACAGAAAAACAAATACCTGGAAAAGTTGTAGAACATATATGGCTCGATAGAAATTATTATGGTTTAATAAAATTCAAATCATTGTCAAATAAATTTATGTCATATGAAATGATAAAAGAAATTTATGGAAAAAGATGGAATCGAGAGCATTTTGTTGTTGGAAGTAATAAATTACCTCCAGTCAAATTATCAGAAGAACAGTTTAAAGCATTTATGTTATTTATGTTAGGAAATGGGGAATGATTAAAGATGGAATAGAGTATGCTAAAGCAGACTCTCTATCAATCGAAGAAATGATGAAAGAATTTGGTATGACCAGAGAAGAAGTTATTAGCGCAACAGAAGAAGCTGCCATATGGTCAACTTATATGATTTGTATTGATGGAGATCTTTATAAAGAAAAGGAGTAATATTATGAAAAGAATTTTAATTCTTAGTTCATTGATATTATTTTTATGTTCATGCACGATCTCTCCAGTCTATACAGATTCTTATTATCAAAGAGAAAGATATTATGATGATCAAGGTCATTATAAAGGATACTCACAACAAAGACAAAAGAGTAATCGAATAAGATTTTATAATGAACATGGTCAATATCAAGGGTACGCTATAAAGAATAAATATGGTACACGATACTATGATGAAAAAGGAAGATATAAAGGGAAAAGCGAATAACACTTAACTTTAGATGGTGATTAACATGCCTAAAACTAAAAAATTACAAATAGAAGATGTCGAAGAAGACATTGAACAAAATTTACCGATAATAGAAAGACCAAAAAGAAAGAAAAGATATCCTGGAGGTAAAATATTTTCACCAGGATTTGTTTCTAATGATTCATTCAATTTCGTATGCAATAAATACCTGGAAAAATTAGAAGAAATTGAAGAAACCATATTTGAAGAAGGATGGGAAGAATTTGTCAACGGTTTAGTATAAAGGAGACACCTTAATGAACAAAAACAAACTTCTATTAGTCGAAGTTGCAACTAATTTGATTGAATACGATACAATGTATAAGGGACAACCAGAAATGCAAAAAGAAATAACAAACCATATAATAACCTGCATTGAAGGGATTTCTAATAGTGCTTGGGTAAGTAGTAGAAGATCTGCAGATTTAGTTCGACAAATATGCCAGTCATATATATCAGCTCTTGATAACCCACCTCCTAAAAAGAAACAAGTAACCAAGTTTGATTGAAGGGATTGACAGTGTATAAAAACATTAGCAATTAAGGAAAGAATGATGGCATTATGGACAAATCTTCAAAAGAATTATGTTAGGGATATCGAAAAAAATGTTGGAGTTGAATTTGAAGGGAATCCAACAAGGAAAGATGCTGATCTATTTATTAAAGAACATGCAGAAGAAAACAAACAGATCAAATTAGATCTGAATAAACGGTTCCCACCAACAGGTAAACAACTAAGACTTATAAAAGATATAGAAGAAGAGTTGGATATTAAATTTAAAGGGAGAACAATTAGAACAGCATCAAAATTTATTGATGAATATATTGATGAATACAAATGCTCATCTGGGAGTAAAAATAAGATGAGAAACCTTATTTATAAAAAAGCAAGGGAAATAGGGAGAAGATAATGAGAAACAAAATGGGTGTTATAATCTCATTTGATATGGAGGCCCTTGGTCAGGATGGTCTCAAAACTCTATTTGAAATTGAAAAGAAGCTTCAAGAGATTGGTATCACATTTGATACTGGTGCAGGATTTGGGAAACGTGATTGGCAATGGGATTATAGTCTTGAGGGACCAGTCGAAATAAATATTGTTGATCAAGGAGATGTAGACATTGGGAACATATAAGAAAACTTTAACGATGGATTGTCTTGCATGTGACAAGATGGAAAAGAATGACATGAACCAAATGGTTTGTGCATGGGGAAAGAAAACCAAAAAGATTCTAGAACCACAAAAGGGAAAGAAACCCTTGACATGCAATTTGATTAAGGAGAAGAAGTAATATGCCTTATATCAAAGATGAACAAAAATATGAGATGTCTGATGCAATCAATGATTTATTTATGTTTATTGAAAGTAAAGGCGACCTCAACTATGCAATATGTGAGCTGGTAGGGAGAGTTATTTTAAGTGAAAAGATATCATACACAAATGTATCAGAATGGATAGATGCAGTTCATGATGCTGAATGTGAATTAAGAAGAAGATTGTTGAATCCCTACGAAGATAAAAAGATTGTTCAAAATGGAGATGTTCCGTCCTTTATGAAAATATTGGAAATCATTAACGAGTCCTAAGAAAGAGAGTTTCACAATGACAAAAGCTGACTTCTACATAATGGATCATGATGGTTCATTAGAATGGTTGGGGAGTATACCACATGATGGGTATCCTGATGGAATAAATCTTAAAATCCTTATTCAAAATACAAAGATCATGTTTGAAGAAATGGTTCTTGATTTTTTAAAAGAGGATGGGATCATAAAAGATAATGGAGATCCATGGCCGTGGTTATGGAGTGATAGTCGCATGACAGATTATTCTTATATCTTTGATACCGGTCAAGGAAAAGTCTTCATGACAAATTTTGCAAGTAATTTAGTGGACCCAATCAAAATATTACAAGGGGAAGATATGATCGGCGCAGACGTAGGTATTGGAAGGCCGAAATTCCCCATTATGAGAGACGCATCAAAAGAAGAAACAGAGGAGCTTATAAAACGATATGGATTACAACCTACCGAGGCTGTATAAGGACTATGGTGCATATTCAAATTATCGAAACTTTCCATTAGACATTGATGGACTGAAACCTGTTGAGAGAAGGGTATTGTTGTCAGCATATAAAATTGCAAGACAAAAGTTTGTAAAATCGAGACAGGTAGACGCATATACGATTGGTCATTATCATCCGCATGGTGAATGTTATGGAACAATTGTTCAATTAGTTCGTCAAGGATTTTTAATTGGACAAGGCAATTTTGGCACAAATGTTGGAGTTGAACCTGTTGGTCCAGCCGCTCCAAGATATACAGAATGTCAAATGCATCCAAAAACAGTTGACATGGCATTTAAATATGTTGAACATGCTCCGTGGATTGATAGTGAGTTGGGAGATCGTGAACCAATTCATTTGCCAACGATGTTTCCATTTTGTTTAATGGGTACGGAATACACACAGGGAATCGGATTTGGTTTTAAGACATATATTCCTTGTTATGCATTGAAAGATCTTTATCAAAGATTGTTGTGGTTATTGGATATACGAAAGAGACAACCAATAATTGCACCATTGACAGATTGCAGAATATTGTCAGATAGTAAAGATTTAGAAAAGTTACTAACAACAGGTAAGGCCAAAATTGAAGTCGAAGGAATTGTTGATATTGATGTCCGAACAAATACAGCAACTTTGAAATCATGGCCTCCAGGAAAAAGGTTCCAGTCATTCTTAAATAAATTCTCAAAAGAATTAAATGATGGGATGATTGGGTTTACGGATTTGTCAGTTAATGAAACAAACATTGTGTTTCAAGTTATTCGTGAAAGAAATAGAGATCGAATATTTAAAGATTTTATAGAAACTTTAAATGAAGCTGTAAAGGGATTCATTTCATTTGAAGTTGTAGTTGTTGATGCAAATCAAACAGTATCAACAAAGTCAGTTGATAATATGCTATTAGATACATACAATATGTTTTCCAAAACGAATGAATTGATGTTGAATCATGAAATTGAAAAGATTAACTCAAACATATTAGAGTATCAAGCATTAATCAAAATAAGGCCGATTATTGCAAGCGGAATTGCAACCAAATTGACAGCAGATAAAATACTTGACCAAATTGAAAAACAAACAGATGTATCAAAAGAAATTGCACAAGGGTTGATGAATAAATATAAGATCAATAAATTATTAACCATTGATACAGATACATCTGATTTAAATAATAAGAAAAACGAATTACAAACACATCTTGCAGAATTGGATAAATTTGTATTGGAGCAGTACAATGGATTCTAATAAAAAAGCATGGCATGATTGTGAAACATGCAGAGGGAACAAAGTAATTCCATCAAAAATTTGTGGAAGTTTATATGATGTTTGCCCAGAATGTCATGGAGCTGGTGGACGTGATTGGGTTCAAAATGCAATGGGACGATATGATGATATAGATCCAAATCTCAGAGGAACCGTTGTGTATTCAAATATTCAAAAACTTATTCAAATGATTTATGAAGAAGGTAGAAAGATTGGGATGGATATATCGGTTAATGTTAAAAGTAATCCTGGTGGTTATCATGATCGAATGTATACCATTTCTCCTTCTAATCTTGGAGGCCACGTTCATTCAGTTTCACCCTATAATGGAGGAGGAAGTTAATGTTTAAAATAGAAAAAAGATTCACATTGCCGATTGGTCATAGATTGAGTAAACATAAAGGTCGTTGTTTCTCAATTCATGGTCACAATTTCACGGTGTTAGTCGGGTTAAAAGCTAAAGAATTAAATGATAATGATATGGTATTGGATTTTGCTGAATTGAAATCAATGGTTAATGCATATCTTGATACTTTTGATCATTGTCTTTTATTGAATGACAAAGATAAAGAGATAGCAGATCAGTTGGACAGTATGGGAATGCGAACAATGCTTGTTCATTATGATCCAACGGCGGAAAGATTATCAGAAAGCTTATATAGAAATTTAGCAGTTGTTCTTTGCTTAAAACATCCCGGCGTTATGATGGATTATGTAACAGTTTACGAAAACGAAAATTCCAAGGCGACATATACAGAATAATGAATATCATAAAGCGCTCTGGATTGTTAATTTCAAAGGAACACGAATATAAAGAGTTCTACATTAAAATAAGAGAATTCTTAGAGCGCCGGTCAAAAGAATATAACAGATCAACATTTGTTGTAAACAAATTCTATATTGAGTCGGAGAAGTTCCTTTTGATTCCTAGGAACTTCCCGATTCAACAATTTCTATTTGATTATAAAATAGAAGACCGAACTCATGATGGGGAAGTAATTGATATTAAACATATTATCAAGCCAAGAAGTGTTACCCAAGAAAAAGCAATTCAGTATATATTATCGAATGAAAATGGAATTTTGCAGCTATCGCCTGGTGTTGGAAAAACTGTTATTACAATCTACATGATTGCAACACGAAAAAGAAAATCATTAATTTTAGTTCACCGTGATAGTTTAGCAGAGCAATGGAAAAAACGATTTACAGATTTCACAAATATATCATTTGATGATATATCAAGAATCACATCAGCAACATTTGAAGAAGATTTAAAGAAACCAATTATTATTTCAACGACTCAAACATTCATTTCATTGTTAAATAGAAATAGAATGGAATTTTTAAAGGCATTGCATGAAGCGAATATTGGAATATTTGTAGCTGATGAAGTTCATACATCAGTTGGAGCTCCAACATTTTCAGAATGCTCAATACATATGCCATCAAAATATACATATGGTTTAAGCGCAACCCCATACAGATATGATGGGAATGGAGACATCATTGAATTTCATTTGGGTGATATATTTATAGATGATGATACGGAAGGAACAATGGATGCAAGAGTAACAGTCATCTTAGCTGATTATGGTATATCATCAAAGAGTGGAGGATATATCCGATGGGGCGGGCAATTTCAAAGAGCACGATATTTAAACCAAATGAAAAAGTCACAAACATTTGTAACATTAGCTCAAGGGTTAATGAATAAAATAAAACATGATAGACATGCAATAATGATTCTTGAGAGAACAAAGCTGATTGATGAATTTTATGATTGGCTTGTATTTCCAAGTAAATCAAAGTTTTATAAATCTGCAAGTCTTAAAGAATTAAATCAACATTTTACATTTGCAACACCTGGAAAATGTAGGGATGGAATTGATGCTCCGTGGAAAGATGCAATCATTACAACATCTCCAATATCAAACATTGATCAATTAAGTGGACGTGTTTTGAGATCATATCCAGGGAAACAAACACCAATCATCATTGATATGGTCGATTACGATTGTCCTGAAATTGCAAGGACATTATATAGTAGAGTGAATTTTTATGAAATGAAGAAATGGCCAGTTCAATATTTGTTATTCGCAAATAACAAATTAAATAAAATAGACAAGGACGTGGCCTTTAATATATTGGAGGGTAAATGATATGAAATTTAAAATTGATTTTGTCACCAATAGTAGTTCAACAGCTTTTATTATTCAAAACACATCTGACAAAAAATTATCTCTATTTAATTTTGTGGAAGAAAACCCACAACTGATTAAAGAATTTGTTGAGATGTATAAGTGTAATGAAGAAGAATATACACAAGAAAATCTTCTTATGTCAGCACAAGAAAACAATGAGTTCTTCAAACCAGGTGAAGCGAAATATATAGTATTCGGTGATGAACAGGGAACATTGATCGGTCGTGTATTTGATTATATTCTTCGAGATGGAGGATCATCTGAAAATTTTGATTGGAGGTTCGAAGAATATCTGAGGTAGAAAAAATGAAATTAAAAACAGATTTTGTAACAAACAGTTCATGTGCAAGTTTTGTTATTCAGAAAAAACATCTGACAGATCTACAAATATTCATGATCCACAATCATATGAAAATTGCCGAGCAATATTATGGTGGACGAAATGAAGACCCTAATGCAAATTGGTCTTGGAGTAAATATGATGCTTGGAAAATTACAGAAACTGAAAACAACATTGCAGGAGAAACCTCAATGGACAATTTTGATATGATAAAATTTCTAATTAACATGGGGATAGATGAAGATCATATTCATCATGAAGGATGTTACTAATGAAAATAAAATCTGATTTTGTAACAAATAGTTCATCCACCTGTTATATAGTTTTCATTCCAAATGATTTTGAAGTGAGACGTGATGATATTAAACCCGCAATCGAAGAAATGCTTAAATGGGCAGACTTTGATGAAATGGCAGATGATGAAAGAGAAATATTTATAGAAATGATTCCTCAAGATATTATTGGCTGTATTGAAGAATTAAAAAGTGGAGAATCTCTTTATAGGGGTGAATATGGGGATGGTCTTGGTCTTGATAGTAGAACATACGAAGTTCTAATGAATTATCTTGGGGATAAAGATCTTTTAGTTTCGTCTGTCGATATTTCATCAAGTAGCGAAGATATTATCATGGGTATTCAACAGGAGAAAGTTCTTAATATATTATTAAATCATATTGATTTAAGTACATTTTGTAATGTTAAAAGGAGTGATAAAGATGTTGAATAAAAAAGGGTTTACTCTTGTGGAGTTATTGGTTGCTATAGTTATAGTTCTAATTATGGCAGCTATAGTTATTCCAACAGCAATCAATGTGTCCGATAGCTTTAAAGAAAATATACAGAATATTGAAGTTATCACACAAGAGCAAGAGAAACAAAGGGATGCTATAGAGCAAAAAGAAGAACCACCAGAACAACCAATAGAGGAAAAAGGAGATCTAAAAAAATTATGAGATTTGCCTTTATTGCAGACATTCATTTGTCACGGTATGGTCAAGACAAAGTCGAGGACCAAACGAATCTTCCTGAGCGGTTGAGCAGTATAAAAAATGCATTATACGAAGTTGCACAATATTGTATAAAAAATAATGTGTTTACCATCATTATTGGTGGGGATGTTTTGCATGGCAAATCAATAATTCATGCAATCGCTCAGGATATAATGATTCAATATTTTAAAGATTGGGCGCACCTGATAACATTTTATGTTATTGATGGAAACCACGATCTATCGGGAAAAGGATCTGATGTTGTTTCAGCTTTGAGACCATTGGAAGATATTTCAAATGTCAATTGGGTTAGCTTCAAAGATACACATCAAATCGAAAATGAGAATATTCTTTTAGTTCCATATTCTTATAATGTTCCCGAAGAAGTAAAATATAATAAATCCAGAATATTAATTTCACATTTTGGATTAAGTGAGGGCGTATTAAATTCTGGAATGAGTATTGTATCCAATATATCAATGAAAGATTTACAAGGGAAATACGAATTGGTATTGTTGGGGCATTATCATAAACCACAAGAAATAACAATGCATGGAGTAAGGTTATTTTATGTTGGTTCATTAATTCAATTGGATTGGGGAGAGCGGCAGGACGAGAAAAGATTTTTGATTGTTGATTCTGATACATTACAAGTTGACAGTATCCCAATCACCAAATACAAGAAACATATTCAAATTGAAATAACATCTGATAATAAAGATGAAGCTATTAAACAGGCAAGGCAGGCAAAGGAAGCTGGAGATCATGTTAAAGTTATCATGAAAGAAACAGTTGATCTATCTGATATTAAAGGGGAATTTAATGTAATTGATAAAACAGATAGAGATATAACTGATCGTGGTATTACAAGTAATATGTCAACGGAAGACAAATTGAAAAGATATTTGGAGATCAAAGAAATTCCGGAAGACAAACATGATCTTTACATGCAAATCGCTATGGAAATAATCAGAAAAGGGGAAGAATCTCTAGCATGAAAAACATAACCTTTTTAGAAGTAGGGATGAAAAATTATGGACCTTATATCGACCCAATGGTCCTGACATTTGAAAGTGATAAGCTTACATTGATCACAGGGCCAAATGGTATTGGGAAAACAATGGCCATAGATGCAATTCCGTTTACTCTGTATGGAGTCACTTCTAAGGGAGCTAGAGGTGATGATGTTGTTAATAATAAAATCGGAAAAAATTGCAAGACATGGGTCAAATTCAAAGTCAATGATGATAAATATAAGGTAACCCGATACCACAAATATACAAAATATAACAACACCGTAATTGTAAATTTAAATGGTGTTGATATTAAACAGGGTCATAAAGAAGTATTGCCATTGATTGAAAGAATCATTTGTCCGCAAAAAGCATTTATGAACGCATTGATGTTTGGGCAAAAGGTGAAAGACTTCTTTACGGATCTTCCTGACTCACAAAAGAAAGAAATATTCAGAAAAGTTTTAGATCTGGAAATGTTTCTCACATATTACAAATTTGCGGATCAGGCATATAAAGATGTAAATGAACAAAGATCTGAACTTGATAAAAGAATCCAAATTAATATTGGATTGTTGGAAGATACAAAAGAGCAAATTGAATTATTGAAAAAATCAAAGGTTGATTTCTTCAAGCAAAAAGAAGAACGCATTGCTGAAAAGAATAAATCAATTGAGGAATCAACAAGACTACTGAATCAGTGGACAAAGAGTCTTGAAGGTTTAGAGAAAAATCATGATATTAAGTTAGAAGATACAATAACAAATCTTGCAACAATAGAAAGTACATTAAAAGATTTGGCACAAGTGTTTTCACAAAGGTTTAAAGATCTTGATAATAGAAAGCAAACCAAGATTCTTGAATTAAAAGGTGCCGCACAGAACGCTGAAGTAGAGATTAAAGATAAACATATGACACTTTTAGTTCAATTGCAAGATAAGAGAGTTGAAATCAAACAGGCACTTTCTGACAAGATTGCAGAGCTTCAAGAAGAAAAACATGAACTTGAAATTAAAAAGAATAGATTAGAAAATTCATGTAGTTCATTGGATGGTCGCATTGAAGAAATACAAACTCATGTGATTGATCATGATATATCAGAATGTCCATTATGTGAACAAACGGTTGATGAAGTAACGATAAAAACTCTTGAAGATAAAATTGCAGGATATAGACAAGAAATTAAACAATATCTACAAGAGATTGGTCAGTTTAATACAAAGATTACAGAAGTGAACCGTAAGCTATCTGAAGAAAGCAACAAAGCAAATGATGAGTTAAAACATAATGATAGCGAGCAAAATGCTGTTAAGAGAGCACAACAGGAAGAATATTCTGCAATCAGAGACAAGCTTGAAACAGCAACGAGTAAGGTTCTCGAATTGGCCAAACAAGAGGAACAAAATATTAAACAAGAAGAAAATACCAAAAGTAGTGAATTGCAAGAACAAAAGAACGAATTACTTGAAAAAAGAAAGATTCAAGAGGAAAAACTTTCTGAAATTGAATCTATAAAAGAAAATGTTAGAAATATTCAGAATGATATTAAACAATCAGAACAAAGAATAAAAGAGATTGAAGCTTCTGAATATGATGAATCTCAATTGAATAATTACATGAAAAAAGAAAGAGAATATAAGATTGCAATTAAAACAGCAAAAGAAAGAGTTTCTAGGTTTGATGAATTACAAGAAGTGGCATCATTCTGGAAAACAGGTTTCTCTGCAACAGGCATTCCTTCTATGTTAATTGATGAAGCTGTTCCATTTATGAATGAGCGTGTAGAACATTATCTTGATATGCTAACAAATGGAAGATATGTTGTTTCATTTGATACATTAGCCGAGACAAAAGCTGGAGAGTTCAGAGATAAAATTTCGGTTCATGTTCTTGACACACAAACAAGAGCAAATTCTCGAGTACAATTATCAGGAGGTCAAACAAGAATAATTGATATTGCAATCATTTTAACTCTTGGGGATTTGTTATCGAATATTCAAAACATCTCATTTAACATACTTCTGTTTGATGAAATATTTGATGCATTAGATGAGCAAAATATTCAGTATGTATCAAAGGTATTATCGAAAATAAAGATAGGGAAATGTATTTATATCATTTCACATCAACATCAAGATCATTTGGAAGCTGATCAAACATTAGCATTTAGTTAGGAGAAAGTATGAGGATAAAATCTGATTTTGTAACAAACAGTTCATCGGCTTGTTACATTATGAGTCTCCCACCAGATGAAGTTCCGCAATTTGAAGAATACGTAGCTAAATTAAATGAAAATCCTAATTATCAAAATGAAGGTGTTGGAATATATCGGGTTTTCTATAATTTACAAGAACTTCAAGACTGGACAAATGGGCGTCCATATGATTGGGCATCTAAACCAATGGGAGGCCTTCGATTCCATAACCTTGATAAAGAGTTATATTTGAAAATAAAAGAGGTTGTAGATGAAGAGCACGTTGCGGTATATTGTGCAGTTGATTATCAAGCATGTGATGAATTTGAAAGATCAAAGTATATTGATATGGTTGCTGAGGAACTTTCATAATGAAAATCAAATTTGATTTCGTTACAAACAGTTCATCTATTTGTTTTGTATTTGAAGCAGACCACCCGATTTGTAGAGATCATTTGGAATGGAAGTTTGTAAAATGGGAAAGATTAAGAAGCTTCAAAACAAAAGAACATCTTATATCTTATACCCAAGCAGATCCTTGTGATTGGATTGATCTTGCTCGTGGACCGAAAGAGTGGGCACGCCTAACTTCAAAACAGTATGAAGACTGCCTGAAAGTAATATTAGACGGAAAGATAGCCGTTTTTGCAGAAGCTAATCAGCATAGAGAGTGGAGAACTTTTGAGCAAGAAATAAAAGATCAAGGTGGAATACTTCGTGTATGGGAGCAAGCCTAATGAGTAAAATCCGAATAGTCAATTGGATATTGACAAGACGATGTAATCTTAAATGTGAATATTGTGCCATAGTCAAGAATTACCCGAACAAACCAGGTAGTTATCCTGACATGGCACATTATATTAAAAATGAAATGTCAACAGAAATGGTTATAGCTGGTCTTAGAGCATTTAAAATTCATAACCCAAATGCATTTCATATATTCTATGGCGGAGAGCCGTTATTGAGAAAAGATTTATCAATAATAATCAATTATTGTAATGAAAACAAAATCTTCTATACGATCATTAGCAACAACACTCCGGAAATTCAACCCTTGATTAAAAAGCTAATGAGAGAGACCGATTATCTTGAAGGGTTTACAAGTTCAGTAGATCCTGTATTTAATGAAATTGGTTCAAGTGAAGATCGTGTTAAAAAGAGTGTTGAAGGTTTAAAGAGATTAAAAATGATGCAGGACAGTGGTTTCGTAAAAGATGTTGTTGCAGAGATCACAGTCATGAATCATAACAAACACCTCCTATATGATCTTGTGGGAGAGTTAAGCGATGCAGGAATATATAGTGATATTACATTCGTAGATATCGCAAAAAACATATATTATGATTTTTCAAATATTACAGATTATTCCCCTTTAGTGAAACCAACATTTGAATTGGCAATGTTATTCAATAACATGATGGACGATGATACTCTATTAATTCATATGGCCGACGTCTTACTTCCAATGATGTATGATACATTACCATCTAATTTCGATTGCCAATTAGAGAATGGTATTCACAATATAACTGTTGATGCAGATGCTAGCATTCGATTATGTTTGAGGATTCGTGGATCAGTAACACCACAGATATTTAGTTTGGAGAATCTATTTGATTTAGAGGATCCTGAAAGAGTATCCAAGGCATTCTTAGAATCAATCAAAACCGATAAAAACAGAATGTGTAAACTCTGCAATCATTCATGTTTAATGATGAGCAAGTATATTGATGAATCAGGCGATGGGGAAGATGATTTAGTTCATATTGATAAGAGGGAGGATAAATAAATGCCTGATGATAACCAAGAAGATAAAATTAACTCTGATATAATAGTTAGTGCATTACAATTTTGGAAGAAGGTTTATGAGGAAAAAGATGTTGTTATAAAATTTACAAAAAAGGATGATACAGAAAGAATCATGAGATGTACCTTGGATTTTAAAAAGATTCCTGTAAAAGATCATCCAAAAGGTGTAAACATTCAACACATTTTGAAACTTATTCAAAAGAATAAAATCATGCATGTCTATGACCTTGAAAAGAAAGCATGGAGATCGGTTCCATTTGAAAGAGTCGAATATATGGATACCGCAGATAGGAGATATTACACAAAGAAAAGGAGATAAACTTTGACAATACTCCAAAGCATTTTAGCAGAAATAAAAACAGACGATAAAACACAAAAAGTAAGGGAGCTGTGCGACCAGATTCAAAAGGAGGAACAGACCAACATTACACATATTAAACAGCTTCCGAAGGGTCCTAATATTTTCCTCGCATTAGAAGTTCCTGGTCGAACTAAAAAAGAGATCGCCTTTCTAACACTAGAGAGAGAAACGGCTGATCTATATCTTACAATTCTTTATTCCATGTCAATTGCCCAAATATCAAAAGACGATTCATCATTAAAGAGACAAAAAGTATGGGAGATTCCAGATGATCGTCCAGAAAAGATATTAACTCATTATGCGAAACAATACAAATTTTTAAGAGGTGAATAATGCCTGAAACTGTAGAGGAAATAAGAATTAACCCAAAGTACGTTCAATTATTACATTCAGAATATCCTGAGGGGTTGGATCAACCATCAACCCCAAAAGTAAGAAGAAGTGTCCATTTAACAAAAAATTATTTACAAAAGATCACTTCAGGTTTTGGTGGAGCATCTGTGTTACCTCCAAATTGTAGATATATTGAAAAATTAAGAAATGGATATATTGTTGTTATTGAGGAACCACCAGCATATAGAACCATTAGTGTTGGTTATCCGATGGAGCAAGAAATAGCAAAATTGAAATCAGAAGGAAAAATTGAAGAATGGAACATAGACACAAAATATTATTCTGATTTCACTAATGCTCCGTTTAAATTTAATCTTGCATTTCCGTATGTTATCTTCATTTTGATGTTTGATGAAGTGAATCATCTTATAGCTGGTCAATCATATTTAAGAAATGCTAGATTGGCAGGCCTTAGCGACTATCTATTGAAAGCTCCATTGATGAATATTAGCAGCAACCAACATATTTGTTTTGGTGATAAAGCACATGGAGATTTCAATACATTGCATGATGCAATTGAAAACACTATTATGGTGTTTTGGTCAGCAACATTTAATTCCGACTATACATATAATTATACAGCATATAAAGATGTTCCTGGAGTTAGCACATATCTAGGATGGCAAGCATTATCACAAATTGATCCAATGTTTATCTATAGTGTTGATTGGATCAAAATGGATAAAAATATATACCAAACTCTCCAGCATTTGAAAGATCAACATCATAATATGCCAATGACACATCTTGGGTATAAAGAATTAGAGCATCTTTTTACATCACCTGGAGATACAGGAAAGGACGCTCTTCCTTATTCAAGATCAAGAAAAAAGATCAGATTATATTATGATATTGCACAAGGAATTTATTTAGACAGTACGTTCTATGTCCATGTTGGAGATCCTATTCCTTGGGGTAAACATATAGCCTATATTGATTCTTTCATTGGTTTTACAGAAACAGATGTTATTCGTGAAATAAGACTTCAGTTAGATAATGAAAAATTAATCAAAGTTAAGTTTAATACAAAAGTTAAGGATTTCATCCATGCAGGTGCCAAAAAATTAAGATATGATGAACAAGGCACAATGAAAAATGGGACAGTTATTAAAGAAGGCGATATTATAGTCGTCAAAGATGGGTATGGAAATCCAAGTTACAGAAAAGTTCATTTCATTAGAAATGCAAGAGATGGAGTTACGGAAGCAAGAATAGGTAATTCATTTTATATTCTTGAAAATACAGAAGGAGAACTTTTTAATTTAGATACTCCGAAATATGATAATATTATATTGAACAAAGAAGAAAATTACGTTATTATCCGTTCAGTAAACTCTGGGCCATATCATGCTGGAAGTAATGCTCAATATACTGGTCTTGATGTTCGTGAAGATGGAACTTTGAAATTTTCATTTGTGGGAACAGACAAATCGTACTCACCCCAAGATCAACGATATAATTTACAGGTACGAGATAGTTCATCTAGAAGAATGTCAATGCTTGGTCGAAAGCAAAGAAGATTATTTACAGCAGATGAAATCAGACCATTACCACAAGTATTTCGTGTTGGGAGAAAGTTATTATCTCAGACTGATATGAGGCATGCTGGAGTTGAGAGTTATTGTTGGGCAACACCAGGCGGAGTTGTTTATGATAATAATCACTCTACATCAACCCCCGATATTAAACAAGTAGCAGAACATCTAATCAAAAATGATGGCCTTACATTTGAAGTTGAAAGTTTTGATCTCAACATTAGGTTTGATCTTGGAGATAAGGTCGTATTTTCTGATTGGAATAACCCAATTAATATGCTGATGGTAAGAACAATCACAGCATTCACGATAGATGAAGCTAAAGGCACATTGAATTTTGTGTTAAGTGATAAAGATGGAGCTTTAACACAAGTTGAATATGTGAAGGGTATATCAGGTAGTAGAGGTTCATCAATAATAAGTGTTGGCAAAATTAGAAAGATAACCAACAAATTCGATAGAGTTACAGCTGGAACTAAGATTATTGCACAACATGGTTATATTCCACATTTCCCAAAGAAAGATGTAAATATTATTATTGGATTTATCACAGATACGGGTGGAGATGAACCATTAGTTCTATGCTCAAATTGTTGTACATTGTGGTATAGTGATATGATGGAGAAATTTAAAAGAGTGGGGATGAAGTCGAAAAAATGGGCAACATTAGCCCACGCTCCAATTGACATTACAAAGATTAAACCACAACCTGGTGATATTTTAACAGGTGTTGGTGGGGATTATCAAAATTCATTTGGGTGGTTAGTTATAAGAACTAATGAAAGCAAAACCCCAAGAATGATGTCTCTTGGATATTACACATCGTATCCAGAAACATATACAATAGACAATTATGTAAAGAACCACACAGTATTGGATTGTATTCCAAATCCAAGAATAAGTCCAACAGAGCAATCTAAAATGGAAGCCACATGGGCATTTCCTAATTTCCATGGATTGTTTATTGAAAATTCATTATCACAACTTCAATTTTTACAAGAAGAGAGGAGTTTCCTTCATGTTCAAGATTCATGTGAATGATGGGACTTCCCCCATCCCGGATGATGATATATGTTATATCGTAGCGAAAGAGGGGATTTTTCTAAAGAAGAAAATGGGAATTATGGAAAGTATCGCTCCAGTTCAGAATATTTCCATTTTGGAGAGTGTTGAAAAGATGGCCCGTATGAACATTAAAAAGATTCCTGGCGGGCAATTTGCTAGAGTTGTTGCATTTTTCAGAGAGGTATATAAAGAATATTATGGGGAATCAATTGTCCTTTTATTTTATGATGAAACAAAAAGAGTTTATAAAATTGTTCCCCCGCATCAAAAAGTGACAGGTGCAGCATGTGATTATAACAAAGCTATTACCATAGAAGGAATGACAATGGTTGGCACAATTCATAGTCATGCCAGCATGTCAGCATTTCATTCAGGAACGGATGATAAAGATGAAGAACATTTTGATGGATTACATATCACCGTTGGTAATGTCAATAACGATGAGGTTAGCATTACAGCTTCAATTGTTGCCAATGGTCATAGATTTGTTGTCGAACCAGAAGACTATGTAGAGCGATTGATCAAAACAAAAGACATTGATGAAGTGGAGCAGAGGCCAACCAGACGTGTCTATAGATGGATCAATGGCAAGATGGAAGAAGTTAAAGAAGCAACCAATCAGTTTTCATATTCTTATAGAAGATATGACAAACGCTATGTGGTTAATGTATCCGAAAAGTATCATAAAGTTCCATCCGAGTGGATGGGAATGGTTGAAAAAGGCACATATCAATATCAATATAATAATTACGGATACAACTATGGGTATGGAGTTTATGGTCAACATAGAAGTCAGAGTCCAGGATGGGGTCGAAATTTCGATGCCTCATTGTGGAACCAAGCAGGAAGATATACAGCTCCTGCCAGAACAACTCCAACTCAAAAACAGCTGCCACTTCCAGGAATGGATAATAGAGCAGCCAGTCCATTTAATGTGGGCGTAAAAGTTAAACCTATTGAGTTTCCAAAACATGATGTGGTATTCGATGGCGCAGACGATGAGTTCTTTCCCTGCAAGACATGTGTATTCAGAGGTCATAAATTCCTGGCAGAACAATCAGAGGACGACTTTGACGAAACAGAAGTTTATAAATGTGATAAATGTAAACAAATCGTCGTGGATAATACAGACGCTCTTATGTTGCCAGTATGTCCAAATTGTAAAACCGATGAATATTTGAGTTTAGTAAATGAAGATGAACTTCCAAATCATTACACCAAGGAAGACGATTCACCACTTAAACCAGAAGATGGTTATAGACCACCATCAGCTTTTATTACATGTCCATCTTGCGGAAATAGTTTTCATCGTTTTGCTGATGAGAAACAATGCCCGTTCTGTTATTCACTGATCGACAGCCCACCGGATGAAATACGTGGGGGAAGTGCCTGCTATTCACAAGAAGCACAACTGATTGAACAGAGTAGAACTGACTCAGGTGAATATTTATCAGCGGAAACTGAAGAGATTAATCGTGTAGCTCTTCAAGAGGCGATAAAATCCGATCAGACTATTGAAAGAATTCCTGAACCAAATGGAGCAAGCAAACCAATCCCGGAACCACCCTCTGCTCAAAAACGGGAAGATACATTATTTGCAATGTTTAAACGTGTGTTTGGGAAGGAGAAGTAACAATGAATAAAATGGGTATTGTTGTGATAGGGCTCGGCGGGGTCGGTTCAATCCTTATAGAAAGATTGTGCCGATTTCTAAATTATTCAAATGATTTATCAGCTGATATCTTGCTTGTAGATGGAGACAAATACGAAGCAAAAAATTATGAAAGACAAGAGTTTGTTAGACTCGGGAATAAAGCTGATATTAAAGCCGGTGAGCTCCAGATGAAGTATCCTAAATTGAGGTTGGAGGCCTTTGAAGAATATGTAACTCCGGAAAACATTTCGGAAGTTATTCTAGAAGGCGATATTGTGTTTATGGGCGTTGACAATCATAAGACCCGGATGATAGTAGGGAATTATTGTAAAGAATTAAAAAATGTTGTTTTGATCTCCGGAGGAAATGAATTTACTGATGGAAATGTACAATTGTATGTTCGTAAGGAAGGAAAAGACCTTACACCTGATTTGTGCAGATACCATCCTGAGATTGCAAATCCAACCGACAAGTTACCAAATGAGATGTCATGTGAAGAATTAGCTAACTCTGACCCCCAGCTATATTTTACAAATTTGGGGGTCGCAACAATCATGTGTTGGACTTTTTATAACGCAGTAGTTAAAGAGTCCTATGAAAGATCAGAAATCTATTTTGATATTCTGTCAATGAACGCAAGCTCTAAAATTAGAGCAATCAACTAAGTGAAAAAGGAGAATTGTAACATGGGTACATACTTTACCAGAGAAGAATTGGAAGCGAAGACCTCTAAAGAGTTGAAACGTATGTGTGTCGATGAGTTGGGTATTGTTGGAGTCACCAAACGTCCGAAGGAAGACGTGATTGCGTCCATCCTTAGTCAGTTCGGTCGTTCGGCCGTTAGTATCACCAAAGCGGCTCCTGCTACAGGCACTGGTGCTATTGCTGGTGTTGAATTTACAGGTCGCAGCGTTATCACCAAACCAAGCGGTGAATTTGGAAGCCGCACAACCACAACCATTCATGTTTCATGCGGTGCCTCTTCCGGTAACTTCCCAGTCGTGGGTCGTAGTGTGAAACAGGTGGGCGAGTTCCTTCGGGAAGTCCTGAACGTGGACAAACTTTCCACCGGTCTGGTCAGCGGCAAAGACGTTGGCGGTGATTATGTGTTGAAGCAAGGTGACAACCTTGAGTTCCTGAAACCCGCAGGCAAAAAGGGTTGCTAGTATAGAGTTGAATATGGGGGGTCTTCGGACCCCCACAAACAAAGGGGTATTAGCATGTTAAATAAAAATTTCTTGGATATACATGGAGTTGATAGAATTAATTTCTATAATGTAAAAACTCCAATCATGAGCAATGCAATGACAGTATGTTTGTTATTCAATTCTGAAGCAGGTAGGATTGAAGCAAGAGGAATTTCAATCTGTTCGCTATTAGATTCATTCAATATTTTAAAGGGGAAAAACAAATCTTTTGGACGTGCTATTAAATCCCTTAAACGAAAAGAAAATTTCTATAAAATAAATGGTAAAGGCCGTCAAGATGAGTTTGTAAAGAGGGAGATGAAAATAAGAAATGAGCGAGATGATGCAATTTTTAGACAAACAATTGTATCTGAGCTTAGGGCAATTGACCCAAATACTCCCATACAAATGCAGATGCTTGAAGGTAATAAATATATAAAGAAATATTTATATGAAATACCGTTGTCATACCCTGTTGAAATAGCGAACAAAAATTTTAAATATAAAGCTCAATACAGACCAGAACCTGTTGGTCCGACAGAGATTGAGTTTGTCAGAACTTATAGTAAGAAAAAAGATTTTGAACTAATAGAATTGCAAGATATTGTAGCATAAAACATTCCCTTGGTATGGGGATTAAATTCTCCATACCAAGGAACTAAGAAAGGGAGAATATTGAGACGTGGTATATAAATCAATCGCAGTAATTGGCATTGGAACCCTTGGAGGGTTTGTTGCCAACGCTGTTTCGAATCTTGAAACTCTTGAAACTCTAATAGTTATAGACCACGATACAGTTGAATCAAAAAACCTCAAAAACTCCATATATCGACAGATTGATGTTGGTTTGAAAAAGACAGACGCCCTAGATGAAATTATTTCTCGTAAAAATCCTGATGTTACAATAATCAGTTTTAATGAGAAATATATTGAAGGAAAAACTAAAATCCCAAAATGTGATTTAGTTTTGGATTGCAGAGATTTCACATATGACAGATTAAAAGAAATCAGTGCAAGACTTTATATTTCTTCAAGATATCTTATGGTGGATTGTAGAAAAAATGTTGAGTATAGAGTCAAATCAGAGGGCAAGTATCTAACAGAATTAACAAAAGAAGATTTGAGATACGCAGCTAGTCTAATATTAATGTTGGTCTATAATGATACAATTTCAAAACTCATAAAAGATCAATCTATTCAAAAATATGAGTTGGATCATGTAAAACATCTTGACAGTTGCTCATATGATATTGTATATGAAGATCCGGATAATGAAGAAAAATTTGTTAACCTTCCGGAAAAAATAGTTCCAATTCTACAAGCAAATAAACAAGCTGATGTAGATGTGTTTGTTGGGAGTAGTTTATTCCCAATGTCAGAGTTTTCAATCCCAAAAAATTCCTTAAGAACAAGTGGGGATATAATAATCAATCTATCGAGAGCCGTTGCAACCCAATGTCAATTTAACAATTTTGTGGTTGCCTTAAATCAAACGGATGGAAAATATTTTATTGAATTGATACCTGAAACAGGAGCTGCATAATGAACATAAAAACTGAAACAATCAGAAATGTTCATACTCCTTACAAGTTAATTTTTAGAAATCAAATTCATGAAATATTAAAATTAGATCCAAAGTTTGTTATTCGCGGATATAAAATTCAAACAGTAGATGGAAAAATAGATAATATATTTTTAAATAATCCACATCCAAATGCTGATCCAGGTACAGGTGAATTTTGTATTCCAAATAAATTAAGGGAGTTAGAATTAAACGAAAATACATTGAAGATGATTTCAACGATGCTATGTTGCTTTAATTTAGATGATTGTTACTTTACACCTTGGGATGAAATAGAATACAGGAAACAAGAGGTGATAGGAGCATGGCAAACGACAATAAGAGACTAACGGATGAACAACTCACAGAGAAAGCTTGTGGGGTTGTTGATGAATTAACAAAAGCAGTAAAATCTGCTTCAAGAGATATATTTGATGCTCTTGTAGAGCGAACAAAAGATGTTTTCTCTGATGTTGCAGACAAATATGCAATAAAAGCAAAAGAGAAAATATCAGGAAAAGGGAAATGTAATGATAGAGAAAAAGATATTATTTCCTAAAGACATTATGGAAGAAGAACAACATTCAATGCTCGAACAAGAAATTGTTAAACTTATTGATAAAGCTCTACGAGAAAGATTAATAGACCTTGCAATTGATGATATAAGAATTGTGGCTCGAGAATTGATGCCAGACTTAGATCGAATTATTTCAGACAAGGTGAAACAACATTTCTATGAAATAGGTGAATTTCTTGTTAATAAATTTGGAACCATAGGAGAATAAAACACATGCCAAAGATTTTAGATTACGCATCTTTTTGTGAAAACCTAGACGAAGTAACGTCTCTAAAAACATTCGGAAAAAGAAAATTTCATTCTGAAGGATTATTCTCTGAGCAAATTTTTGGACCCGTGAGAAATTATACATGTCAATGTGGAAAATATCATGGTGTTTCAAAAGTCGGCGGGCAATGTAAAGAATGTGGCGTGGACATAGTTAACAGTGATGAACGAAGAAAAAGATTTGCTAAAATCACAATTCCAATTAAAGTTGTAAATCCATTGTTTTATGATTTGTTAGTTGATATTGCAGGAAAGAATTTCAAAAAAGCATTGGATGATTTAATGCGTAATGACAAAAGCGTTCTTTATATGACAGACGAAGAATTTGTTGTTACGATGAATGAAGATACAATCCCCATTGATGCACAAAGGTGGGAGCGAACAGATGCAATTCTACAGTTGGTCAAAACATATGCTGAAGATGCTTTAGCTGATAATGTAAAGGAATGGGAAACTGTAATGGAGAATATTGATAATTTGTTAATTGATCAAATTATAGTTCTCCCACCAGATTTAAGACCAACATCAAAAAGCTCAGGAGAAGCCAAACAATTAATGGACAAAATAAATAGATATTATGTCCAGATATTAACGAAAAAAGAAATAATGAAAGATACAATTATTGATATTCACAGAGATAAAGCCGTGTATTATACATATTTCAAACAATTACAGAAAGATGTCAATGAGTTGTACACAAGGATTTTAGAAAAAATGGCAAAGAAAGAGGGATTGATTCGTGGAAATATTCTTGGTAAAAGAATTGATTTCTCTGGTAGAGCCGTTATTACTCCTGACCCAACATTAGCGTTGGATGAATGTAAATTACCATATTTGATGATATTAGAAATATTTAAATTACCAATAGCTAAAAGAATTATTGAGTTGGGAAAATTTAAGTTGTTGAATAAAGCAATTGATTTTGTAGATGAATGTATTGATAAAGATAATTTGATTCTTTATAGAGTTTGCGAAACAGTTATTACAAATGAATATTGTGTATTAAACCGACAACCATCGCTTCATAAATTAGGGATGCTTGCATTTAAAATTAAATTAACAACCGATCATGTTATTAAGATTCATCCATTAGTATGCCCGCCATTCAATGCAGATTTCGATGGAGATCAAATGGCAGTTTATGTCCCAATTACAAGTGAAGCAAAAGAAGAAGTTATAGCAAAAATTTCTATTGTGAAAAATTTAAGTAGCCCAGCAAATGAAACTCTTACAACAACTCCAAGCCAAGATGTTATTCTCGGAATTTATTATTTAACATCCCCGATATTTAATGAATCAAAAGAGAAATTAACATGCAAGGGAAAACAAATTCCATGGGGAGAAGCAGAATTTAATAATCAACTTCCTGAAGATTATCCTTTAGTAACAGGAATAATTGCAAAAGGAAGACTGATGGAAATATTGAATAATGTTAAAGATAAATATCCACCAGAACAAGTAATTCAAATCTTGGACAATGTAAAGAAAATTGGATTCAAATATGCAACATTATATGGTTGTACAATGTCGTTAGATGATTTTTCTCTTGATAGAGCACAAGAGATAAGAGATGAAGTTTTTTCAAAAGGCGATCTTAGAGAACAGTTAACAGCTCTTTCAGATGATAAAATGATTAATGAATTGAAAGATCATTTTAAATATGCATATATGATTGAGTCAGGCGCAAGAGGTACTTGGGATCAGGTTAAACAATTAATTTTAAGTCGTGGTTTCATTTCAAATTTTGATGGGGAAATTTTACCAACCCCAATTAAACATTCCTTAATCGAAGGATTGACCCCAGAAGAGTTTTTCTTTTCAACATATGGTTGTAGAAAGGGTCTTCTTGATGTTGCATTGAATACAGGAACATCTGGTTATCTTTCAAGAAAATTAATTTTTACATGTGCTAATTTACAGATTGATGATCAATTAGATGATTGTGGAACTGATGACTTTTTACAAGTCGATGTTAATTCAGAACGAAAAGCAAGAATGTTGGTTAACAGATATTACAAAGAAAATGATGGTCTTCAATTAATAACAAAAAATAATTACAAACAATTGGTCGGAAAACTAATTGAAATTAGAAGTCCGATACTTTGTAAAAATCCAAAAATATGCAAAACATGTTACGGAGATTTATACAAAAGTTTGAACAGTAGATTTATAGGAATTATTGCAGCACAAACCCTTGGTGAAAGAGGAACTCAATTGGTTCTGCGAACATTCCATACATCTGGATCTGCTGTTATCAAAGGCGAACAAGGTGAGCCAAGTGATCCAAATGATCCAACGGTAAGACAAAAAGACATCATTGGTGATCTATCATCAGTCGCACAGTTACTACACAAATTTAGGGGAAAAACATATACAGACATAGTTCATGATTTATTTGCAGTATATGATAAAGATATATACCATGTACATTTTGAATGTGTTGTTGCACAGCTTATGTGGAAAAATTACAGAAAGTGGCGGTTGAAAGATGATAGGGCTGTAGTTGAACCCGATTATTACAGCATTCAATCTGTACCAAACCAAGAAAGCTGGATATTAGCAATGGCTTTCTCAAATCCAAAGAGATCAATATTACAGGGAATCTTATATGAAGGAAGATATTCTGGAGTTATGGATAAGATTCTCAAGGGAGAAAAGATAACGTGAGAGACCCGAAAAGAATTAATAGAATTTTAGAGCGTATTCGTGAGATCTGGGTAGCAAACCCGGATCTCCGTCTAACGCAACTTATAATGAACACTTTAAATATGAATCAAGATCCTTACTATGTTGAGGATGACAAGTTAGAAAAATGTTTGAATGAGTACCAAAAAGAATATAAAGAATAGGGAGGTTTAAATCTTGGACATAATTAATCCTACTTTTAAGCTTCAAGACGAAGCTAATAACATCTTCACAATGAGAAGAAAAGACTATGACCAAATTTTACCGTTAGTCCGAGAAATAGTTGCTCCAGTACAAGAAATTGGATTTACAATTACAGAATTAGATTTAAAAGATTCCAGATTTTCATCTGGCGAATTATCAAAAACAGTCAAGCAAACATTAGCAATCAAACTTCAAAAAGGAAGTGCAAATATTGATTTGAGCATTTTCATTCCGAAGTTGATTGACAACAATTATGTTATCATCAATGGAAGAAGAAAAGTTCCTCTATTTCAATTATTTGATATTCCGGTTGTAACAAGAGGTGAGAATATTAAGATTCGGACAAATGTTGCAACAATTATGTTGTTTCTTGACACTCGTGAAAGACCGTTTGTTAAAATGAGTTTTCTTGGTAAGAAAATCTCATTAGTAAATGTATTATGCGCTTATTATACAGCTGATGAAATAAAAAGCAAGTTCAATTTATCAGCACCAATTGATCTCAAGTCAGAAAATTTATATGAAATTTTAAGAGCTGACCTTGACGATATAATGGATAATTCAAGAGGTTATACTCAAGACGATTTTGTTTCTGAACTTGGAAGAAAGTATTCAAAATATAATGCAAAATCCAAAGGCGAAGATATTTTATATGCTATTGATTTAATTCCAAAAGTTGATCCAATAAGCAGAAAATTCTTCTTCAAAGATACATTGTTAGATGAAATCCTTTATATTATTGAGGAAGGATTTGTCGATGATACATTATTTACAAATAAAAGAATTAGATGTTTTGAATATATGGTTGGTGCAAAAGTTTCAAAGATAATATTCGATTTATGTTTTTCAAACCGGACAGCAAGACAACCAAAATTTAGTACAAATACCACACAAATCTTATCGGAGTGTAATGTTTCTGATATAGTTCAATTTGATTTTTCTATTAATCCAGTTGAAGAATTAACAAAGCTTTCAAGAATTAGCCTGTTGGGGCCTGGTGGTTTTAAAAGAGAAAACATACCAAGCCATTTAAGAGATATATGCCCAACAATGTTTGGTCGTATATGCCCAGTAGATACTCCTGATCGTGATAATTGTGGAGTTCTACAAAACCTAATACCCAATGTTAAAGTAGATGAAGATCTTCGGTTTACAAGGGAGATATGTGAAAAGCAACCATTATCAATTCCTGTATCAATGACGCCGTTCTTAAAACATGATGATCAAACAAGATTACAAATGGCATCCTCACAAATGCGCCAATCAATCATGTTAAAGAATTTTGATCCACCATTGATTGCTTCAGGATGTGAAGGATTGTATTCTGATCAGACACAGTTTGTTAAAAAAGCAAAAAAAGATGGAGAGGTAGTTCACATTGATAAAGAATATATTATAGTAATGTATTCAGATGGTCAACCAGATATTTTCAATGTTGCATATAGAAAAATATATGTCGAACATATGGATGTAATGAATATTTATGTCCAACCAGGAGATAAGTTTAAAGCTGGGGATATTCTTGCTGAAAGCAATTTTTGTTTTGATGGAAAAATTAACATTGGTAAAAATTTATTAACTGGTGTCATGGTCTATTATGGAAACAATTATGAAGATGGAATTGTAATTTCAAAAAGATTGGTTGATGAAGATGTTTTAACATCTGTTCATTATGAAGATTTATCATTTACATTAACTCCAGATAAAGTTTTATTATCATTAGAAAAAGACGAATACAAACCACTTCCAGACGAACTCGAAAGAATAAATCGAGGCGACCCATATGCAATAATTAAAAAGTTAAATTCCGAAGATCAATATTCAGTATTCTCGGAACCAATTACTCTGGAAGCAAAAAGGAATTTTATCATTTCAGAAGTGAACTTATTTGCAAATGAATGGAATAATGAAATTCCACAATTTCAAGAATGGGTTGAAAAGAGAATATCCAAACAACAAATGAAAGAGAAATATCTTCAAAAAATCATTAAAGATACGTTTGAGAAAAATGAAGCATTGAAGATAATTCGAGAAAACAATCTTGATAAATTTTCATATGTTGGAAAATACAAGTTTAAAAGAGAAAAAATTGCAGGAATAAAAATTGAGATGTATGGTGTTCATTTCCGTAAAGTTCAGGTTGGTGATAAAATGGCGAATAGACATGGTAACAAAGGTGTCATTTCAAGAATAGTTCCCCATGAAAAAATGCCAAAGTTAAAAGACGGACGACATCTTGATATTTGTATCAACCCATTGGGTATCATTTCAAGAATGAACATTGGCCAGCTTTATGAATTGCATATGGCCATGTCAGTTCAAGATTTGAAAATCAATATGCTAAAGATGTTAAATGCAAAAGAAAAACAAAGTGATATTAAAAAGTATCTCTTGAATTACATAAAAATTATTGACAAAACAAATGGTGGATGGTATTACAATCAGTTTGAACAACAAATGCCAGAAAAGATTACAGTTTCTTTCATTAAAGATTTATCAATCATACAGCCTCCATTTGAATCATCATGTTTAGAAGATGTTAAAAAGGCATTAGAATATACAGGGACAGATTTCAAACAAAAATTATATGACCCATTGTCAGCAGCAGAAATTATAAATGAAATTGCTGTTGGTTATATTTATTTCTTTAGAATGGTTCATATTGCAGAAGAGAAATTGGCCGCTCGTGGTATTGGAGCATATGCACGAAGAACGCTTCAACCATTGGGTGGCAGAAAGAATAAGGGCGGTCAGAGATGTGGTGAAATGGAAACCGCATGTTTGATCGGTCATGATGCTCCATGCAATTTATTTGAGTTCTTAACAACCAAATCAGATTGTATTGATTTGAAAAATAGTTATATCAGGGGGTTCATTGAGCAAAATCTTCTGGATGATACAAAAGAACTTGATACAATGCCAGAATCAGTAAAGCTATTGAACTCATATCTCACAGTGATAGGAGTTGATCACAAATGACAATGTTGAGTGATTACTATTACGATTATGCTTCTTCTTCATCAGATACTTCATCATTTTCTTATGACTGGCAACCAGCAGGTCCAAGATCAAGACTCGAAGAAATAAAAGCAAGAGTTAAATCAATAAACGAACAGGTTGATAAATTACGAGCAAAAGAAGGTATTGTTGGTGATGTAAAAATTGAAAAGAAAGTTGAAGAAGAAAAGCCAGTAGACCCACAATATTTTGATCCAAAGGATTTAGTCCTATGAAAGATAGACATTGTGAAACATGTGGTGGATTATTAGCTGCCACATATGAAAGAACTGATTATTATTTCTATATTGATGAAAGTGGTAAAGTGGTTCGAGATACAAACCCAGATCTTTGGGTTCAAGCCGCTCTTAACATTCATTGCTCAAATGATAGGACTCACAATATTGGTCCGATATACGGTGAAAAAGGTTATGAAGAATTTGAAGAGTGGAAGGAGCAATTTGAAAGAGAGATATTCAAATTAATATTAGAGGAGAATAAAATCCATGACGTATAGCAAAGAATGTCTACCAGATATTCAATGCGAATCTCCAAATATCCACATCCCTATTCAACAGGTGGGGGTCGAGAATGTTGAGGTTCCGTTTAAATTAGAATCAAAATACGGAGGATTCCATCAACTAAACGCAAATGTTTCTATGCGGACTCACCTAGACAAAGATACCAAAGGTATTTCAATGTCTCGACTTCTCCTGACACTAAAACCATATTTGGATTTGCCATTGAAACACAAATTGATTAAACAGATATTAGAAGACTTAAAGGTTAATGTTGAAAGTATAGCAAGTTATATGCGGTTTGAATTTCGTATGCCGATCAACCGCAAATCAATTTTATCTGACAACCAATTTCCAATTTACTACAGATGTAGATTTGAAGGTCAGTTAGAATTGACAAAAACAAATGTTGAACCAGTGGACGTTTATAAATTAGAAGATGTATTCAGATTCTATCAGGGTGTGAGAATACAATATGCATCTTACTGTCCGTGTTCAGCAGAATTATGTAGTCATTTAGGAGAAAATAATAGTCGAGGGTTTCCTCACAATCAAAGATCATTCGCTGACATTTTAGTCGAGGTTGAAGAATCAAATTATCTTTGGTTGGAGGACATTATCGAATCAGTTGAATCAAGAATTAAAACCCTACCATATCCTGTAATTAAAAGAGTTGATGAGCAGGAGATTGCAAGAGTTGCGGCTGAAAATCCAATGTTTGTTGAAGATGCAATTCGTGAAATCTCTAATGTATTGGATGGTAATCCAGCTATTCATGATTGGATTGTAAAGTGTTCACATGAAGAATCCATTCATACATCTGAAGCTATCGCTATTAATTGGAAGGGAGTTCCTGGAGGGTTCAGTGGAAAAAGGTATTTGTAAAATGTTACCGTGGAATAAACAATCAGAAAGAGGGTCATATCAAGCATATACAAATCATAGAAATGGTAGATTTGCTGGTGCCGGGTCTGTTCAATATATCAGAGAATATCTTGATGATAATCCAGCAATGTATTTAAGAAAAGGTGATATTGTGAAATTTTATGATGGGTTTATAAAAATGTTACCTCATAACTGGCAGAGATGGTTCTTGAAGCCCGGTGATAAAAAGAAATATTATCCAAGGGATAAAAGAGTTCCAAGATATGCAGTAAATCAATATGCTATAATTGCTGGGCGTTACCGCAAAATAAAATTTAAATATCGAACATTCTATGATTATGGTTGTGTTGTAATGATGTTGACTGGAGAGAGTGCCGGTCACATGAGACATTATTGGAGTAGTAAACCATTCGATTTAAAGATTCCATTTCCTAAACCTTTGACACAAAAGTATATTCAAAAAGCACTCCCGACGAATATTTTAGAAATTTTAAATATGCACTACGATGATTCAAATGCATCAAGAAATTTATTATTAGATAGACTATATATGCATTTCAGAAGGAGTAACTCATGATAAAAAGATTGTATGAAAAAGAACGAGATTATGAGAGATGCGTTTTTGGAGAATACAAGGACGATCCCTCATTAAGTTTTCCAAGCTTTCTGGTATTCCTTGAAAAATACATAGAAAAAGCTAAAGCCGCTTATGCAGGCAAATGGGATAAGGATCTTCCTCCATGGATGAAAACTTGTGTTGAATATGAAAATGGAGGTTTTGCACCGGTTAAGGCATATGAAGAATTAATTAAAGTTATGGCTCTTGCAGGTGCAGCATTAGAAACATATACAATAATTGATCCTGAAAAATGGAGAGAGAATCCAGAAAGTGATGCTTCAAAATGGAGAGAATAAAAAAAGAAGGAGAATATGAAAACATGAATGAGAATTTATCACAGATGGTAAGAGAGTCAACACCAGAAGACAATGGAATGGTTTTTTCAGAAACCGACTTAGACCTTCCAATTGAGGAAGAGGAAGCTGCACCAGCAGAGACTCCAATAGTTGAGGAAGCTCCAGCTGTAGCTCCAGCAAACTCTGTATCTCTTACAAACCTCACAAGTTGGTTTGATAGAAATGGTTCGGCCCTTGATAATATCAATCAAGTAAGAGTAGTGATCAGAGGGGTTGATGCAAACAAGTCTTTGATCATGGCAGTAAAAAATGGGGAAGGTGTTGATGAAAATGGAAATGACAAACGCACATTGAGAGTATTCGATGATGCGGATGAAACACCAGTATTAGATCTTCCCGCAGTTTCAATGGATGTTTATAATAACGGTTTCAGAATTATTCATCAATATAATGAAACAATCTTTGTGAAAACATATGGAGTTAAAACAGGACTGATCTGTACGCTGTGTACTCAGGTCGGCGGAAAACTCATTCCATATCACATTGAGCGTTTGAAGAAAAAAGATACCGAGCTAACAGTGGTTGATCGACAAGGGTCACCATTACCAGAAAGACTCGGGCAAAATGCTGATCTCGAAACAGTTCAGCTTCTTTATAAACAATCAGCGAAATCAATTGATGAAATGTCAACATACCAGACAGTTATTGATTGGTTGCTAGAACGTCAATCTGATGTGACAGACATTAACCATCATGTCCAAATTGATGGCGTTATTATTAGTCTGTTAGCGTAAGGAGTTTGGGGTGGGGGAAAAGACCTCACCCCATTATTCACAATGAATATTAATGAAAATGTAAAGTTAGTTCTAAGAGATGTATATTTGTATGATATTGAATCTTGTCACTATTCAATCATGCAAAATTTGGGATTGGATTTATCAGGAATTAATAAAGAAGATAAACTCGAGCGCAACATTCAAATTGGTAAAATGATGCGAAAAAATCCACGCCTGACATCTCTATTAAGGAACACCACAAGGTCGATTATAGATGAGTATATTCGGGCCAATGATGTGGCAGACGGTGAGATCTTGCTTAGACAATATGATGGTATCATCACAACAAGAACTCTCCGTATAAACGACCTGAAGGGGATTCCGTTGAATATTAGAAAGCATTTCCTAATCTTTATCTCGTCAATTGATCGTAAAAAATATATTGCATTAGATAGTGAAATGAAGACAACAATTAAAGGTGTTTCATTTCGGTACGATGAAATGGACAAAATCTATGAATCAATTTGTAGAATAAACTTTACAAATAAAGAATCAATTTTCAGGAATCTTCAAGTAATAAAAGATCGTCTAATGACGACAACAAACGCAAAGTTATTTGGAATCCCAGTTGGGGAAAAGAAATTCAATATTTTCTTAAAAGGTTACGGGCAAGTAGAAGTGACAAAAGCAACATTGAAGATTATGGATCCAAACGATATTGATCGAGATAGGTATTTCAATTTTTATATCGCCCCCTTTACCAAAAGTATTGTGGTCGATTTTGTGAGGTAAAAATGCTAATATTGAATATTGCAGCGGGTAAATTTGATCCGCTTCCTTTAACACCAGATGAAAATCTTCTATACCCAAGATATATCTTAAATGTGGATACATCATTTTTCTCAACAACACAAGCATTTATGATCGAAGCAGACATGGAACAATGGGCGGAAGATGGTGATAGAATAACAAAAAGAAAAAATTTAAACATGGATGTATTTGAGTTCATGGAAAGAACATCAATTACATTCGACCGAGTTGTAATCTATAGATTCCTTGAACATGTATCATTTACACAAGTAGAATATTTTATTTATCTTGTTTCCACCGTGTTGCATAAAGGTGGGCAAGTTGATGTTATAGTTCCAAATTACAAAGTATTAGCGAATATGATATTGCAAGAAGATGAATATGAAGAAAATCCAGATTTCAAATTTGAACCACATAACATTCTATTGACAACCGAGTTATTAAATGAACCTTCATGCCCTCATGCATCAATCTGGACATTTGAAAGAATGAAAAGATTTTGGGAGCTTGAAGGAAGATTCGAAGTTAAATGCCAGAATCCAAATTTTGATTTCGACGGAAGGAGTATTTATTTACGTTCAATCATTGAAAGGATTTAATTATGTTACTGCACAGCAAAGTGACAAGTGAAGGTGGAGGAAGTGGGAGTTGTGGTACGGCCAATTATAAGATTAATCGTCCCACTATTACAGAAAAACTTTATTATTCAGTTAAAGCAATATTTCTAAAGCGCTCAGTCGAACGAAAAGAACATTTTGTATTTGAAGTTATTAAAGATACAAACGGAGAAGCTGGAGAAAAAACACTTTCTGAAGCAATTGATATTTGTGCTGAAATGTTAACCGATTTTAAATTCCAGGGATCCAATCAATTATTTCAACATACATTATCTATGAGATTGTCTGAAGTAATGAAAAATGTATTATTGAAAAATGAAGATGTAATTCCATTAGAAGGTGGTGAATTGAATGAGTGAATCGTTTGCTGAAAGAGCAAGTGATATGGGGTTAGAAGCAAACCCTATAAAAGGATTATATTCATATGCCGATAGATATGGTGAAGTAGTTTATCGTGAATTATTTACAAGATTATTAAACAATTCAGATTCGACTTTATTTCATCCAACAGATGGTCAACAGGCACCCATGATAGCTATATTTACAAAGGCTCCAGAATGGACTGATTATCAATATGCTGGATATGTTTCAAATCTTTACAAATTCATCGGTAATGATGTTTTAAATCAACGAATTAGAGATGCTATTCTGTCAGTTGGAATGCCAATTATGACAGAAAATACAATCATGACATATGATAATACCCGTATGCGTAATGAGATCATTATTCAAAATGGTCAACAGGTTGCAAATGCAGGTGATGTGTTGCCAGTTATGATTGTGAATAATAGCTATAACGGAACAAGAGCAGCTTCAGTTGCCTTTGGAATTTCAATGGCTTATGCTCGTAACCGTGTAACTTTTGGTTTTAGCTTGGGCGAATTAAGGCAAGTTCATATTGCAAGTTCAAGCACAAGTGTAACGTCAGCAGTAAACTCATATATGGAAGCCTTTACAACAGGCATCGCTGATATGATTACTCAAAGCTTTTCAAGTACATTAAATGAAACTGAAATGCTTGCAGTGTTAGATGTCATTGAAGGTTTTGGTAAAAAGAGAAGGGAAGCTGTTTCCACATTATTGGATGAAATTCAACGTGAGTCTGGAAACCAACTTCCAACTGCATGGCAAATGTTCTTAGCTATTGTACGCTACAGTAGTTTTGAACCAAACCTGAACACAAAACGCTTGATGGAAAATGCAGCGGAAAGTGTTTTGGTTATTCCTCAAAGGATGTTCGAAGTCTTAGAAAGACTTCAATCATCATAGTGCCCTTTTCCATAGGGCATCCTCCTTTTGTGCCCGGTTAATTCCGGGGTGGTTGGGTGTGGGTGGAACAATACAGACTGGACTGGTCATCCAGTTGTTAATGTATTGTTTTGCCCACACTTTATTTTTTTTGGAACAAAAAATAAAAAGGGATAGGTAGATCATGCCAGAAGAAAAAAGCTATTATACACCGAATAAACTATATGAATTAAAAGTAAAAATAAAAGACCTGGACTATACCAATGATACGCTTGAAGTAATGTTTGCCTCATCCCTTGCAACAGCATATCAAGTTGTTGATATTACTTTCCTGTTAGACCCAAATGATGTAATCGTTGAAGAAATTTTCGGTGGAGAGCCAATAAAATTACAAATAACTTTATATAGAGAACAAGACTATCCAGGTCCAAGTATTAATGTTGAATTGATGTATTTGAACTCGGATTTTCAGTTAACAGAAAAAGGTCAAATGACTGAAATGACTATGAAGGATAGAACTAGACTTACAATTACATGCCTTGCTAGAAAACCATTTACTACAATGTCAACACTTGTAAATGATGTTTTTATTGGTCAACGTCTTTCAGATATTGTCTCATCATTAGCAGCTACCGTTGGTACAGTTGTTGATTTTGATAGTTACAACAGAAATCAAGCAGTGATAGATCAAGTTTGTATTCCTCCTACTACATTTTATAAAATAATTAAAGAGTATGACAAAACAAGTGATGATATGTTTGATGGGTATTTAGACCAAAGATTTGGGTTGTTTTCTGGAGTTCCTGGGGTATTTTGTCAGCATGATAATAAAGTTTATATAAAAAATTTAACAGGAAAATTAAGAAAAAATCAAACATTTACAGTTTACCAATTAGCATCGACCTCTGGAGATTCTAAACTTCAAGAAAAAATTTATGAAGAAGCTCTGGATGGAAATGTTTTTTATACATATGATACAATAGAAACTGAATATTTAGGAACATCTAAATTTGCTGATTTAGGATCTTCTATAAATCATCTTATAAAACCAAAGGACTCCATTACGGCAACAATCTCACAAGATTTGCAAACAGTTGCACAAAATTATTCATTACTATATAGTCAACGAAATAACAATTTATTTATTGACTCAGCAGCAAAAAGAACAAGATATTATAATGAGGATACTGGATACGAAAAAGAAGCAACATTATTTAACTCAAGATTTGGAAAATCTCTTGCTGATCTTTCACATATTTCTTTAAATATTGAAAGAAACCTCCCAGTATTAAATCTTATTGATGTTGGTGAGTGTGTAAAATTTAAACCACAAACTATTGAGTACCAAGATCTTGAAGGAAAATATATTCTATTCAGTTCAATTATTAATTTTGTAAGGGGTGGGCCTGATTGGCAAACAACTGCAAATATCAACCTCTATAGAACCAACAAAAAGAACTAGGGGGCGTCCCCCCTTAGCTTTCGTTTCTATATAATCTACAAAACGACAGCAATGAAGAAATCGAACTGTCAATTTTACAACGGATAAAAAAATTCATATTTCCCTCCTTTGTTTTTTTGTACAATTCTTTCATTTCATTAATTAATATATATAGAGAACTCATCTAATAATTAGAACAAAAAACAAAGGGAGAATAGTATGGCATCAATACAAACACCGAAAGATCTACAAGGATTAGCAGATAAGTATGTAACTGAATACTTGAGGTGTAAATCCGACTTTGAATATTTTTGCCGAACGTATATATTAATCGAAGTTCCGGGAAAAGACATTAATCTTGTACCATATAAAAAACAGGTAGAACTTGTTAATTTAGTTGAAGAAAAACATTATGTATTGGTTTTGAAGAGCCGTCAGATTGGAATCTCAACTATAATTCAAGCCTATTCTGCCTGGTTGGCAAACTTCTTTGATAATGCTGTTATTGGTATTATTTCAAAGGATGGGAAAGAAGCTACGGACTTTGCTAGAGCTATTCGTGGTATGGTTGAAAAATTACCTGATTGGATGAAACCTCCAAAGGGGCCACTGGGTAAAGGATTTTCAAAGAGAACAGAACAATCATTTATTTTAACAAACGGATCAAAAGTTTATGCTTCTCCTGTTAATCCAAATGCTCCAGATAAAACCCTTCGTGGTAAGGCATTGACATTCTTGGTAATTGACGAAGCAGCATTTGTTCATCATATTGATACCGCCTGGACTTCTATGGTTCCAGCTTTATCAACGAACCAGATGCAAGCCAAGAAAGCAAATGTTCCATATGGTACTGTTGTTCTTTCAACTCCAAATAAAACAGTTGGAATTGGAGAATGGTATTTTAAAAGATATCAAAGCGCAGTATCAAGAGATGATATTTTTGAACCATTTGTAATTCATTGGAGAAGTATTCCTGAGTTATCAGAAGATCCTGATTGGTATAAAACTCAATGTGCTCTATTTGATAATGATCAAAGAAAAATCGCACAAGAGCTTGAGTTAAAATTCTTACCAGCAGAAGGATCATTCTTTGAACCTGAAACTGTTGAAAAAGTTCAAGATGCTGTACAACAACCAATTGAAAAAACAAAAATCTTCAATGGAGAAATTTGGAAATTTTCTCATGCTGTGCCAGGAAGATATTATATAATGGGAGTTGATACCGCACCTGAACATGGTTCAGATAAATCTGCTGTAACTGTTTGGGATTATGAAACAATGGAGCAGGTTTGTGAATATCAAGGAAAATGCAAAGTTCTTGATTATGTTAAGGTTGTTAAAGTATTGGCCGCACAATATCCTGGAATGATTGTTGTAGAATCAAACTCATATGGTAACCAGGTTGTTGAGCAATTAAACTATAGCGAATTTGGGCACATGATTTATAAAGAAAAAAGAGGTAAACAAACAGTATTACCAGGTCTTTCAACTAACTCAAAAACAAGACCGTTAATGATTGATGCCCTATATTCATATATTACGCAATATCCACAGTGTGTAAAATCAGAAAGATTAGCTTTGGAGATTGCAGGGTTAGTAACAAAAACGAGTGGTCGTGTTGAAGCTGATACAGGTTGTCACGATGACTTAGTGTTGAGTACATCATGTGTTATGTATGTAAGAAAATATGATCCACCAATGTTGATTAGTACACAAGAGTTTACACAGCTTTCGTCTGAGATGACAGATATTATAGCTGGTAATAGTGGAGCAGTTGGAGATATTTCAAATGAAGGTATTATGAGACATGTAAAAGATCACATTGGCGAGATGCAAGGGTTTGTAGATATATTATCATTATATAGTAATAGATAGGAGTTAAAATGGAAAAACAGTTATCGGAATTTATGGGACTTCCACATGGAGACTTAAAGCCCGTTGATAGATTCGATGGTAAAACATTTTATACATCGCCCCAATTAATTAAGCAATATCTAAATGCAATTAGAAAATCTGGAAAAGGTGCTCCAGTTTTTAATAAAATAGAAGATTTAACATCCAAATCAATAATAACTCCAGTATATAAAAGTAAAAGTATTCTTAGAGCAATGTTTAAGTTGCAGCCAGTTCAATTCAGAGGAATAGCAGGAGCAGCATTACCACAGAAGAAGATTGTTTATATTTTTGTTGAACAAAGCGCAAATCTTTTTTCATTCGTCCAAAATAATGCATTAGCCAGTGTTACATTACATGAATTAATTCACTTACTTTCATTTACAAAACCGAAAGTATTTTTTAATTTATTCCAAGAAAAATTACTTCATTTTTATCAGTTTTATTTTTGTCGTTTGTTAAATTGTAATCTAAGTAATATAGATCAATCCAAAATGAAAGATTTTTTAAATTTTTTGTATTTCAAAATTGAAGGTAGAAAAGGTTTTATGATAGACAATAAACTATTGAAAGAGTATTATGATAAAATATTTGAAATATTTAAACCTACTTCAACACTATCGGATGATCAATTTACTAAAATGGTTACATCATATATAGTTTTTATTAAACTGGTACAAAAATTAGAGGGTGGCGGACTAGGTCATATGATGATTAATCTTGCAATGAAATTCAAATATCTTGTAAGTCCATTATATGTAGCATATAAAGAAATTTTTACAATAGACGCTCTTAAAGATAATCAATTTGCATATCAGGAATTATTTGCACCATCAGAAGTAATTTCTTTATTGACACTTGCATCTAGTCCAGATCAAAAAGTATACCAAGCTATTAATAAGCTGTAAGGAGATAATGTAGATGGCAGACAAAGATCCACCAATCAACATGTCTAGTGATAGAGCTCGCCGTATCAATAGTCTTCATCAAAAAGTGGAAGGCGTTGTCCATGAGCAAAATAAAAGAAGACTACAAATATCAAATGAGGTTAGTTCGTTAACAAAAGAGCAACAAAGGTTAATGCAACAACTTGATATGGAACGTAGTGAATTTACAAATGATACTGCTGCAGCATATAATGGAGTTGTTAAAAGCTTAGGAAAAGCAATTCAAAATTTATCAGTTGGTGTAAAAAATATTACAACTGATACTGCAAAAGCAACAAGTGCGGCTATTGGCCAATACGGTAAAGCTATTGGTGAAGATATAAGTATTAACAAACAAAATACAATGGCAATGGCATTATCTAAAGCCACACCGCTGTTTGGTTATTTTGCTGCTAAATTTATGGAAACCGATGTATTCCAATCAGCGGCAAGAAATATGAAAGAGTCTGTTTCTGGAACATTAGCTAAAGCAGGAGAATCTTTAGGAAACGTATTTAAAAGAAATAAAGAACTTCAAGCTGAAGGCGAATTACCAAAGATGCAGGAAGGTGGTTTTGTAAAGAAAGGCGGTGTTGTTGAAGTTCATGCGGCTGAAGTTGTCACCCCAATTGATAAAATTATGAAGCGAATTGATGATGTTAAAACTGAAGACATCTCAAAACGCTTAAGTGTAGTTCTTGATACACTATCACAAAACCTTGTAAGAATGGAAACACTTGTTGGAGAAATCCATCAAGATAGAAAAGATATATTTGGCACATTTATTCAAGAATTTCAAAAAACTAGAATGTATAAAGAAAAACCATGGCAAGATAGATTGCTAAAAGCTGTTCTTGAATTAAAAGTTGCCATGATTGGTACAGCATCACGATTTAGAATTGCGTTCCAAAGAACATTGCTACAACATCCAACATTTAGAGCAATGTTGATGTTCAGTCAAACATTGCAATCAGTAATAACAAGTCCGTTTAAAGCACTGTTTGGACTTAGGGGTGGATTTGCTGGAGATGTAAAAAGAGCTACAAGTACAAGTAATATCTATGCACAACAAGTTAATATGTTAGCATTGATTTATATGAAAGGTATGACATACCTTCGCAATATAGAGAAATATACAAAAGTTTCAGCTGAAGCTTTAGTTGGACAAGAGGTATCTCCAACCAGTGGTAAACATTATACTCTATTTGGAAAAATTAAAGAGTTTATGACTACAAGAAGTTTTGGCAAGACTGATTTATTTGGAACTTTTGTTGACAATCTTGGTCTTGACAGAGCTGCCCTTGATGAAGCAGGAATACATAGTTTTAATGATTTATTAAATCCTGCTGCAATCTTAAGAAATATGGGAATAACAAAAGAGAATATCAGAGGCCGCTTCGGTGGTGAAGTGGGTGGTGAAGATTATGTTACAGCAGCCCAGGAAGCAGCATGGAATGCTAAGTTTGATGCTGAGTTTGCAGCACGTGGAATGGCAAAAAGAGCAAAACGTGGATATGAAAGGGGAATGACAGCTGCTGGAGAGTTTTCAGATGCAGCAGTAAGATCAACAAAAACATTTGCTGGAAAAGTTGTTTCTCATCTAAAAGAAATTAGTAAAGCTGAAAGAGATAGAGAAGATAGAGAAGGACCACATTCACCTAGTATGGCTGAGAATGTTGCAACAACAGCAACATTTCAAAAGAAAGCTTTCGGGCTATATAAAAAGCTTGCTAGAAATGTTAGATATATTTGGGCAAATGCGAAGAGAACAGCCAAGCTAACAAAAGCAAACTTTAAAAAACAATATAAGTCTGAAATGGAAAGACAAAAAAAGATTGCTGAGATGGCAAAAGATGCTAGAAAAACAGCAAACACTACAGAGAAAGCAGCCAAAGCAGCAGATAAAACTAGAAAAGATATTAAGGGCTGGATTCCAATGTTACTTGGTTGGCTTACAACAATTGGTGGAAGACTTAGAGGCCTTTTAATGAGTTTTGGAAAACTTGGTAGTTGGTTAGTAACTGGTCCTATTGGTAAAGTATTTGGTGTATTGGGTAAAGGTATTGGAGGTATTGCTAAATTCTTTGGTCGTGGTGGTAAAAAATTAACAATTGGAGCCGGTGGAAGAATGGGCAAACTTCTGGGTGGTGCAAGAGGCGCCCTGGCAGGTGGTGGGGTAAGAGGTCTTTTAGGCTGGGGAGCAAGAGGATTAGCTGGAGCAGGTGGAGCAGTTCTTGCTGGCACCGCTGGATTAGCTATTGGCGGAGGAATGGGTTTATGGGATATGGTCAGCGCAATGATGTCCGGAGATGCAGAAGGATATGTTCAAAATTGGCTTATGAGAGGGATTGCTGGATTCCTGGGTGGAACAAAATCTGGTGCTACTGGTGCTAAACGTGGAGCATTAAAAGGTGGATTGATCGGAGCTGGTCTTGGAGCATTTGGAGGTCCAATAGGAATAGCAATTGGTGGAGCTGCCGGAGCAATAGCTGGTGGATTATTAGGATTCGTTGGCGGAGCAGACATATCACAAGCAATAAAAAAACAATGGGAAGGGGTAAAAGATTTAATTGGTGGTCTTTGGAAAGTTGTAAAGTTTCCATTTGACATTATGCAAGAAGCTATCAAGAGTATATGGATATTAGTAAAATGGGCAGGAAAAAATATATATAAAAAGATTGATGAATGGATGGAAGGATCTTCAATTCTTGGACCAATATGGAGAGGAATGAAAGGTGTAATATCAACAATATGGGATGGAATCAAATCAATAGGTGACTGGGTTAAACAAACAATCAGTTCAGTATTTGGTGGAGATGATTGGAAAAAGACGCTAAAACAAGCTATTGTAGATTTCTTTTTCCCGATTCCAAATCTTATAAGAGGATTCAAAGAAATTGGATTAATCATTGATGAGTGGTTAAGCAATCTTCCTTGGGGTATTGGGTTTATATATAGAAAAGCTAAAAAGTACGCAAAGAAAATAAGTGGTGGCACTTTAGCAAGAGATTTGGCTGGTTCACTAGGTGAAGCAAATGTATATGAAAGATCCGCAATATCATTAGATTATGAAGGAGCTCTTGCGAATCAGTATGCAAAAGAAGAACTAAATAGAAACGCTTCAAGAGAAAGAGCTGCAATGTTGGCAGCTGAAGCAAATAGAAGAGCGATTGAATCTCAAACTAAGGCATATGGGGCTCAAATAAATAATTCAACAAATACTATTGTATCTTCTAACTCACAAGTTAACAATGTTGCACCTGGAGAAAGAAAAGGATTTAAAATGACAAACCCAACATTAGATAGACTTGCAAGGGGTACATATCAGTAAGGAGATAAATTTATACTATGAAACTATCACCATTTAATAACACATTTGGAATGCCTCCAGCATCACATGTAAGCGATACGGAAATTATAAATAGTATGCCAGTCATGGAAATTACTCCATGCACACCACATTTTGAATCTGGTTTGACATTATTTAGAGTTAATGAAGCATGGGATAAATATAATGGGATCCTTAATTCTCTTGGATATCAATTAGATACTCAACCGATAAGACTTGCCTTTATAGCTGATAACTTTCCAACAGACTCATTTACAAATGAATATGGTGAAACATTCTTACAAAAATTTACAGATGTTGCATCATCTGGTATGCAGCAACTTGCACAAATGACAGGAAATACATCTGGCCTTGGAACTCTTGATACTTTAGGTGGAACATTTCAAACTACTGGTCAGGAAATGGGTGGAGCTTTGGGGGGAATTGTTGAAGGAATTGGAAGTGGTGCCGCTGGAACAGCAGCAGCTCTAAGAACATTAAAATCATCAATGTCAGGAAACAAAGTTCTTGGTGGTGCAGCTCAAATGATTGATAAAATGATTGGGGGTCATAGAGTTGACTTTCCACAAATTTGGAGGAATAGTGGATATACTCCATCATATACAGCAACTGTAAGATTGTATAATCCAAACCCAGCAAGTTCATCATCGACCCAAAGACATATTATTGGTCCTCTTGCAGTTATACTTGCTTTGGCTATTCCACGATCTGAAGATGGAAAAACATTTAATTGGCCATTTTTTCATAAAATATACTCAAGAGGTATTTATGGGTTGGATCCAGCGGTTATAACAAATGTTACAGTTATAAAAGGAGGGGATCAACAACAGGTGGCATTTAATCAGCAATTAGCAATGGTTGATGTTAGAATTGATATTACAAGTTTATATGGAACAATGGTATTGGAAGAAAATAAAACATTTGAAAGTGCAAGACCAACTGTTAATAATTATCTTGATCACTTATTAGAAAACGACTCAACATTAAGTTATACAAGAAATGAAATGAGACATAGGGCTGGGATTTCTGCTGCAGTTGGAGCTCAAGGAGAGGGTATCCTGGTTAGCTCAGACAGATTTAGAACCGATGCTGCTACTCTAGAAGCAGATCAATCATTTATAGCAAAAAATGAAGCAGTACGCAGAAGAAACGCACCAAAAGTCCTTGAGAAAATTGTAACCGACAGAGTTCAATCAGATACCGCAGCACTTGCGGCAGCTTTAAGATCACAATCACCAACGGATTTATTTACTTAATACAGACACTATGTCTTAATAGCGAAGTCAAATAATAGGCAAGAAATAAACTAATGAGGTATTGTGTTTGAGAGGTTAGACTTTTATATGTCTTTAAATAATCAAAGTCCGCCAATAATTTTTGTAACAATATTCCTACTTGTTGTTTAAAATATATTTGGGCCTTTGTTCGTTTTAGAGACATTAGTTGTCTTAAATATTTTTCGTAATCTTTTCCACAAAATTGTTTTATATCTTGAATATCTTTAATATATAATTTCAAAACCAATCTTATCAAATCTGCATATTCAGTATTATTTAATTTACTAACAATTTGAGTTGCAAGCGATGCCTTTATTTTGGAAAACCGTCTAGCTTCTTCTTGTGTTTTTCTATCAACAAATCTATAAACAGTTAATTTTTGAGCAATATCATCAATTAATTTTGTTGATCTTTCAGTGGATTGTTGTTGATAAGCATTTTCATCTTCTTCATCTGGAGAGGTTTCTGTTTGAAATCCAACTCCTTCTTTATCAGCTTTGTAATATGTTTGAGCAAAACTTTTTACACTCTGTGATACACGATGGCGAGACTCTTGTATAAACTTGCTAATTCCATCAAGATCATTGGTTCTTAGTGCCCTAGTCCATCTTTTTATCATTTCCTGTGCCATATAATAAATAGCATTTGCAATTGTTTTTTCCCTGGCGAATAGATGGGTTTTCGTTAAAATTTCAAGAGCATATTTAAAAGAATCAGGGTTACAATATTTAAAAGTCTTGTGAATTAAATTAGCATATTGGCGTAAAACATACAAAACCATTAAATTTGCATAAGCAACTTTATCATTTTTCTTAAGAAAATATTGTAATAGAAATATATAGAAATTTGAAGCGGCATCATTATGTAGTTGAAATGAAGCCTCTTTTCTCCCTTTCCATTTTCTCTTTGTAAAATCTCTAATATCTTTTTCGGTTAAATTTGTTAACTTCAAAAAAGTATATAATTCTTTTTTTAGTTCTGGATAATAGCAAGGCTCTGATAACTTATCTAAATTGAACGCAACGGTTTTAACAATTTCATTTTTTAATTGTAAATCTTTTATGTTAGCTTTTGCTAATAGTTCATCCATTTATATTACCCTAACTGTAATGTTATCTTCTGTAAAATAAACATATTCAGGACCATATCTCAATAGTTGATCCTGAGTTAAATCTATAAGATCAAAATTAAAGAAAATACTTGTCTCGGGTTTTCTCAATCTACAATGACTGACACCTTCAATCCCTTGGACAATATCAATTATCTCTGATCTATATAACTCTACGTTTGTTCCGAACCTATCTTTAAATGCTTCGTACAATGTTTCACGAACTGTTGTTATTAATGTAGACAGCGTCCCACTAAATGTTGTACTTCTGAATACCTCCACTTCTATTTCAATAGGTATTGTATATTCTGGCAGAGGAATCCAACCACGCTCTGAATAAATGTAATTTTCACCCTTACTTGCAATATATACAATCGAATCAGAAACAGGCTCTTCATAAATAACAGTTAAACTTGTGGCATCAGTACATTTAATAATATTATCTTGGTATGGATCATCTCCAGTACAAGGTGCATAAATGTATCTAGAATCAGCCGAGCATCCAACAGGCAATGTTTCTACAATATCAAGAACCGCAGATATTGTAGCTTCATTCAATTGCATATTTTGAAGCGAACCATGGGTGTTTGTAAATTTGATATTTGTAAAATCAGTTAACATTTTATAATCTGCTAGATCAAGAGTTGAAATTATTTTTTGCATAACTTGTAACTCAAAATCTCTTTTGTTAATTGAATCATAGTAATCTTTTTCTATGACTGGAACATCATAAACAATGATGGTTGTACTATCGTAAATTTCAACATTTGATCTCATGAAGGTTGTCAAGTCTCTTCTGAATGTTAATTTGTTTGAGTATCTAGCAATATTATTTGAACTTGGATCTTGAATTGTAAACTCATATGTTTGCTCACCCAATGGAATGTCTGTATAAGGATCAAATGTATAAATAAAATATCCTGAAGTTGTATCATTGGTCATCGGGAAAGTAGAACCACTCGATGTAATTTTCATTGTAGATGATGCTTGATCAAAATCTGGTTCTCCAGATTGATAATACAGTTTAAATATTCCTTGTGTTCCATTTCTTATAACTTCTAATTTATCACAATATAAATCATATGTTGACCCAAAGCTTGTCTCTAGTGCTGGTATTAGCTCCAATTCATATACTATATATGTATATTCTCCATTTGTATTAACCGTATCAATTCCAATTTCAAACATTGAGTAATAATCACTATCACCAATTGTAATTATATCATCTCTTTGAATAGATGTTTGAGTTGATGGGATTTCCCATACAGCATTTCTGGTTGGAACTAAATTATCAACCTCTTCAGTTCCCGACCCAAAAATCAAACCACTAAATAATTCAATTTCATTAACCTGTAAATCAGATCTCTTTAATACTGGTAATGAGTTTTGAGCAATTGGGGAATCTGGAACGACAACATTAATATTCTTATAATCATTTTCAGTTACCAATCTACTTAATGTTGAAATAGATGCAATAGAATTTTTTCTAACGTCTTCAAGCGATTCCTCATCTACTCCACCGTAAGCCGGAGATGTATTTACAACATCATATGCAACCACCTGATTAACACCAGATAATGTTTGAACATAAATTCTTTCTCCAGATCTAATAGATCCTGCAATTACATTTCCATCTTCCCCTTCAGTTGTTTCTATTGTTACAAGAACATTAGATCCGGGCGCTGGTTGAACTCCAATCAGACCATTACCAAAAGTTAATCTTCGACCAGTATCTGTTCTTCTTGATACATATCCTTTATCAGTTGAAGACATTAAAAATAAACTATCATATTCTGTCCAAGTTGTATACCCAGCACTTTCTGAAGGTTTAACTTGTACAATCAGTTCTGCAACCTCTCCTGTAATTGGTACATCTAAAGTAATGAATTGATATTGTTGTATATCACTATCAATTTGAAACTCCTCAACGACTTCTTTTCTTTGTCTCAATGGTAAAACAAAATTTAGCGTATTATCTTCAATTGTATAAGGCAATACAAATCGTTTGTTATCTTCTGCAACAAGAATTGTTGCTGAGGAATTATTATCAACCGTGATGGTAGTTGAATAATAAGTTACAAATTCAATATCATCAGATTTGAAAACAAATCCTTGAGGAATTTGAAATTGAACAGATGGATCATCAAATGTCAGTGGAATTGACATTAAGACATCTGCATAAGCCGGTGTTGCTTCTCTTGTATTATAACCCAAAAATGATGAAAGGTTTAAAATTGATTCTGGAAGCTGAGCTTTTGTTAAGAAAAATTCTCTATATGTTGATAGCTCATAAAACAACAAGTTACCTGTAAGAGTCGAAACGGTATCAATCAAAAAGCTTAAGAATGAAGATTTCGTTAGGTCTACATTATTCAGTTCTAAATAATTCTTTACTTCTGCTGATATTTGTTCTCTAATACTATCTCTTGATAGGTATATTTGACTTGATAATGTGTCAGTCATTATTTATCTCCTAACAGCTTACAGGTTGTCTGCAGGTAAAATAATACCCACATCTACTATCATATAAATTTTTTAAACTTGGTTTTAATAATGAATGCTTGTATAACAATCTAGCCATAAATTGTGAATCTTCTAATGTATGGATCTTCTTATCATATTCTACAAATGAATATGTATTTTCAACCTGCGCTTCTACTGATGGTAACCCCTCACTTTGAAAAGTCTTACATCTAATTTTCCAAAAACGTCTTTCTGTGTTTGGATGAATTTCAACACCCGTTACAACAAACAGAGGGTATGTATTATTGGTCGGACTTAAATATTCCTGCTCCAATTTAATAATATCATTTGGATAGGGTTTAAATTTATATGTACTTGGCATAACAAAAGAAGTTTCATTCTCTTTTACATATCCAACCTCTTGTGCATCAAAAGCTGTTGAATATTCTTCTGAATAAAACAAAGGCAATACTAAAATTTTATTTCTTTTGATTCCGGAAAGATCTCCAACCTGTTCATATGCTCCACCCATAATATCTTCATCTTCCCAGATTGTATCACATACATTTAAATTATAATAAGTGACCAGAAAAGCCACAACGTGTTTGCTATAATAATCGTAAACTAAATTCTGGTACTCATGTATATATTCATAAATGCGTTGATAATGTTGAATTGCCATTTATAGTCCTTTTTGTGCTGCCTTTGCATTTCTTGCTTTTGCCTTTGATAATGCAGCCCTTAACCCTGACTCAAATTTTATTTTTCTTTCAACCTCTCTTTGTTTCCAATCTTCAAGCATGTTATATATTTTCTTTTTACATTTAGATGGATTATTTGCTTTATTACATTTTGCTAATTGACTATTTAAAGTTTTAACTGCGTATTGTGCTCCCAAATAAGAACATTGCAAATAACAAACATTTTTTGGAAGTTTTCCTTGTGCTGCACATTTACTTGCACATCCGAAGCTATATTTTTTTACAATATAATTGATGAGGTCATTAAAAAAAGGAACTGGAACAGCCCAAAGCCCCAAATACATAACAGTTCTAACCATTTTTTCTTTTTTAGGATCAAGTTTAATTGGGGCAACTCCATCATCTTCTTTAATATATTGACAGACTTGATATAATTTTAAATGATCTCTGAATGAAAAATTATCTCTAATAACTTTATTTTCTGAAACTAATTTAACTATTTGATCTTTTGGTAATTCTAAGGAGGCCCTTAAAGTCTTTGCTCTCTTGGTTAATTCTTTTTGTCTTTGTTTTCTTATCTTTTCTTCCGCATCAACCTTAGCTTTGTTCAATCTAACTATTAACATTTGAACTCTTTTTGCCCATTTAATATATTCTTTTTCAAGTTTCTTTTCACATTTTTCAGAGTGTTGATATTGACTGCATTTTGATATATTATTTCTAATATCATCCGCCATTTTCTTAGCAGCATTTAACTGGCATTCATACTTACAAATCTTTCTTTGTTTTGAAAGTGGCATTTTTGCAAAACAAGATCTCACACATGTATCAGTTGCTTTTCTATACAGATAAAGGATAAACATTGCAACAGCTGGAGCTGCAAGAAGCGCACCAGGCCCTGCTACCACTCCGGCAGCAATTGCAGCAATACTATATTTTAAAAACTTTGAAAACTTACTTTCAAAATCTCTAATATCTTCTGTGACCAATAAGGTTATAACTTCTTCATATGTTAATTTTTTAACCTGACTGCATAGATGAACATGTTCTTTAAATGTTAATTTTTGTTTTAAAACATTACTATCAAAAACAACATCGAGAAGATATTCTCTTCCACATTCTGTTAGTAATTTTTTATCGTTATCATTAATCATTTTTAGGACTCCGTTTCATCTAAAGACTCATAGAACTGGAAGTAGGTATTTTCATCAATTGCAACTGAAACTTGACCAGATTCATTATCATATTCAACATCAACAGCAACATTGAAGCCTTTCATATTTGGAAAGAAAGATATAGTAACATCTTTAATCCGTGCTCTATCATCATAAGCTCTAATTGATGAAACAACTTCTTGAACTATTTGTTCTCTGGTTCTATCATCTGCAGGTTCAAAAACCAATTTGTATAAATTACTTCCATATTCCGGATCAAACATATAAGTTCTTTTAGGGGTAGTGAGAATATTGGACCATGAGTTTAAAATAACATTGACATCTTCTATTCTTTGAAAATCTCCAACACTGGAAATTCTAGATTTATAGTCGGCAAGTTTTGAATCAGATCCAACTACAGTTTTATTAAATCTACTTAAAAGATTTGCCATGTTTGTTTATTTCCTCATGCATCCTTTTTTGCTTTTCTTCTTCAAGTTTGTTCTTCCATCGCATATAATCTTGAAATCTTTTATAAGGCATTGAAAGGCACTCAACATATGATTGTTTACTCATTTCCATGCAAACAAACACTGATTCATTTAAATCTTTTTTATATTTAACTATTTCTTCATGCTGAGTACAATGAACGAAAAAAGCTTTCCACCAAATCTATATTATAAACATCCTCATGCCCGCAACTCGTACAGTTACTTTTCATTTTAAGATCAACGCCATATTGCCCAAACTTATCAGAGTATTGTTTAAAAATCTCTCTTTTATCTCTTGCTGAAATTGACATATAAGCATCAACAATATCAACTCTATCATCATATACAATAGGGTCTTTTCTTTCAGGAACATCTTGCTCAAATTTGTCAATTATCAAAGTCTCTGTAATTAATTCGAGTGTTGAACCGGGTCTTGAGTTTAAATTTTTAATACCGATCATTTCATCAAAAAGAGTCGGTTGTTTGATTGTTACAAGAACTCCTTTTGTTACAGGAAGCTCAAATGTTTTTGTTTCCCCAATAATTTTATCTCCAGGATATGGAGTAAAATTAAATGTACTTGATGCCTGAACCGTAACTTCATAAGTAGCTGAGCACTCTTTACATTTAACTTGATAATTTCTTATTTCCTCATAAGTAATATGGTACAAACCATAAAGTAAAGCATCTCGATCTTTTAGAGTTGTATTTTTCAAAAAAGATGCTAGGTCAGTAATGTTATCTGGTTTCTTCACCAATGATTGAAAAATGCAAGCATTTAAATGATCAGCAATCTTGCTTGGTGTTACTAAACTACCTTTTAGTCTTTCTTCCTCACTTACACTTAAAGATTTCAATGTAAACGATTGTTTTGTCTGTGGTGTTATTACCTCATATTCCGGGTAAGTAACCTTAAATCCTGTGAATGTCATTTGTCGAACTCCTTTCCTTCGTGTCTATTTTATTTATTCATTTTAGATTTTAGTTTGTTGACTTTTGCTCCATATTTATCAGCCTCTGATTTATTAACAAAAGCCATCTGTTTCACATGCTTTTTACATTTTTCTGGATCCTTTGCTTTTTTACACATGCCAATATTTTTCATTAGTTGTTGTGCATTATAAGCATAATCTTGCTGTTTACACAGAGCTACTGCAAGACTTCTATTCTTGCTAAACCATTTTTCTTTTTTTGCTTTGGCCATACATGCATTATATTTCTTTGAAGCATCTAGTCCATATGTCTTTATAATAGCCAAAACACTTTCTTCTTTAATTACAGACTTTTTTTTAGCGAGTTCATTCAGTCCTTGCAATGATGCTTTCTTTAAAGACTCAATAATATGCGGAGAAGCCTCAAATCTTTCATCAACAATCTCTTTTGTTGATTCATCAATCATTTTGCTGTGAACAAGTTCTCCATCCAACGCAAGAATTTTAAGTTGATGCTCACTAGCTTGCTCAATAAAATTAATCAGCTGAATCTTGCTAGCTTTTCCAATTTGTGTGCTTTCTTTGAATATATAAGCAAGACCCAATCTCATTCTATTAGTATCCATTTTTTATAACCTCCAATAATTATGTTGCTTGTATCTTTCTCATCTTTTTTTCAGCATTCTTGATATAAGTATCAAACATTTTTCTACATTTATCTGGTCTGGATGTCTGATTACATTTTCCCATCTCACGTTTTAAAGCTGAAATTTTGCCAGATATTCCATTAATCTTGTATCTTCTAATGCAATTTTTTTTATCAGCCGCTTTCATATTTTGACATGCTTTTGCTGCTTTGCTAAACTGCATATTATAAATTGCATTTCCAGCAGCCGAAGCTGCAGCAATAATTGCAGCAGGAACAAGCCATGCCACTTCAGAAACAATAACATCATGTTCTTTAACAATCTCTCCATGAACTATATAATGCTTTAACTGATTTTCACTGGCAGATTCAATGAACCGCACCAGTTGCAATTTAGATGGTTTAGGTAATTCCGAATCATAAACCATACACGCAGCAATTGTTTGAAGGGCTGATTTTGGTAACATTTTATCTCCCTATTAGGTTCCGGAAGATTGTCTTGGGCCGTAATTTTTAACAGTTTCTTTAACTTGAGCAAATGTATTAGCAAAGCTTTGACATTTTGATAATACCCATGGTTCATGCCATGCATAATCAACATTAAACTCTATTTCAAGATCAAGTCTTCCAACTGTTTCAACATCACTGGTAAATAAATCTTGTGGGTCTTTAGATGGGAATACTCCATCGTATGCTGCATAATATTCAACGGTTTTTGCATCTGGAGCTGTTGTCCAGTAATACATCAATCCAGCATAAGTTTTCTTTGTGTATCCCTCGCCCTCTGTACCATCTTCTAAATCAGTAACACCAGTTCTGTAATCTCTAATCAACTTCACCCAGTTATGCATAATATCTAACAATGGAGTTTTGTTGAACTCAAGAAACTTAACAGAAACAGTGTTTCCATAGTCGATGTTTCCTGGCACTGCCCATTTAACTCCACCAAGACCTGTATACTCAACTTTATTTAGAGTTCCTCCTGGAGGTGTTACAGACAGACATGATGCTGCCAAAATACTTTGAATTTCTCCTGCTGAAGAAATTCCACTAATCCCATTAGAAGCAATGTAGTTAGGTAATCCTGGTGGAATCTTGTCAAACCACACAAAATGATAACCTGTTACATAAGGGTCAGCCACACCAACTGTGGTTCCACCGAACTTTCTAGTTAAAATATTTTGTCCTAGTTCGGCAAACGAATATTTCATACCCATGTTAATGTCCTCCTAGTTGCTAAGCAACCTTATACTTTACACGTTTTTTAATTACATTTAGAACTGCTTTCCAGTCCCCATTCGGTATATGAATGGCTTTGTCGTCAATATAAAAATCAGCAGCTAATTTCTCAGCAGTAATTTTATCAAAATATATTCCGTGTTTATTAAGCCATTGTCCAATCTTTTTAATTTGATCCTCATGATCACCACCAAGTTCTTCAGCATTTTGTTCCGAAGCTCTTGTGGTGAAAATGACAATTTCATAGCCTTGTCTTTTTAACCAATCAATAACTTCCTTTGCTCCATCAAAAGCATCATCATAAATTTCACCATCTTGGTAACCATTTGAATATTTATGAATTGTTCCATCCAAATCAATCATAGCACGTCTGGGAACTTTTTCCTCTTTTGATTCTGGATAAAGGGTTTTAATTATTTGACGTTTTTTCTTTTTAGGAGTCTCTGGAAACGAATCAATTGCAAAACCCCCAGCTGCTTCTTCGTTATCTTTACGTTTTTCTAATATTTTATTTATAATGTCCATACTATTACCGGCAAGGCGATTTTATATTTTGTTCTAAACTTGTTAGCATATCGTTGATAAATAACCCATCATCTATATATATTAATATCTAATAAATGAAATGATTTGACTTTATTTTTTAATGGAGGAAAAAATGGCAAGAAAAAGTGGTGGAGGAATTAGTATCAGCACGATAGTTTTTCTGATAATTGCGTACAATGTATTTTTTTCAGATGATGATGCTGACAAAAAAGAGGTTAAAGTTATAAAAACTTCTGATAAACAACAAATATCCGAAACATTAAAAGAAAGTGCGAATAATCTTAAAGAAGAAGCTAAAGTATTTATCAATGAGGCAAAAAAAGAATTTGAAAAAGCAAAAGAGGAATTCCTTAAACCGGAAGAAAAGGAGAATCAAATAGAAAATGAGTCGAACGACAAAGAGGAAATAGTCAAAAAGAAAGAAGAAAAAATTGAAGAACTTAAACCAATCGAAGATAAAAAACCTGAGAAAGGAATGAAAAAGTTATGATTCTCAAATTTGACAAACATTTCAAAAACCATCAATATGAAATATTATTCAATACACAAAGTGGTCTTGAAATAACCCGTGGAGTTCACGGTCATCCAGACCCATTCGTTTTAAAAATGGCCTCCCTGCTAGATATAGGCGTCATGGGAACGTGCAAACATAAGTGCCCATTCTGTTATCAAGGGCATATAGATCGCCCGAATATGAAGCTCTCAGACTTCAAACAGATCATTGATGAGACATCTTATCATGTTAATCAGGTTGCTCTTGGTGGGCGTGGGGATCCAAATCATCATCCCCATTTTGCAGAGATGCTTGAATATTGTAGGAAACATAATGTAGTTCCCAATTATACAACCAGTGGAATTGGTCTAACTGATGAACAGATTGAAATATCCAAGATGTGTGGTGCTGTTGCTGTGAGTGATTATGAAAAGGATTACACATATGATGCATTGGATCGTTTTATTAAAGCAGGAATTAAAACTAATATACATCAGATTTTTTCATCCAAATCATATATCAAATGTTGGGGATTGGTCGGCGGTGAACTGCCCGGCCTGTGGAAAAAGTTCGACCATACAGGTTTAAATGCTGTTGTATTTCTTTTGTTTAAACCTCATGGAGCAGGTTCAAACCTGAAGTTCTTAATTCCGACAGAAGCACAAATCCGTGCTTTCTCAAGTATCATATTCAATCCAAAATCGAGATTCAAAGTCGGAATGGATAGTTGTCTTGTAAATCATGTTTTGAAATATGGTGATCCATCTGCATTACAGAAAGCAAGTGTTGATACATGTGAAGCATCAAGGATGTCAGCATATATTACACCAGATATGAAATTCATGCCCTGTAGTTTTGCAGATGAAAACAGTTGGGCGGTTCCAATTGAAAATGGCCTTCATGAAATTTGGGATGAAAGCAAATCGTTTGATAACTTTAGAAAAATCTTAACCAAGAACAATGCCTGTTGTCCTCTTGGTCTGTAAAGGAGAAGTGTAATGAAAATAAAAAGTGAGTTTGTAACAAATTCAAGTTCTTGTTCATTTGTAGTAATCGGTGCCTATATTGAAGGAAGTTTGATCCCCGAAGATTTGCTTCCAAAGATCAGAGAAGCATGTAAAGATGAAGACATAACATTAGAAGATGTCCGGAACTATCCTTTGGAGTACATCGAAGCTTTATTTGAAGATCATGATTTTGACTTTTCGACAGGACACCCGTATGGAGATGGAACCCCAATGATCGGAATTCCATATACCGAAATGAAAGAGAATGAAACCCTTGGTCAATTTAAACAAAGAGTACATGATGGTTTAAAATCGACTTTGGGTATTGATGTTGAGGTCGGGCATATAGAAAAATGTTGGGAGGATAGATGAAGATAAAAACTGATTTTGTAACAAATTCAAGTTCTTCTTCATTTATTGTCTTTTGGCCAAGAAAAATCAAGTCCGATAAAGAGGTTCGAGCATTTATACGGAGAGAAGATTTTATTAATATTATTACAAGAGATTCTGTTGAGCAAAGACCATATAAAGCAAACCCAAACTCCAAAGAAGCTGTTAATCGTTTGGCAGATAAATTGAAGCATGATTATATTCCAGAAATTGATTCATGGAGAAGCGAAGATGGGTTTTGTGAAAAACATGAAGTCTCTAAAGAAGACTTTAAAAATAATAAACAATGGCAGGCACAAAGGTGGTTAGAAAATGATCTGATGAAAGAGCAATATGCTCTGGAAAAAGCAATCAAATACCTAACACAATATGAGGGATGTTATGTCTACAATTTTGAATACGGTGACGAAGATGGTGGGGTCTTTGCTGACCTTGAACACCGAAATGACTGGGGGAGACTGCCCTATATTAGAATCAGCCACCACTGAAAAATATCCCAGTCGTCGTGATGAAAGAAGATTAAATACACTTGTTGATAACTATGTAATGGCCGAGTTTGTTGCTATTCCCCAAGATTTCGATCTTCAGAGTCATCTACATATGAGAGAACAAATCGGTATATATCAAGTAAAAAATATGAATATTACACAAGCCAATATATTCATAGAGGGAATCAAAAATGCTCCTGTGTTTTGCTCAATGAATAATGCATTAATAAATCCAAATATATGTTTCTTTGTTTTACAACTGTTTCAGGAATTGGGGTTAATATTAAAAACAGTTGATAACCCAATGAGACGTGATATGGACAAAGATGTATTTATGTCTTGGGCAAAGTATTGGAATAGTGGGGATCGTAATGATATCCGTGGTCAGCAAGTGAAAAGAATAAGCTTTCTGATTATAAATGTGGTTCAGCTATTCCAAGAAGAAGTTTATGAAGAAGCATTAACAGCAATGAACAGAGTTCAAAAATATCAAGCTGAAATAAACAGCGCAACATTTAACCTGGATGAAAGGAATTAATATGAAACGAAATAGTATGAAAAGAAACGGAATAATCATAAGCATTTTGTCTATAATCCTTAGTATTCTATTTGCTTATGGAATGGTAAATGCAGAAACGACTGCTGTACAAATAGGGGAAGTTGATTGTGTCAAACGGTTGGTTCAAGGGAATGATAAGATCAAAGTCATTCGGGTTGATGATCCTGATAACCCCTTTGTTTCGATCTTCTTCACAACCATTGATAGTGGAAAGTTTCTTGCAATGGCAGACCCAAGCAATACAGCGATTGCCGCAAGACTTACTGGAGAAATTCCGATTAAAGATGGGAAACGTGTTATAGACACTTCAACAAAAACTGATATTGCAAAGATCAGCAAATCAATCGGCACAAAGGTAATGAAAATCGCAAGGTTTTATGATGAGAAAAAAGACACTCTGGTATATTTGGTTTATACGACAAAGCTATTGGATGGGTCTTTGAAACATTCTCTTTCCGTCGTTCCACTCGGTAAACCACTTACTCCATAGACGGAGGAAAGGAGCCACCTAGATTCTATCTGGGTGACTCCTTTTTTGGTTAAATTATACGATAAAGAAATTCAACTCAATTTGCTCAACAACTCTTGTAGGTTCTAGTGTTACATTGACATGAAATTTCTTTGTCTTTCTTTCGTAATCTGTGGCACCAACATCAACTGTATAGTTATACAGACCACGTTTCTTTCTGATAACTTCTAGAAACTCAACAAGCTGACCAGCAACAAGCGACCATGTAATTTCATCATTTTGTTCAAAAATGAAGAAACGGCAGAAATCCTCAAATGCTCTCTTGATGTAAAGAACAAGACGAACAATGTTCAGATCCTGTAGGGCACTTGCTTTGGCTTGAGATGTCAACTGACCCCAAACAACATAACCAGGATTGAATTTAACAATCGGGTTCAATTGTTTCAAGTACATTTGATCTCTCTGACCAAGTCTTGGGTTGTATCTCAATTCTTTAATTGTATCAATTGCTGCTCTGTTAAATCCTGCAGCAGCAAACCACAACTCAGCAACTGTATCATTTCTTGGGAGAATATAAGACATATGATAAATTGGTGAGAACCATACGTCTTGTGCTGTAAATGAGTCAAACACTTTATTGTAAGATTCATAAAGTGCAACAAAGTAATTGTTGAATGTATTGGTGTTATTTCTTGAAGATAGTGCAGCATTAACCGATGCATTATCACCATTATCCATAATACCAACACAGTCACGTCTTGTCTGACATAATGTGCTAATTGCTGTTTTAACATCTGATGGATAACCACAATCAAATACCATTGAAAAATATGTGTTCTCATTATCAAGAACTGTATCATCAATGATTCCTGAATATGCTTGATTCAATAGAGTTGTTGCTTCTACTGTATCTAATGAACCATCAGCTTGTAGCAAGTCACCGTCTGTTCCTTTTCTCATTGGTACAGGTTCAGAGGATGTAAATGCACCAGCGACAGAACCATAAGATTTCTTGACTCTGTATTCGATATCTGTGCTTATATCGAAGTCGGCTGTAGCACCATTCCAAGCTTGACTTGTCAACATTCTATCAGTATATACTGCGACTGTTTCATTGTCAGTTCCTGAAGAAGCTCCTAACCAACCCCAAATCTCATTTCCCTTACCATCTTTTGCGATAAGAACATAATCGGCTGGGCCTGCAGCAGATTCCCAATCACTGAAATCTTGTTTAATATCAGTAATATCTGCTGATCCACCTGTCAATGTAACTGTTGTTGTTCCGATATCTTTATCATAAACTCTGATATTAATATCATAACCATCCGATAATCTATCTGTATCTTCATCAATGTACATTTCTGCACGTAGAACTGATGAATACAGATTTAGAATATCAACGATCCACAATGATTCTCCAGAATTATCTCTTGCTAGAGGGTTGAAAGATACTTCAAATGATTCGATGATTACATCTTGTCCATCTGATTGTCTTTCGTAAACATCCAAAATGTATTGATCCCACAATGTTGGATTTGAAACTTCTGTTAATCTGACGCCTAATTTGTTATACCATTGACCACGACCAATTGGACGCAAGAAACAAATTGGGTATGTTGTTCCTGATTGTTGAAGGTTAGTTCCAAACTCATCTGTAGAGTTCATCCCTTCTACCCATGTAATTTGAAATCCTGCTGTTGTGTCAGTTGCTCCAAAAGTAGCATCAATTCTTAAGTTTGAGTATGCAGCATTATCTGATAAAGCTCTCATAAAATAAAGAGCGCCAGATTCGCCCAAATAGTTGTACGCACAATATGGACCTTGCCCATAATTTTTTCCGTAAACTGAAATGTTTGGCTCTCCAAACTCTGAAATGAAATCTGCTCTTGAACCAATGAACTTTAGGACGTTGTCTTCGCCTTTTTCTGTGATTGCAGCAATGAAACCAATTGTAGATGGTACTGCTTGCACGAACTGAGAAAGGTCAATGATTTTTGTATAAACTCCTGGTGAAACATTTGCCATTAGCGTATCCTCCGCGTTATTATTTTTTCTCTATCATTTATTGAAAATGTTCTCTCTATCAATGATAACAATCTCCTTGGTAATTTTTCTGTTCTAATAATTTCTCTATTTATTTTTTTTAGATACGCTTTCCAAAAATCTCTGTTTGAATTTGTAGTTGTGTGACACCCAACACAAAGATAAACTAAGTTTCTCCTTCTATTGTCTTTTTTAATGTAATTAATATGATGTAAATTTTTCTTAAATTTTATCCCCAATTTTCCAAAACATATTGGACATATAAAGTTCTGATCTAGTAAAATCTTTTTTCTAAATGCAGGATCAAAAAATCTACTATCATATTCTGTATAATAATCAGAATACCATTTCTTACTATCATTCCTTAATTTGCTTTTAATATCAAGAGCTTTTTCTTCTCCATATAGCTCCTCATATGTTTTCCCCAATCTTTTATTTCTTAGAACTACTTTAGTTTTTTGAGAATGATGTTTTCCATAAAAAGAATTTTTGATGCCAGTTTGTTTTTTAGTTTTTCTTGATAATCTTTCTTTTAGTTCTTTAGATTTTTCTTTCCCATATAATTCTTCATATGTCTTTCCTTTTCTGAAACTACCAGACATCTAAATCTCCTTCTTACACATACAAGTACCAGTTAAAAATTAATCTACGGTCAGAGGTTTTAACAATTGATGGAAAAGTAACTCTTGAAAAAATATGAAAATCGCCGGAATATCCGGCAGCACTTGATTCGCAGGTATATAATCCTGCCTCACTTAATTGATAATTATTAGCATAATCTGCTTTAACCGTTACTGTAATTTTGATAACTAAATAAAATCCGTCATTTTCTAAATCCGGTTCAAATTGAATTGTATCAAATGGTATCTTGTAATAACCGTCTTCTGGGTATCCTGGACCTACAACATGGTAGTCAGCTGCTGAAGAATCAGTCGCAGTTATCATAGCTCTACTTGCTAATTCTACATCTGGAAGAACTGGTGGCATTGGGTCAAATGGATCTCCTGGAATAACACCTCCATCTCCCAACCCAAACCATGATATATATTCATCTTTTGTAGATGGAAATACAGCAAGAGGATTATCTAAATTAACTATTCTTTGAGCTAACCAGGCTCTCCCACCATATAATACAAGATTATGTTTTCCAACTAATTTCTTTTGACCATCATCACCCTGCTCCCAAATCTCAACATAACCTTGTGGTTTGGCACGATCTACATTTTTTCTATTAACAGAATCGCCCAAACATTCCCCATATTTTTCAACAGCATTAATCTCTATTGTTTCTACTTTTTTGCTCATAGCGAATTATCCTTTTTATGTGATGATGTAAAGAGTTCTTTATATTTTGTTCTAATTATCTGACAGGTTTGGATCTTTAACCAGCGGAAAAAAGAGGGTATGACCAAAGTGACCATACCCTCTAAGAATCCCCTACAATTTTTTTGGTTTTATTCTAAAAATGTTCCACAATTTGAGCAGAATTTTGCTGATGATTTTGAAACTCTGCCACAAGTTTTACATGTTAATTTTGTATCAACAGTAATCGGTTGTTGTATAGGTTGTGATCCTGTAATACCTTTTAATCGAATAATAATGACTTCAGCTTGTTCAAGTTCCCCAATAGATGCATACCTGAAATCTTGGTTACATTCTGATCCCTTTACTGTTATACCTTCATCTGATAAAGGTTGCCCAACTCCAAGAGATTCGACTGTAACATTTGAAGAATAAAAGGCATTTTGTGTTGCCCCAACAGTATCAGAGTTCTTAATCGACATTGCATGAACGCCATCTCCACTTGTACTATATCTTACTGTAGAATCGCCAACAAACCAATCGCCGTAATTCCAATGGCGAAAATTGTGGTGGTGATGATGATGGTGATGATGGTGATGTTCAATATCTTCGACGAGAAGTCTAATGGGGTGTTGTCTTTCGTAGGCAAATTCGATTCTGATGATTCCGTCATCTATCTTATCCCCCCTATGCTCTTGAATTTCTTTTGTTTTATTAATGAACTTGAATTTGTTTCTTGCAGTTGTTCCTCTTAAGAATCCTTCAAGTTCAACACTAGAATTTGGTTCAAGAATTAATGAGTTATTATCAAGGACATCTTCACCATCAATGGAAATATTCACAGATGCTTTTCTTGAACTGAGGTTTTTGAGATAGAGTGAATATTCACTCCCAAAAGGAAGGCGAACTACATCGTCTGTTACTCTGAGGATTTTTCCTCTACACTTTACTTCCGCTACGAACTGATCTTTGTATGTCATGGTTTTTCTCCTTTTACAGGGTACAGACTAAACCCTCAATTTTTTGCTTAAAGTCTGTTAGTGAATACCATGTAGGGGTTTCATTTATATGTTCTAAAATTGTTTAGATGTTGTCCTTCTATATATATTAATAGGTGAAAGAATTAAACCCATATTAACTTATTTTATCAAGGAGGACTATTATGGCAATGCCAGAAATTGGAAGTTTGGAGTGGGAATCAATGGTTGATTTTATGCGTGCCGATCTTAAAAATGGAATGGCATACTCTCGTATAATCATGAAAGCAAAAGAAAAGATTGAAAGCGAGGGAAAGAACTTTCACGAAGAATTTGAAAAATGGAAGTTGGCCAGAAAAGAGGAAAGAGAAAGATAACACTATGGAAGGAGTCTATATGAAAAGAATAATTGTTATTCTTACAATGATCATTCTAATTACACCCGCGGTCGTACACGCAGGGGACTCTGGTTGGGAGTTCAGATTCTTCGGAATCAACCCAGCTGATTTCGAGGGTAGAAAAGTTCTTCCGATTGTCATTGGTGGTATTACTTCGTTTGCAGTCCATGAAGCAGGGCATTATCTGGCGGGTAGGTCTGTTGGAATGGATCCATCCTTTGACTGGGATAAAAAAGCAGTCTGGGCTGATGATTACGATGATAAAAGCGACGATCAAAAAGCTTTCTTCAGTGCAGGAGGATTCATTGCTCAGGCATTAGTTGGAACAGTTCTTACAATCATCCCAAAAACAAGGTATTCTGATTTCAATGTTGGTTTCACAGCAATCTCTTCTCTTGAAGGTCTTGTTTATGGTATTACAGGAGGAACTCAAGGAGATGATCTGTCTGATGTAAAGAACTTAGATGAATATGGATATCCTGGAACAGCTACAGCAATTGGCTTTGGTTTGTATTCAGGAGGATTATCTTACTATAACCTCAACAAAGTAAAGGAGGATTAATGCTTCTATATTGCGATAGTTGCGGTAGAGAGCGTAACCTTGATTTAACAGATGAAAGGGTTCATGGTGAGTGTGAAATTTGCAGGCGTCGTTTAGGAAAAATGAATGTCTTGCAAAAAGACGAGTTGGATGAAAAAGTCAACAACGTAAAAAAAGAAGTTTGGGAATGTTGTGGACTCAAAGTTCAACAGATCAAAGGCGTTCTTCCGAATACGCCCCTTGAAAGCATTAACCCTGGAATGTCACATCGAATTATTGGACCCGATAGAGTCCTTTATTTCGATGCTCGCAAGATGATCATTGTTTCCCCATCAACAGGGAAACAGGTACAAATTTCCTTCTAAGAAGGAGAATTAAGAGTGGGGCCATTTTCAAACCCCACTCTTTTTTTGTTATAAATCTTTTCCGTAATATCGACCATTATACATAAATGAACCATCAATAATAATGATTGGATACAAATTAAAAAATCCTGTAGCTGGAAGATGTTCAACAACACCAAACCCATTAATCCAAAAGTTTGGAGCATTCTTTTTATAGTCTGGTTTAATATTACATATGCACGGTAATGATGTTGCGGTGTGATATCCTTTTCTATCAATAGGCGAAACCTTTGCATACATCTGTGGATTATGTACATGAGCATATGCCACGTTCCCTTCAAATGCATCAAGGGTTCTTGCAGCATGATATTTATTCCAATAAAATCCATGAATAACACTGAGTTTTCCAACCTTATGAATTTCATTATAAGGAATAATTTTGTATCCTCTTTCTGTTAAATTCAAATGTTTATCAATGTCAATCAATCCTTTTAATTCTGGATGCTCTTGAACATACCACTCCACTCTTTGCTCATGATTACCAATCATAAATGTTCTTCGGCAATCTTCTCTTGTAATGTTTTCATGTGTTTGTAAAATATGATAATCAAAACCATCATAATCTTTTAGTAATCTTTGTCCTTCTTTTAATAAAGGTTTTCTTACATTCCATCCCGAAATACAGTCTAATGAAATTTGATCTCCCATATAAACAATCTCATCAGGATCATAATCAATGATAAATTCTTCTATAGAATCCATTACCTTTTGTTCATAATGTGGGTAATGAATATCAGGAAGTAAAACAGTCTTTTGAACTTGAAATAAATCTTCCGTTTGACATATCTTAGCTTTACATCTATCTGAATGGGATCCTGCATACTTGTTTACAGTACGAGGGGAGCAACCGCACAATCTTGCTATTTCTGCATTTGATAATATTGTGCTGTTCGCTAATTTCAAAATTTCCTTTTTAAGTAATGACATGTATTATTTATCCCTCCTAAAATGATGATTTACACACATTTTAATTTTATTTTTTGTTCTAAAAAGAAAGGATATCAACCGGAATAAACAGTAGGGATTACAACTATTTAGGGTAGGTTAGAAACTATAAATTAAAGGAGGATTCTATCTCCACTTTCTTGTAATAAATAGTCCCCATTTTCTTGAAGTAGAAAACTAAAATCATCAAAAATTCCAATATCAACTTGATCAAAACCATGTGTACAATCAAACGTACCTTCAACATCAAAATCTCTGAATTGACCTGTTTGTCTTATCCATGTTCCATCTTTAAACCAAATACTTGAAGATACAGGCATTGCCCATGATAATACATAATTTGTAGAATCAATTGGACTTGAAAATTTAACAGTAAACCCAGTAATATCTTTTGCAGTAACAATATAACCATAATGAGATATTGCCGTACCATCTGTATTCATTAATGATAATACAATGTTATAATTATCATTAATTTCATAATTTGGTGCTAAAGAAACAGTTACAGAATCACTACCATAAGACAAAGGTTCAAATCCACTTCTACAAATTATTTCTTGCTCAGGAAATGGAGGAGGTAGTTTATTTATAGAACGTGGATATGAAGACCATGCAATTCTATAATTTCCTGTTGGCATTACATCTGAAAATTTAACTGTAAACCCATTAACAGTTTTGTTTGTTATAGTATATAAAAAGATTGAAACAGAAGTATCATCTAAATTTTCAACCGTTATCGTAAATGAGTCAGTAGAATCTTGTGGAGACGCAAAGATGACGTCCACTTCACTGGATGCTGCATTAATATTTTGGAAACCATATTGTGTTGCATCACTTATAATGTCATATGTGATAACATAATTTGAAGAATCAAATGCATCTGAAAACTGAATAGTAAACCCATCAAGTCTTTTATCCGTAATAACAAAAGGCATTATAGATGGACTTGAATCTATTTTATTATAAATATTTACTGCAAGAACGTAATTTGTTGAATCTACTACAGGAATATAACTAGTTGAATCTTGAGTGTATGCATTTGGAAATACAACATCAACCGTACTAGATCCAAATGGAGCTGCAAAGGATTGAGGAGTTTCATACCCACCCTCTAATATTTCTGTAATGACGTATCCTGTAGTGTCAGAAGATGGACAATGCATATAGTCATTAACAATTTGAACCACATCTATATCAACATGGTTCTTATCAACTACAGCACCAATATCATGATATGATCCGCAGTCATAATATTCTCTTGGACTTACAGGAGTTGAACATGCAGCATCTATACATGTAGTTGCATCAGCGCATGTGGCATCATAACAACATGGAATAGAATCACCAATTAGATAATCAGTAAAAGTTAAATCAGCAGTTTGTACAACTCTATCTTCAACAACAATACTATTCAATAATCTATTTTTAAACTCAATCATTTCCAATGGAACAAGTCTTGCTCTATAAGGTTTGAAAAATTCAATAACATCTCTTAGCTGACCAAACAATGAGTCAATACCAAAAAGAATATAACTCATGTTTATAAAACCATAACTGATGTTTGCTCTTACCCACTCGCCTAAATCTCTAAGCAATGTTCCAAGGACAGTAATGTTATCCGTCGCAAGTAAATCAAGATTTGCTTTAACCGTTGGATTCAATATTGCTAATTGTGTTTCAGCATCATTGTGATCCTGAAGAAAATTCATAGCAATAGGTCTTGAAAATGTATCTAAATATAGATTATATTTTGCTATATAATCTGCTCTACTTGTTGGTTTCGAAGTTATAGATCTAAACTCTTCGATAATATCAACAGAATCAGTATTAGTTCCATCATAACAAACAAATCTTGTAGCTGGAGCCCCAACATTAAACTCTTTATTGAATACATAAATACATGATAAATAAAGAGTTAACATTGAACATATATCGCCAGTAATTGTTACTACAGCGTCTTGAGGTAATACAGGAGTTGTACTCTCATCTGGTTTACCTGCAGTTTCCCAAATATCATATTGATCTTGAACTCTTCTTTGCAACATACCAGTTGCTGCATCTGTGGCTTCTTCATCAAACAATGGCCTGATTGTAAAGTATGGTGTTTGTGATGGAAAATTTATCTTGTTTGTCGTAACTAAACTTCTAATCTGTGGTTCAGTTTGAAGCCAATGTGGATCCCTATCTGTTAATAAATCAAATGGTAAATAGACTGGAGACTCATCGTCAGTTGTTCCTGCAATTTTCTTCCCCTTAAAGATAATATCAGATGTTCCTTTTCCCTGACGATCTTCATACTGCAATGACATCTCGTATAGATCAACATCAACAATACCATAATATTTTAAGACATCAACTAGAGCTTGAGGGGTTCCTTTAATCTTATATAGATTTACAAGATCAAGAAAAAAGTTAATCTTATTTAATGGAGGGGTGTTTGAAACAGGATCCCTTAAACTTGCAGATAAGTCATAACCAAAACTTTGAAATAGATCATCAAGTTGATCATTTGGCATTTGATAAACATCAGATATATTTGCTTGATATGTGACTAGAGATCTATGTGCTGCATACCAGTCTCGGAGAAAGCTTCTCAACCTTGCATTATCCCGACTGTTGTATGCTAATTGATCAATGATGTTTGTGAAAAGACGTTCAGCAACAGTCTTCTCATTTTTAGCAATGGCTTTAACAGAGTCGGTTAAATCTGTATCAGTTCCTTGAATTTCTTCAAGTAACTTCCAGAAATCATCAGTAGTACGAGCCATTAAATTTTATCTCCTAGTCACAATTACAATCATAAATTAAATCAGGTTCACGTTCAGTCATAAACGCAAAATACTTGTCAATCAAATAAGCTTCAAAACAAGCCGCAATTAAATTACAACTTGATGAAACAAGAGTCTCATTATTATACAAACTAAAATCTCCCAAAGTTTCTAGTCTTAAATAAAGATATATTAATTTTGATAATTCTGTTGAGATAGAATCATAACTTCCATATAAAATATAGATTCCTGCTGTTGCATCAGAAACAAAAGAAACTCCAGTCGAATCAATTAATATCAAACTTGTTGAATCTGTTGCACCATTTCTAAATGCCAATAGGGCATCTAATAATGCAAAATCATGTGCTTGTAAATCAAATATATTTGTTCCTGTTGGATCAAGTGTCAAGTATTGCCATGATCCAGGGTATATTTGAAGTCGTGCAATAGCAGATCTGGGAATACATCCCATATTTGTTTCTGCTATATATCTATAATCATAAGATGTTTTGGAGTAGTTATCGTTAAATAACATTTCAATGAAGGAATTTTCAGGCATGTATGGTTCCGCAATATCTGTGGGTGGGGGTACTAAATCTCTATTGACTTCCGAATTTATAACAAATTTGTTGAACCAATGTTGCAACTCCGGAATCAAAGAATATGAAGTTAAACAAATTGCCATTTACTCCCTCACATCAGTTTGAATTAAATCAGCTGTGCTCATCATATCCAGGATATGCACAAACAATGTCTCTGGATTGAAATCTTTAAAATCAAACTTTTTATCTTTTGGAGCATCTTTGCTCCACTGACCAGAATGAAATCTAACTGCTTCTTCCAAAACATAAAATTGTTCTTTGCTCAAAACCTTTAAGAATGTTTCCTTATTAGAAGCAACCATATCGGCAGCTTCTTTGTCATGACCATTATCAGTATGTTTTCTATTACCAAGAGCCCCATATTTTAGAGAATCATGTAAAGCAACAGCAAATAAAAGTTTGTCACCATCAGACGTTTTATTTTTATAACCAAACAATCTCATAATCTTAGATGTTGCATACAACAAATGATATACATGTTCTGCCTGAGTTGGCACTTCACCATTCATTTTTTTATGCCACTTTCCTGTTGACGAAGTGGGTTTATCCCAAATGTCTGGAAGAATTGAATTAATCCCTGACCATAATTTAAACCCTTTTTCTGTCATATGATTCTCTAATAACTCAACAATTTTCTGTTTGTAGTCAACCATTTAACTTCCTTTCTATTCTGGCAGCGTTGCGTATGAGGGATGCAACTTTCTAAATGCAGCTCTATTTTCCTTACTCATCTTCATATATGCTTCAAACTGCTGAGGTGTCAAAACAGGTTTATTCACTTCAGCAGGTTGCTCCAACATTTTAAATCCTGTTGGAGGTGGTGGAGCCGTTTGATACTTCATAGCTTTTTGTTCAGTCTGCATTTCAATAATAACCTTTAATGTACTGTCTAGTTGTTCTTGATGCTTTTCAAGTATCTTTTGATTTTGTTCTATTTGTTTATATGTTATTTCCTTGTCAGCTTTGTCATCTTTTAATTCTTTAAGCTCTCCTGCAATACCGTTATAAACAAGAGTAAGTAATCCAAGGACAACTGCAAACACAATCGGTACAGTGATTGAAACCCATCCAGGGATTTTTGGTTTTGGTGGCGGTGGTGGCGGTTCTTTTCTACTAAAGATCCACATCTCCGCCTCCTCCAGGTTTCTTTCCTGGGTTACCTGGTTTTCCTCCAGGAGCTGACGGAGTATTTCTCGTTCCACTTCTCTTTGCTCCTTGCTCTTGTAAAAATTTAGACATTGTTCTATCGCCAAACCACCATGTTACACAAGATACTGCTAAATAAGTTATTGTATTTGATACTTGCTCAAATAAAGAAACTGCAGACATTGTTGATATTAACTCAAATCCTGCTTTTTGAAGTACCACCCATGCAAGATAAGTTATATAAGATGATGCGCCAACTAAATATATAGTCAGTACTGGTCTCATCATGCCATTTAACCAATCTGTTAAAGCAAAGGCAGCAGCAATTATTGTTCCCATTAGTTTAAAAAACCAGCCAGTCCATTTTCGCTCGCCAGCTGCCATTATCATGTCAATCCATTTTTCACTAAATAACTTTTGTGAACCAATCTTTTGAGATGTATCAAAAGCAGCGGAATCAGCTAATTCAACTTCACCTTCAATTCTTGCTTTGGTGACTTGAATTTGCATTTGAGCTTCTTGAATCATAGCTTGCGTTTCAAGACTAACCATTTTTTCTTTATGATCAAATTCCATCTTAGCATTCTTGTATTTAAACCAAGTGGTAAACGCATTTCCAATCAATCCCGTTATCCCACCCAGTATAATATCTAATCCGGGTATCATTTCATTGTTCTCCTATTTAAATGCTTCTTGTATTATTAACTTAAATTTTTCATATTGCATTTCTTCCATAAACTGCCTAACCGCAACTCTCGAATTTAATACAGCAACCTGTCCGCCTAAGAAACCGCTTTTAAGACCAAGTAAGATACATCCCATTACATGAGATTTGAATCCTTTTTCAACATCACCGGCATAATTACCAGAATGAATTAAAATATAAGATCTATTTGGAACATGTCTGACCCAATAAATACGACCATACTTATTAGATAACCTTATTTCCACATCATATTCAGCGGGAGGTATACAAGAGATTTGTTGTTTGTTTTCCTTCCAAGGAAGTTCAAGAGTTTTACATTGAAAGCCGCCATCAGTTGTCAAAATACCTTCTGTCCCTTGATCGCTTCTTCTCAATCTAAATATATTTACTTGTCTCATTTCAGATTCTCTTATTTTTTATTTTTTTACATTTGTATTTACATATTTGACTTCTACGTCTTAATCTCCAAATCAATCGTATGCAGCCTCTCAAGAAGTAGGATCACCCCCATTTATTTTTTATTTTTAAGAATTCTAACTACTTGCGCCAATACCTTGTATGGTTTTGATGATTGAGCAGCAGTTTCAGCTTGTTCATAAACAATCTTTTGAACTTGTGGGTTTTTTGTTCCTGCTCTTTCCATATATGCATAGACACCTTCTTCAGTCATATTCAATAAATCTTTGGGATTAATTTTCTTACTTTCTCTTGGTTTTCCTTTTATTGACCCAAACCCACCAGAAGTTCTAGTTCCGCCAATTGACCCGAAACCACCTTGTGGTCTATTTTGTGGTGCTAGAATTTCTTCCACATCATCTTCATCCTCACCTTCTTCTGGTTCAGATCCATCTGGTGCAGGTGCTTCATCTTCTTTTATTGTTTTCTTGCTAAAAGTCTTTCCTAGTTTTTCAGCAAGTTTGTTTACGATTCTTTCTGTAAGATCGTCTTCAGAACTTTCATGAATAGGAGTTTCTTTTTCCTCAACTTGCTCAACCATAACACCTTGTTTTCTTTCACCGACTTTTCCAGATGTTGTAACAAGTTTGGTTTTAAAAGCAGGGGCTGAGTTGAAATCATCATCCACAATCTTGGCTTCAATAACTAAAGGATTTGCGAGTCTGAAAGTATCTTGCCATGGTGTCAAATAATTACCATCAGCAATAATCTCCAATTTAACGCTGACTTCTTCACCTTCTTTTAATTTTCTTGCAGTAACGGTTCTGAGAGGAGGAAGATTTACAGTAATTGCTTCACGACCTACCTCAGCAGGAAATCCGTATTCAATACCATCAATATCAATTCTTAAATGACTTGATACCTGCTCTGATTGAACGCCGCCAATTTGGACTTCAAAAGTCAATTGTTTCTCTTGATTGACGTTTAATTTTAACATGGGTTTCCCTCCATTTTAATTACTCAAAGTCTATTAACTTAACTTTGATTTTATCTAAATAATCCTCTAAGGAATTTTTAGTTTCCATCTCGACGTGTTTAACTAAAACACGTGGTTTAACAATTTGTTCATTTTGTCTATATGGTGGAGCACCTCCACCGCCGGGAGCACCCCCACAACATGGATTAAACATACCCATAGTTGCGATTGAAACTGACATATTGCTCTCCCTTTTTATTTTGTTCTAAACTTGTTACGGGGTTACAACCTGTTTCCAGAAATTGAATTGCCCACAAGCTTCTGCTTCTGATGTTATTAAATATGTTTCAATAACACCCGCATTAGTTCCAACATTAGATGCTGAATCATAGATTCTAACTCGAGCAGAAATCATATTTCCAAACTCATCATATGTTGCATTATCAATATAGAAATTGTGATGTACTAATCCAAGAGTTCTTCTAACAATTTCATAAATACCTGAAAGATCAGTATCATCCACATAGATATCATCATTCTTTCCCCAAGGAAAATAGTTTGGGTTTGTTACATTTGCATACCACACACCATTCACATCCGGAGTAAATACATATTCATAATTACCATCCCCAAGTTCATTAAAATAGTCAGATTTTGATCCTGCTACTTCAATTCCATCGGGAGTATATAAATATGCTGTAAATGCAGTTGTATCAATACCAGATATCAAATTACCGCTCGAATCAGATACGGTAAATCGTTCCTTAACTGGCTGATCTTTAACTCCGTGTATCATCTCTTATTTCTCCTTTATCCATGTAAACTTTCAAGCGTCTGACCTGGTAACAACATTGTATGGCATCTATACATTTCTAACTCACCATATCCTTTACTTATATTATCACTATCAGGCGTCACAATAAGACCACATACATGCCACCCAATAGGAACAGGATATAATGCAGCACCTTCAGCATTTAACTCATCACCCATTGGGCAAGAACCATACATATGATGTTTCATCAAATATGATTGATATGGAATATCAACATCTGTATAAGCATACATTTGACTTCCAGTTAAACCAAGTGCTGCCGCAGGTATTGGACCTGCTGGATTTGGGTAATAGTTTCCAGCAGGGATACCAACAAACATACTTACATAACAACCCCACGGCGCATCATAGAAATATATAGTTCCATCTTTTAAAAATACTGGGCAACAAAATTCAATTGAAATGTGTTTAGCTTTAAATCCAGATGGTATTTCCGGACCCTCATATAAATCATCATCATTTGAAAAATCCCATTTTAAAATTTTACCGTCTCCAATTGCTGTGCTGTCACCACACATTGTAAAATATGTTTCTGTATTTAAAGGTCTTGAATCTGATCTTACAATTGGAACACCATCTGGAGTTACTGGAGCGGTGGATGAAATTGATTTTCCTTGATGTTCAGAAACAATAGAAGCTAATACGGAAGTACTGTCAGTAAGAAGCTCTTGTTTAAAAAATATATCACAAACACTATTAGACGAATTTATATAATCTAATGCAGCTTCAATACTAGATGATTGAATTTCATATGATAAAGAAGGTATATTAACTTTATTGTTTGGAAAATCGCTAATAGGAAAAGTGTATTGATAATTCATTATTTAATCCTCCAAACAAACATTTTACAATTTTTAATTTTACTACTATTGTTTAGATTTTCACTACAATAATTTAGATTAATGGTATAAGTACCAGCAGTTAAATCAACTGTAGTAAAATCAGATACAGATAAAAATACATCTGATGAATAAGGCACTTCTTCAAATGTTTTAATAATAGAGTCTCCTAAAATTTCAACATTCATTTTAAATTTATAATTATTATTAGAACATGCCCAATCATAAATCCACTCAATTTTATAAGAACCAATTCTGTTTATTTCTACATCTAAAGAAATACAATTTTGCATTATAATTGAATTAGTTGATAAATCATCTCCAAGTTTATAACCAATTAAAATAGGAGAATCAATTTTTGTTTCTATATTAGCTTTATCTAAATCAACTTGAGATTTTTCTTCTTCCGACATTTCAATTGGAGTTTCTCCATCTAATTTCCAATATTTTCTTGGAACATTAATTACTTGTGATACATCTGGATTTATAATCCAGTCAGAATCAGGATAATCAGGAGTATTAGCACTCGGAATATATTCTAGTGTAATTTTATTTAATACTGATGCCATTTTATACTCTTCTCCTATAGCTTAATATATCTTCAGCGTATGAAACTTGAACAGCGGTTCCATCGAATTTATTATTACTTACATCTCTTACTGCACTTGTGGCTGCTAAAAAGGTTATTGTCATTGCTCCCCATTGGTCCGATGACCCATAAGTAAACACTCCAGTGCCAGTAGCCCCGGCGGCAGCCTGAGACGAATCTGCAAATGCAAACGTACAACCATTTCCTGTTCCTGTTTGTGATTGTGTAAATCGTCCTATTGTTCCGCCCGGATAAGTTACACTTTTACTTGAATCCCCAACCATTGCTCTAATAACTCTAGATGGACCAGTTGCAGCAACACTTGGAGCTGTAGGACTTGAACTTGTTCCGGAATTTGTTCCTACAACAGGAGAAACAACATTTATATAATCTTTGTCATATGCAGCAATTGTAGCTACAATAGAGTTTGAACCGCTAGCAACAAAGTTATATGATGCAGGTTCACTACTAGCAATTCTTCCAAATGCATACAATGATGGTGTAGAAAATGTAGAAGGTGCATTTACACTACCTAGTAATGCCCATCCAGTTGGTGTAGTTACTGTTAAAGCAGTATTTCCATTCCCACCACATGCTACAAATGCAAGTAATCCATCTCCGTCATTTACAGTAGGAACATTAACAGTCACATTTGTTGCAGCCCCAACAGTATTTGAGTTGACAGATTTAAAAACTGAACCAGTAGCCCCAGGCGGTTTATCCATAAATGGATATCTTAAAACCAAACCATCTAAAATACTGTCATGCCCAAATGATGAATAAATAGTCCAAATAGCATCTGCATCCAATGCTTGATTGTACATTCTATAATCTGTCATCTGACCTTCAAAATTACGTGCCAAATCTGCACGATTGGCTATATATAAGTTTGTTCCAACATCATTATCAACTGTACCACTTCCAACATCACTGACTACATAACTTGAAACAGGTTGACCATTTATATATAAAACGCTTCCTGAACTAGTACTCGATACTGCAACGTGTTGCCAAGTATTTAAAACGATAGAGTTATTGTTTGATCTGTAGTTTGTAGTTGCTCCAGTTCTAGTTCTATACCAAGCCAGAGCTTCAACACCGTTTGTTCCTCCAGCATTGGTTACGAAGAAAATATTTGATGCCTTATCACTTATTCGTCCGTAGTTTCCTCCCCCCCAATCAGTTGGATAAATCCATGCACAAATTGTTATTGGTTCAAGATTTTGAAATGCTGCAAAGTCTCCGACGTCTATATAATTGCCTGTATCAGTTAGATTTATTGCCATTATACAAACTCCAATCCCAGAAGTAATAAATTCCAGTCACCTGATAATGTATCAGAACCAGACGTTGCATTTCTAACAAATTCAAACTGATAAGTCTCACCTGCTGTTAAACCCAATGTTGCAAGAGTTACATTTTGACTACTTGTTTGAAAGTTAGTATTTGTTGGTATTGTCAAAGTTGTAAAATTATAAATAGCTGACCATGCTCCAACAGCAGAGTTGTTTGGAATCAATCTTCTATACAAACCAGCCACAACACCTTGAGAACCTCCTGGCGCTGTTTGAGCTCTCCCTTGAATTACAAAATTTATACTTGTTGCATTTGATGGAACTCTTACCATGAACCCAACACCCTCAACAATAGAGTCATCAAATCGTCTAACAATCAAAGCAGCATTTACAGTATCAAGTGCAGCAGGTGCCAAATTGTTTACTGCCCAGTTGGCATTCCATGGTGCCATAAACTGATCAGCATAAAATTGAAATGTTGGTAACCCTTTAATCGAATTGATTGTAATTTTCTTTTTTGCATAACTGGCAGCACTATCTTCAATCAATAAAACATCAGCACTTGCAGGAGTTGCCTTTGATGCTACTGCATTGATTTCTCCAGTTTTTGTTGTTAATATAACATTGTCACCCGTCACCTGAGGACGAGTTTCAAAGTTTATTTTTCCTTTCCAATCCATATCATCTCCCTATTGTCTTTTCGACATTGGCTTTCGCCATTAGGTATCATAAGTATTTATTCTTGCAAGAGGACCATTGCCAAGACTTCCATATGTAACACCATTTACATTTTGAACAAATCCAGCTTCAGAAACAGTATTTACTTTCCATGGTGCTCTTCTGAATATCGCACATACTCTTGTTAATCTGTTTACAGTTCCTACAAATGTACTTGAAAATGATGTTTCGTTTCCAACTGCTCCAACTTTTTCAGAAGATCCATAAGAGGTTGTTGTTTGTGAATCATCTATAATTTCAACCTGACTATTATTAACTGTCCAAGATCCAGTGTTTCCACAAACATATGACGATCTAACCAAAGATCCCTTTGGAGCAGAAATTGTATTTGTTATAGTATTACTTGGGGCAGTAGAATTTATAAATACTCCATTTGTTAATGGACCCCCTTGATAAACTCCACCATATTCAGTACAAACCCCCCAAACTTCAATTTCAGATGTTGGTCCAGAACCATTTATTTGAACAGTTTGTAACCCATTTGCTGGTAAATTAGCCTCTAACAAATACCATAAAGAACTACTATTGTTTGATAGTCCACCGCCAGTTTCCGTTGTAACAACTCTTACAGCTTGAGTCATTGCAGCTCCACCATATGTTATACTATCAACATTCCAAACAGGACTAGTATCGGCTAATGTTGTTTCTCCACCAGTTCCAACAACAATTATTCTATTTGATCCAGCAACTAATGTATGTGTAAAATTGAAACTCCACACACTCGATGAAGCATACGAAGTATTAGTATCTGTTCCTAATTTAATAATAGCCATTATGGAGTAGTCTCCACCACTGTCCAATCGCCTGGGTTAAAATAAACAATAGTTGATGACCAGGCAAATCCGACCTTTTGTACAAATTTTGATGATCCAGATGGAGCAGTATGTGTCAACAAACCTGTTGTTTGACTTACATATAAACTTTGACCAGTAGTCCAACTCCAAGAATCATTTCTAATAAGACCTTGAAGAATAATTTGTTTCGTTCCTGTTCCAGTCTCTAGTGCCAAAGCTCTACATGGCATTGTTGCTGATGCATCGGCATCAGTTGTTTCAAAGTGCCCGTCTGCTGCCATAAATAAAGATGCTCCAAAACCAACTGCATTAACATCAACTGTAGCACTTATAGTTACACCTGTAGCTGTTTGGTTTGTTCCTGGTAGAGTCAATGACAGACCAGCACTACTTGTACCTGAAGTACCTGATGAACCAGCAGCTCCTGTTGCTCCACTAGTTCCTGATGTACCAGATGTCCCTCCACCTGTTCCTATGTTTGTTCCAATTACAACAACTCTAACATTCTCAGTATTTGTAGCTGACCAGATTCGAACTGTATTGACATTAATTCTTTCAACCTGCTCAACTCCAACTGTATATGAATCTGATGTAGTATATGCTTCAACAACCACATCTAATGTATTAAGATTGTGTGCTATATCTCCATAATACAGTCCACCAGATAATGTCCAAGATGAAATTGTTCCAACAAATTTTGTAATAGCATCTGAACCACTTGTTCCTGAAGAACCTGAGCTTCCACTAGATCCTGAACTACCTGATGAACCACTAGATCCAGATGACCCCGAGCTACCCGAAGTTCCCGATGTACCACTACTTCCAGAACTTCCACTAGAACCTGATGTACCAGATGTACCACTACTACCAGAAGTTCCACTTGTTCCACTAGATCCAGATGAACCACTACTACCAGAAGATCCACTAGATCCACTTGTACCTGATGTTCCTGAACTACCTGATGTTCCATCTATTCCAGATGTACCAGAAGTCCCACTTATACCAGATGAACCTGAACTTCCAGATGAACCACTACTACCACTTGTACCAGAAGTCCCACTTGTACCAGATGTTCCAGAAGGTCCAGTATCTTTATCAACCCACGTAAGAACACCATTACCATCTGTCTGCAATACTTGTTCATTATCACCATCATTTGGTGGAAGTGTTAATATATAATCTACAAGAGAAGCCGGAGCTTGAATTCCAATCTTTTCATTTGATGCATTACTGATACCTAATTTTCCAGTATCAACCAACAATGTAAAATTAGAATCTGCCAAGTTTGATGTAGGACCAACTTTTACAGATGCATCATTAATTGCCAATGGATAATAACCATCGGTATCCAACACTCTTAAAATAGGATCTTGAGAAGCATCCATACGGAAATCAAACAAATCTGTACCAGTAGCATTTTTCAACTCAAGTAGACTACGAGCATTAGATCCAGTATTTTGTAATGATATTAATGGAGTTCCATCTGCAAGACCTGACGCAGAAGAAACCATTGCTCCATCATCTGAAATTGTCCATTGATCAGAATCTTGAACATTCTTTGTTCCACCATCCCCACGAATAATTGAGTTGTCAGTTAGATTTCCACCAGTTGAAGAAACTGAATAATCGTCAACATATTTCTTATCAACCAATTGTGTATCTAATGTGAATGTTGGATGAGAAGCATAACTTTGTACTCCAGTTAAATCCCTTGTTCCATCTGTACGCAAGTATTGTAAGTGATCATCATGGTCTAAATCACTTAATGAGCTATGCGAGGTAATTACAGCACCACCACCAGCACCACCAATAGATCCTTCTCTAAAAAATGGTAAAGGTCTTAAGTCATAAATGTTTCCAACCCATGATGTAGTTTGATTTGATGAAATCAAAGCTGCAATTTTCACATCATAATATTGAATATAATCAGGTACTCCTGGAACTGAAGCACTTCTAGCATCATCTTCAGAATCATATTGAGCTTGACCGTATGCTATATAGACACTACCATATTGGTCATAAACTCTAAGAGCAAGAGATTTTGTATATTTTCCATCATCCATTCTTGGTAATGCAGTAATAACATAAGCATTACTAGTTCCTGTAGTTCCTGAATAATTTCCTTCAAGGGTTATTGTAGTTGTTGTTCCTGTTGTATCAATTCCATCTTTTGCAATTGGAGTCATATTTAGTAAAGAATCATTTGAAGAATAGATAAAATGATGATCCAATACAGAAGTTGAATCTAAATTTTCAACAGTAACAATATTACTTCCATTTGTGAACGTAAATGAATTTGAAACTAATGTAAATGGTGGTTGTGTTGTATCATTCCATCTTGTTGGATCGAGAATACCATGCCCTCCTCCACCACCAGGAAGTGAACTTGAAAACCAATAGTTTGGAAGGAAATCTCCAGTATTAACTTTAAAAACATTACCGACTTTTTCAACTGGAAAAGCATATGCCTCATTATAAGTATCAAGTTCAGGAAAGTCTTTCTCGTCTAATCCCCAATGAACATTAGCCTGTGTAAATGTTAAAGCTAAATCATTATTACTTGAAACTTGTGCCCGTCCACTTTCATCAAGATGAATAAAAGTCCCCATAGAAAATAAAGTATTTGCAACTCTATTTCCAGCAGAGTCAATAAAACATGGGCATTGAACAATACTCGGAATCAGTCCAATTCCAGCCGACAATGCACTACCCAATTTAATAATACCAAATGATTCTGGTAATGTAGATGTATAATTAACAACCCCATTGCTATCGACATAGAAATAATAATTACCTTGTGGTAAATCCCCAATACCAACAAATGTTGCTTCACTCCAAATTACTCTATAAAAATTATCTCCATCAGCAATATAACCAGATCCTGCTGCAACAACAATATTATTTGTATTGGTTCCATCCCAAGATAAAACAATTTCTGGTGACACTCTACCACTATACCCAGTATCAGCATCAAATATATATTGATAATCTAATGCTGTCTTCACATTAAATGGATAACTCGGTGGAGTTAATGGTGGATATGTATATTTAATGTTTACTGATTGCTCAATATATGCTTTTTGATAATATCTATCATCACCACGGGCATCATTATGATATTGTGGATGATCATCATTTAGTAAACCACCCAAGTCTCCATGGTTTGTAAATCCTGGAAGTAATCCTGGATCTGTATATGCTGTTTTAATAGAACACTTTGAACTATTAAGATCAATACAACCTTGTTGTATAAGTAAGTATGCTCTTAAAATTGAACCATCAAGAATATCTGTATTAAGAGTTACAGAATCATTAATAACACCATCGTATGCTAAACTCTCTGAATCATAATATTTTTCACCGTATGTAACGTGGGTAGTATTAGAAACAGGGAAGTAATAAACTCTTTGTATAGTCCACTTATCTGTTGGGACTGCTACCAATGCAGCCGTTGTATCATCATAATAATATTCAGGGTCTATATTGGTTTTTGAAATTGTTGTTTGTTGCCCTGGAACATGGTAACTATAACTCGTTTCTGGATCTTCATCTGGAGAAGTATAAACATTCGGGCTTATAGGTGTATTGTCATAATTTGCAGCGAATCTAAATGCTTTACCAGAACTTCTTTGTAATTTCATTGAAGATAATGTACTACGAGAATAAACATTTCCATTTGAGTTAATAGACCCCAATGAGGAAACAAGATCTTCAACAGTATTAAAGAAGTAGGGAGCAGCTGTTTTGTAGTTCTTTGCTGTAGAAATAACTCCAGATCCATCCCCCCAACATCTACCAAGTACTACAGTATCTCTTAGTTCAATAGCAGTAAATGCTGCAACAACCTTTGCTGTTCCATCTAAAGAAACACCAATCCAGCTACTTCTTCTTGTATCAAGGACGGGATCAACTGTTTGAGCATCCCATGAAAATGTGTCAATATATGGATTAGAGGTATTAGAAAAATCAACAAAAATTCCTGTTCCTGCTTCAATATCAAGAAGTGTATTATCACCACCATTGACTGTTAATTCTCCACCTGTCAATAGTGCTGTAATAAGACCATAAACAGATAAATCAACTTGAGAATCTCCTTTTTGGAATCCTTGGTCGGCACGAATCTCATGATCTCCAGCATCCCAATCAGCAGACAATTCTCTACCACCATCTGTTCTCAAATATTGTTCGTGATCATCAGCAGTCAGGTTTGTTAAAGCATCATGACTCATAAATGTATTTATATAAGAATTAGACGTTGCATCATAAATAAGAGTTTGCCCTTCTTGTGAATTTCCTATTTCAATTACATCAGTTTCTTCTGCTGTCTTTTCTGGGCAATTTCCTGTATGATTAGAAACAATTGTATCTAACTGTGTGTGTTCCCCACTATCCAATGGATGAGTAAATAAAAACAGAACAACATCCTCTTCTCTAAAAACTGCAATAAAATCAGTCGAAAAGACGGCATGTGTTTCAACATGTAAGCATGTCAACGAAATATTCGCAGGTGGGATATTAAAATCACCAGATGCTGAGTAAATTACTGCATTTGTACTATCAATATATTCTAGTGCCATTTATTATACTCTCCATACTTCTATTCTTGCTCGTCTAATTGAAACCGTTGCTGCCTCACTACTTGCATAATCCATATCAATTGTATTATTTCCTGCTGTTAAATTAATTGTTGTAAATCCTCCAAATGGAAACCAAACATCTCTATCAGAACCAACTTCAACTTGACCAAGATCAGTTGTGTTGTTTAGTTGAACTCTTGCAAGACATGTTCTATTTGAGAAAAAGCCTGTTTCAGGTTCATTTAATTCAGCATACCAACTTATATGATAATCTCCTGTTACAGGTGCATTATAAGTTAGAGATAATTTCTGTGTATATGTTGTACTGGTTGTTGAAGATGTAGTTAAGGATTCTGCATAATCTTCATCTTCAAATGAAGTTCCTGATGAACCTGATGTGCCTGAACTTCCACTTGAACCACTTGAACCTGATGACCCAGAACTACCACTGGTACCTGAGCTTCCGCTTGACCCACTACTACCAGATGATCCTGATGTTCCTGAACTACCACTTGATCCAGAAGTTCCGGATGTTCCTGAACTACCACTTGATCCAGATGAACCAGAGCTTCCACTTGATCCAGAAGTTCCGGATGTTCCTGAACTACCACTTGATCCACTTGATCCAGAAGTTCCGGATGAACCACTTGATCCACTTGATCCTGATGTACCTGATATACCCGAAGACCCGCTTGTGCCACTTGATCCACTTGATCCTGAAGTTCCACTTGATCCAGCCGGTAAAAAGACTTCCCAATAGTCTTCCCAACTACCTCCACCACCTGGTTCATTCGAAGCACTTGCTATATTATCAGCTATAGCAATATAGAGAACGCCGTTATTTAATACTACATCATTAGTTACATATGAAGTACCATCTACCCAACTATCCCTCCATATAAATCCATCTCCAGATGTTCCACTTGATCCAGATGTTCCTGAACTACCCGATGTACCATCATTTCCATCTATCCCCGATGTTCCAGATGAACCAGAAGATCCCGAAGATCCCGAACTGCCTGACGTACCCGAGCTACCAGCCGTTCCGCTCGTTCCAGACGACCCAGACGATCCCGATGAGCCAGAAGATCCTGAGGATCCTGATGTAC